AGGTTGCATGGTATAACACTACCCTTTCTTTCTATGGTCTGTTGTATTTTTTATGGCAGGATTTTTTTTATTTTTTATTTTTTAGGGGAATTTTTTTTATTTTTTTTTTACGGTAGGATTTTTTATATGGTCTTTGGTGTATATACCTATTACATCAGAATTTTTATAAACTACTTAAATTTTTACTAGGTAGTTTTTTATTTTTATGTAGGGGAATTTTTTTAACGCCGCAAAATATTATTTTTTTGTAACTGTTAAACCTACTTCTAAAAGGATGTTCCCTATCGGTCACGTTTATCTCCCTTTCTGAAGGATGAGCAGCAGTATACCAAGTGTAAAAAAATCGTCCCATAAATACCTCAAACCCTGATTCTAGCGTTACTATTTTGTTAGGTATGTTTGAGGATATTTTTGACTTTAGTTAGGTGATTTTCTGCCATAGGTAAGGGTATTTTTTGACTTTAGTTAGGTAGCTATACCTTGCAAAATACCTAAGTAAATATGTTACAATATAGATATATTTATGAGAGGTATTTTATGAAATCAGCAGATCCAGATGTGGTAGCCAAAGTTAATAGTAGTTTAGACAAAACACCAATTGATACAGTAGCTATTCTTGACCAAGTAGAGGTTGATAATGATCGGTTTATTGTATCTACTATTCTTGACTCTTATATTAGTTTAAGTGATAACTTTAAATCTACTTTGGTTGCTCTTGAACGTAATGAGCAAGCTATGGCAGAAAATAATAGACTAATGGCAGAACTCAAGCATGAATTACAAGTCTATAAAATAGCACATAAGCAGGGTGAACAATCTATTCGTAAGCTACAAAGTATTGAAAACTATAGGATTAATCAAACTACGTTGGCTAAATTCTTTTTGGATCATAAAGATTTAGTAGTTGATTATTCTTTAGGTGAAGACAATATGGTGTACTATAAAGATGAATTACTTACTGCTGAAACCAATACGCTACTGTATTTATCACTAGATTTAGAGCAGTTTTTTGGTACAAGGAATATCCCTCTTTCTACGCTGATGAATGGTTTAAAACGCTATCTCGTAGCTAAAGAAAAACATTCAAATCAGTATCAACAAAAACTACAAGATATTGTTGAAGATTATTTCAAGAAGGGTAAAGGTAGACCTAAGATCCGTATCCCTCTTAAATACCTGCGAGAAGCTTGTGCAGAAATTCCCGAACTGACTCTACCTGTAATTAAAGCGCTTATGTATGACATGGGTTATCCTACCCAAACTGACAAAAACGGTATTGTTTATTTCTACAAGGTAGATTAATATGACACAATCTATAAAAGCAGTCTATTTTCTTCATAATAGTAGTGGTAAATTACTTTACATCGGTAAAACTAACAATCTACTAAGTCGTATTAGGTATCACATAGAAGATAAGCTTGAAGGGACTGAATGGAAGGTAGATATTGATCGTGGCAATATTCAATATATAGAATTAGAGTCTGAGTTAGATGTAGAGATTTACGAGACTTACTACATCAGTTTGTTTAAACCTCCTTACAATAACTCTAAACTGTATTGTACTAAGAACTCACAACTTGTACTACCTGATATCCTTCAATACAAGAAGACATTACCATTTTTTAATTGTAGATCGGCTTTGAGGCAGGTTGTTAAAGATAAAGGTGGATCAACTGTTTTTAAAGATGTTGTAGAGTTATATGATGCAGGTGATATAACAGTAGATCAGTTACAAGTATACGCCCCTGATATCCGTGATGCTTACAATCTGCTAGGTGTCAAGAAAATGAAAGCATTAGGTCTTAATCCTACTAGAATCAAACAAGCATTAGCAGATGCAAGACCAGAGATTCAACAAGATCTACAACAAGCTGTATATGTAGAATTTCAACTTAATTCTTTTTATACATTAAAAGATATTAAAAACAAGCTACAGGGTATATATGACTCTCTAGGTATGTTTAAGAAAGCTAAAGCTACTGACCTTAACCAATGGTTTACTACAACAAATAAGAATGTTAAGAACACCAATGGTTTGTATATAACTACCTAACTTCTCTTCTATGGTCATGGACGTACCCTACAAGGTACTTTTTTTCTTTGCAGATACAGAAATGTATCCTATGATACCAAACAACAACCATATACGATATTTGACTGAAATTCATCTAGATATCAGGTTATTTAATGAACTTATAATAAGATTTATGTCTTTTTGTAACAAATCAGGATGTAACCATTGCTATATATAGCTTATAGGGTTAATATAGTACGGCACAAATAGATCGATAGGTTATTAGTTATGTCAGAGTTATTAAAAGAGATTAAGGCAGTAATTGGTTCAGGTTGGGCTACAGTTGAAGAGGTTTGCACTGCATTATCTAGTGATCGGGAATTAGAAATCTACATAGCTCTTACTGATACTGAGGAGTTTGAACGTGTGAACAATCATTACCGAGTATTACATCTAGACTTGCAGAACTATCTATAACACTGCACAGGTGACAAGTAACTCCCTTGTTAGTTGACTGCACTAAAGTAGTCAAAAGTTGTACAATTCTTTTACAGGAGAAAAAAAATGACACATACAACAGAAGACCAAATGATTGAAGACCAGTTTGATGCAGATTGGTACTTATTACAAGACGAAGAGGAGTATATTGACACCGCAGTTTACGACTGGCACGCAGATATCCCTCCAGTCATCAAAGAAGCAGCACAAGCTATTTGTGTGGAGTACGAGGGGTTGCTACTAACCTCTATCGCCCATGTAGAAAATACAGCTATATACATAGCTTGGTATGAAGATCCAACACTTGACCCCGAAGACGATGGTGCAGTTTTGTTTCGTGAATTTACTTTTGTTGACGGTAAAGCAGTTGACACTTATAAATAACACACCAACATAGAAGAGAAGCTAACAACTCTCTTCTATGGTCTGCTGTCGGGTTACTAACCCCTGATGAGCTACTCTAGTAGCGAAACAGCAACAAATATACATAAGGATAAAATAATGAGTTTAATGGTTTACACAAAAGGCGCAGCATTGGTTCTGCGCTACAGCAACGCACAACCTCCACTCTATGTGGAACTAGCACCACTGCTGGTGCAATTCCTTCACTTTATAACTCCTTGGGAGTGTATAGAGGAAATATAACACTGTGCAGGTGACAAGTAACTCCCTTGTTAGTTGGTAGCTAAATAACCAGTACACTTCTTTTTTATACACAGGACAAAAACTGCTATGCTTACCAATTCTTACAACAACGACAAATACGGCGCTAACACTACCAGCATCTTTGTACCAGTCCAATACAAGCCACAAGTTGAAGCAGTCATTGAGTACCAGAACACCAAACAGGGAGACAACGGTGAGTTCATTGCAGCTATTGAATGCACCTTTTCATTCTGCAATGAAGATTGGATGCCAGAAGAAGCTAAACAGCCTGATATACTGCTTGTAACAACACAATGGGGTGTATTCAAGCGTGTATTACAAGAACAAACTGACCCTGCATTATTGCTTGCGTTCTTCATGGATCTCGAACTCCCGCAGGTCAATGATGATGCTTATATCCGCAGCGCTGTGCAACAACAGGAGTTAGGTAACGTTTGGTACTGCAATGATTGGTTGCTACCTGTGCCAATTGAAGTACACTGGGCTGCTGACACTTTTGCAGATGAGAATGAGGCTGATCTTCTATTTATCAAACCTGTTGGTGATTTATACTCCGCTTGCTATGACAACAAAGAGACCGTCTATTTTGGACTACAAACCAAGACTGTTGTAACGCAGTTATCTGCCGCAAATATTGACGATTGATTTTTCCTTACAACAGGTTATTTATATGTAGCCTGTTGTGAGGAGTAACCAATTTCTACACTCCAAGGACAAAACACAATGCTTTATATCTTACAGACATCTGCATTAGCAGAAATGTGGTTTTATCTTGAAGCAGTCAAACACGATACAAAACGTGGTCTGCTGTTGATGACACCTTTCGTTTGCCAAACTCTTGATTATTTCTGGCGTGAGTTTACTTTTGCAGTTGCTATTCGTATTTAAGTTTATCTAGATGATCTGATCATAAAACTTTCTTTCTATCATGCAAAACACAGTAGCTTATCTCACCTACTTTCGCTTTATGGGTTTTTGGTATTTAATTTGGGTAGCACCAGATGGTACAGAACAACTCAAAGCAGTATTTACAGATTACAACAAACTCGTAGACTACGCACTAGGTTAATACAATGTCTGAACTATTTCTTTCTACGGTCAAGCAAATTTCAACTCTCACTTATGCAGATTATTATCAAGCATTGTACTGGTACTGCTCTGAAAACCACGCAGGTCAGAACGACCTCTTGTACACTATTCTGTCGCGGTTGCAGTACAAACCATCGTTGACAGAAAAAAGTGCGGATTGTTTGGTAACTATTAACTCTGACTATCATGCACGTTGCATTTATATGGCGTTGCAGTTGCAAGCATCAGTACAGGAGCATCTAGCTTATGTGCATCCGTTGCCTGCTCGTACAGATATCTATTGTGTGGAATTTTCTCGTAACACCGATAGAGCTTATCGTGTTTATCATATTGACTGTGACTACTTGATTATCCACGATCTCACACAACAAGACAACTAACTACAACATAGAAGAGAAACACAACACACTTCTCTTCTATGGTCACTGTCATGGTGTACTGCACCATCTGATGAGGGTCTTTTAATCATCCAACCCGAAACAGTGTTCATATTCTACAAGGATAAAAACAAATGCAAGTTAATTTCACAACCGTACAAGTAGCTGCTTGCCATAAAGATACTGGGGCTACAGCTAGTTATTCACCTTTCTCTATCGCTTCTTGTATTGCAGCTTCTTTGAAGGCTAATTTCCCAGATAGGTTTACACCAGAGCAAGTAGACGAATATTTTCTTGCATATTACAGTGATTTAGAAATTCTGGTTTCAGAAGTCATTCGTGTTGATGCTGGTAGTAAAGCATCTGGTTGTCACGATAGGTTCAACCAAGTTGTAGTCATGTTCTCGGTATACCCTAGTTTTGTTTACCAGACAGAAGATCAATTCTACAATACGTTAGAAGCAATTCTCAACTACTTTCGTTTCTCACGCATCGAGTCTGGTTTTGTTTTGACAAAACTTTGGTAATCTACACTTCTCTTCTATGTGGTAGGGTTGTAAGCCCTACCTTTTTTGTTCTTTATTAACTACACATATGCACATTCTAATCACAGTAAAAAACAATTCAATGGCAGCCAAAGCTATCGAACAAGCAGTCATAGATCTTGAAGATGAGTATGGCAGTTTTGATACTTGTCAAAGAGTAGCTTCAGTTGATGGTGATTTGATTGTTTACATTTTATACTCTTCTAGTGCTTTACTCTACCAAGAAGATATACAACGCATTGTTGGTTCTGCTGTCAACGTTCTAGTAGTTGGAGACTAATGCTATACATTCTGAACAATATAGAGTAGACATCACACATGATTTTTATCTGATAACTTAATGAATTTTGCAAGGGTTTACTTTTGTAAACATTTATTAAGTTATTGGTTATAAAGCACTATAAAACAGTAAAATAGAATAAATTCATTTTTATTTCAGGGCAAAGACGCTATGCTATCAGTGCAGAATAAAATTCATCTACTACCATACAATAAAGTAGTTGATCACTTTCAAAACTCCAAGTTCGTGATGTGGCAGGAATACGCGCAGGTCATGTATCAAGCATGGCTGGCAGGTCGTAATCTTGTCGTGTATGGTAAGGGAGGTTTCGGTAAATCCGAAATGACCTACCACTTTCTCGAACTGTTGGCGCAGACTATACCTGATTACAGCAGTGACCTTCTTGACTGTGGAGGAGCTGACTCCACGAAAATCTGGGCAGGGATACGCGGCGACCAACTACCTAATTTCATCTACAATGTTGAATCATCGTGGTTGGCAAGCCGCTATGTGGTGTTTGAAGAACTCTTTGACGCACAGTTGTCTGCGTTAGTCGAAATGAAGCAGACTCTTACATCAGGTGAATTTCGCACACCACTACAAACTTACACCTCGAAGTGTGAGTGGTTGATCTGCTTAACGAACAAAAGTAAAGCAGAGGTTCTTGATTCTGTCAGTGAAGAATCTCGCAATACGGTAGACGCTCTTTTGCAGCGCTTTCCGTTAGCTTATCAACTCCAATGGTCGGCAGCACAACTCCGCGATACAGGCTGCTGGCAAGATTTATTAGAGAAAGTCAAGCCGCATCTTGACTACCAAGTATCCGCGTTGTATGCTTCTGCTTTGCAACAAGCACACGCAAAATACAAGAGCAACCACGATTATATGTCACCCCGTTCTGCTTTGCACTTGTTATCCACAACAGAAGCATGGGCAGCAAGTACAGGACAACAACTTACACTACAACACTTTCTTGACACACAATGGGCGTATCCTGAGCCTATGCAGATGTACTTCCGTGATGCAGAAACATGGTGGATAGACCCAGAACCACCTACACCTGAACCAGAAATTATTGCAGAAGATCTAGACATCTGTGAGATGATTGAAAGTCTTGCAGAACTAAATATCGGGGATATTTCCCTGCCACATATGCAGAAGCTTGATATGAAAGTGAAAAACCTCTGCTATGCTTTTGAAGACACTGACCCTGAGTCTGTAGAACGTTTACAGTCAATGTTTGGTAAGCGTCTGTATCAGTGGCAGATTTTCACTGACACTACTTTTGTGGAGGCATGAGAACATGACACACAGAATTGCCAACCCTACACAGTTAGAAATCCCCTCGGAATATGACCTCCGTTGCAAATCCACTGGTGGGTTACACTTTGACTACACTATCGTGCAAGATTTATATCACCTACTTATTGGTAAGTCGAAGTACCATGATTTTTCTTCTACGGTCTATCGTGAGCATGTGGCACACGTTTTGGCAAACACAGGTAGTTGGTCGTTCAAGTATGATCCTGTAGGTGTTACAGACAAACAGATTGCTTATGATGCCACCGTCAAGGAATTTGTGTTGCACTGCATCAAGTCTGGATGGGTGCAGTCTCATACCATAGAAGATGACATTCTGAAAATAAACGAAGCTTTTGCAGCTGGCGGTTTACCATCAACCAGCAAAAAAGATAGAGTAGAGTCACCTGACAATCACTGTGTACCTTGTTTTGGTCGTAGCAAAGACAAAGCAGAAGCATCAGAAGGTTCTGGGTTTCTGTCTACTATGCTCGGAACAGAAGAACAGATTGATGACATCCGTCTGCATAGCAGTAAAATCCGCAAGGCTTTAGGACAAGTAGCTGACATTGCGTTGGTTCTCAAAGAAAAACTCGCCTACAATAAAGGCAAAAACAAAGATACAACAGAACGCACCGACTTCGCTCAACAAAGATCCAATAGGTCACTACAAGAAGCTCGGTTTATGGCTCGGTCGGAGTATGTGTATGACACCAATACTAGACTAGCACGTTTAGTAGCTAATCAATCACAGGTTCTTGTACCACAAAAGAAAGCTCGTAGGAAGTTCGCTCGTTTCTTGTTGTTAGATTGTTCTTCTTCTATGCAAGGTCAACGTGACAAGACTGCTGCTGCTGTGTTGCTTGACAGCATACAATCAGTAGTCCAGCATGGTGACACTCTGCATCTGGCAATGTTTGGTAATGACTTCTTCTACAAGGGTCAAGTCACAAAGGACAATGCACAGGACATCATGCTGCATGTCTGCAACACAAACAACTACTTTCAAGGTACATCTTACGGACAAGTAGTTTGTACAGCTTGGGATATCTTGCAGCAAGAACCAGATTTGCATAGGTCAGAGATTGTTCTGCTATCTGACGGTGAAATCCGTAATTTTCAACAATTACCTCCTGACGCTACTTGCAAGGTACACTTTGTCGATTTGTCAGGTGATTGGCGCGTCCAGCCTGATGTTGCTACTTGTGTACAAAAATCGGGAGGTACAATAACACGATTGTAGCTACCGTGCTTTGCACACCACCTGACGAGGCTACCTCAACAGTGGTAGCCGAAACCCTTGTGTACTGCACAAGCGGTCGTGGGAAACTGTTACCTACCCACTTTTCTTCTATGGTCACTATCTACCCTGATCCTTGGTTTGAGACGGATTTAGCAGAACTTGCTCATGTATGGCATGAGCAATATGGTCATACTATAGTAGGTATGGTTGTCACAGACTACACTGTATCTTTTAAGACTACCGAGATCAAATCCAGAGGTTGGTATGCAGATGACCTCTGTATTCCTTCAAACATGATCTATATTTACTTATAGATCGCACTGTATAGCGGTTATATCGCGTTATAAGACAGGAAAATGTCTTAGAGCTATCTTTTATCATTTAGATCGTATTGTGTCTTATAACGTGTTTTAAAGCCCATACAGTGCATTTCTTTCTTTTTTCAGGTTTAATTGTTACGAATTATTACGTCTATATTAACAGCTAGACAATATAAGCATAAACTAACAGCACATTAAATTTTTAGGTTATTTTCCATGCAAGACCAGTCATATCAAGGCTACACAAACTACGAAACTTTTTTAGTAGTTTTGGAGATCGGGAACAATCAACGACACCTTTCTACTACAAGAAGTCATGATAACCAAGATGACTTTCAAGAATGGGTAGAATCTGTTGTACTTCCCATTGACAATACCAATCCAATGCAAACTGACCTTATCAACGCTGCATTGTCCAGAGTTAACTGGCAAGAAGCTTTTGAACATTTGAAAAAAGTAGATTAACTTTGCTGACTCCACGCAAATAAAACAAAAGGAGTCGTCCCTGTACCTAGCAGGGCGTGGTGGTACACTAATCCACCGTAGAAAAACAAACACATTAGGACAAAAACAATGACTACAACTGTAACATTTGACATCACAGCTAACCAGAATCACCCAGAAATTGAGGCAGCACTAGCAATTATGCTACGCAACGACCCTGATAATGCTTCTCAACGTAACAATATTGGGTTTGATGGTGCATCTACTGTATTTGGTACATCTATTGCCCGACAAGCAGCAAAACAGCGACTGTCTGATCTACAGACACAAAAGATTCTTAAAATTCTGTGGCGGCATAATAACCGTCAACTTGCACCTGCTGGTATAAAACTACCAACAACAGGGGAGTTAGATATCTGGTTACGAGAACGTGAACGACTCTACCCTTATCAACCTGTTGTAACAAAGCTACCACCTGCTACTTTATCTTCTATGGGTCGAGTTTTTCTCCAAGACAGTCTACTTACAGTCCAGATGCCGTCTAACTTCTACCCTTGGGTAAAAGCAATCAAGACTATACAAGTGCAAGGTCATACTGTAGCTAAGTACTTGGGAGAACCTACTAAATACTGGCAGTTGCCATTGGACTGGTTGGACGCTTTGCAACAAGTGCTACCTAGCACACATTTTGATTATGCCCCCGAAGTTTTGGCTTCTAAGGCAGAACAAGAGAAAAGAAGAAAATTGGCTGCACTTGAACTTGAGATCCGCAAGGAAGCACAACAGGCTAGGGTCAACAAATTGCTCAAAGTAGCACGACTAGATGAACCTCTGGCAAATGGTTGGTTGCTACATGATTACCAGAAAGAGTGTGTACGGTTTATTTTTGAGCATGAGAAAGTTCTTGTAGGTGACGATTTAGGGCTTGGTAAGACGATTCAGAGTCTCAAAGCTGCTGCTACTTATCAGCAAGTATTTGATTGTGATATCATCTGCATCGTACCAATTTCCACAATGTCTAATTGGTATCGAGAAGCAGAATATGTTGGTTGCAAAATACAAGTTGTTGGACAAACAGCAGGACGTATTCCTTTAGCTACAAGCATTAATCGTAAGTTTGTTCTAATCACTGATGAGTGTCATGCGTTTAAAAATTTTGGTAGTCAAAGGACTAAGAAGTGGTTGGCGTTGTGTGAATCACCACACTTGATCGCTAACATCGCAATGTCTGCTACTCCTATTAAAAACGGTGCGCCTTTGGATATTCTACCTATCCTCAAAGGGTTGAAACATCCTCTGGCAAACAATAAGAAAAAATTCTACGACCGATATGGTTCGTTGTCTCAAGGGCATTTAAAAGAGCTACACGACATTCTGACAAAAGAACAGCCTGTTATGATTCGTAGAAAGAAAAAAGATGTTCTTGTTTTACCACCTTTTACTAGAGAAGTAGTTGAAGGTGAGTTATCACCAGAAGCACAAAAAGAATACAACCGTGTATTTTTAGAACTTCAAGCAGAATACAATCAACGTGTAGCTGATTCCGAGATTTCTAATGAAGGTTGGGAATTAGTATTACTCAACCATCTTAGACATGCAGGTTCTATTGCGAAAATCGAAACCTCGTTAGATATGGCACTCTCTATTCTACAAGGTGTTGATGGTGATTCTGGTGAGCAGGTTGTGTTGTTTACCACTTTCCGTGACACAGCAGAAAAATTAACAGAAGCTATACAAAATGCTGGTTTTTCTGTTGGTTTGTTGACAGGCTCTACACCTCAAAAACAACGTCAACCTATGTTTGATGCTTTTCAGAGCAAAAATTTAGATTGTATTGTAGCAATGGCACAAGCTGGAGGTGTTGGTATCAACTTGTTCTCTGCTTGTAAAGTTATCTTGGTTGATAGAGACTGGAATCTCAACGAGCAGCTAGAGGGCAGATGCCATAGACAAGGGCAGAAAAATCCTGTAACTTCCTACTGGATTTCTCACACAGATGTAGATAAATTTATTGACAACAAACTACTTGAAAAAGCGGAAACCTCTGATCTAATTGTTGAAGGTTACTCTGTAGGTCTTGAGGGTCTATCATGGGCAGAGGAAGCTAAAAACTTACTATCGCAGATTTTTAATGGTACTTATGAGTTGCCATCTGTAGATAAAGAGGATGATTTATACCTGCCTGACTACGATGAAGAGTTTTAGACTGAAATTAAACAGATATAAACCTGAAATAATCGGGTTTGGACATTGTTAACTTTTATGTCTTTTGCTTTCTTTTCTATGTTGATTATGCTTTACTGTTACTAATCAATAGAGGTTTTATATGGATACCCCAAATCTAAAATTTTTCCGAGTTGTTGTTGCTGACAATCGTAACTACACAGCAATTCGTATTGGAGATGATGATTTCGCTATTCAAGATTTAGATCCTACTGAAGCTTTTTTACTACAATTTTGGTTTGACCGCAATATCACAGATAGTAATGTTGTTTTAACAAAAAGTCATCTTGGTTGGTGGTTAGGTTTCAGAGATTCTAATAAAGAAGTTTATCTATTACAAGAAACTTTAGATGAACGTCTACAAGAATTGACTACAATTGAAGCTTCTTTTTTTGAACGTTTAGATTATATAAAACAACCTAAGTTTTGATATGAAAAAACTTATATGCTACAACAACAACGCAGCTATTTTACCTGACCACTATGGTAAAAATATATCTGCTATTCAGGAGTTGGTCACTGTTGCCAAGAAAGACTTTCCATTTCTACAAGATTCTCAAATCATTGTGCAAAGATATGGAGGTTCAAGATACAAAGATATAACAGGTATTGAGTTCCATGTACCTTATCCTTGTGTAATACCAGCAGATTATATTGAGTCAAAGTATCTACCAGAAATTTGATCTTTCCTTACGGTGTCTTGTTTTTACAGCAGGACATCGTGAGGAGTGACCAAAATACACAACACACTCCTATAACAAACAAATGGAACACATAAACTATGATTGACAACCGTTTCACACTTATACCAGATCCCCGACCTAACTATAAGCATTTGTTTCATCTACAGTTTACTGTTGTTGTGCCTAAAGACGGTAGCTGCTACAGTGATATAGAGTTAGGTAAGGAACAATACCCAGAGCTTGAATTTAGCTACACAGGTGTACATCAAGCAAAGTTCCCTGATGGTCAATATGCAACTGCATTTGTACAACAACCAAATGACGATATCTTGTTCTCTCTACCTCTCGAACTAGACACTATTATGTCTGCGGTTTGTGGATTCAAAAAAGCTGTACCATCAATCAGACTGAATATAGATCCTGCTTTGCTGATTGACATGACACCAGATGATTTTCATGAAGAGGTAGAAAATATGTACGCTCTTGTACATAAGATAAGCCTTCGGATTCGTGCAGTTAGCTGGCAATGGTTCGGTGTTTGTGATGATAATCCTACTTATACTGTGCAAGCTATAGATTATGATTTTATCTGATACCTCTTTTCTACGGCATATATTTTGTGTCTCCCTTGAGACTGTTATATTTCTGCTTGTTTGTGTTTTTCTTGTCATTTACTTCAGGGAGGCTGAACGTGGTCACAAGTAGTTATAAAGGTTGGGTAGGTCACTATGAATACTACCCTGAAACAGGTTTATACTACGGTCGGTTGTTAAATACTACTGACATTATTACTTTTCAAGGCTATGATCCTGACCAACTACAAGTTGATTTTGAAAACGCTGTTGATGATTATGTGGAGTTTAAAAATGCAAGTATCTAAGTATCACGTTCTACACGAAACAAAGTCTGCAAACGTTGTAGAGTTTGCTTTGGTAGTAAAACGTAGTGGTCGTGTGTTGTTGTGGTACACTGTCCCTCACAATCTAGCAGATCGAGGTCGTGCTACATTTCACAACCGTGTTTGCAAGTTCTATGCTGACCTTGCTGTTGCAAAAGCAGCACAACAAGCTGCTGCCATTGAACGACATAACCAGTCAGAACGAACAAAACAGAGAAGATTAGCTGCTCTAGAACGTGGTTTAGATGCAGTTCTGGCAGAAATTGAAAAACAACAACAAGCAGTTTATCAAAATATAGCTGCTCAGGCACAAACTGACTTTTTAGGGAAAATTAAACGAGTTTCTTTGCCTGTTTGATTTTGCACTATATATAGATGATCGAGCGCTTTACGATTGAATGTAAAGCGCTTTTTTATTGCTTGCTAGGCTGTTGTTTGCATATCTATATATAAGAGATCATTTTGAATTTACAAAGCGCTGAAAGCCCAAAAATCATTACTAAAATCCCTAAAATTTCTTGCAATCATAAGTAAAAATTACCAAACATTTCTAATTATTACAGTATTAACAAAATGCTTGCTATTCTCTAGTCATCAGTTTATATTAGTTACATCGAGAGAGGGCAAGCAAAGAGCAAAGCCCAACGGGTGAAAGGTAGCGGTAACGCGCCAACCCTCAATACCGACCTGTTAAAGAGTTACAGGTGGCTGTCATACAGCGAGTGGTAAGTAGTTCTTTCGGATCTCACGGTTGTAAATCACACAGCGTCTTCGCTTGTCACTGCTTACGACCTGTCAAAGCTAAAGTAGCTGCGAACTAAGAGATTGCTGTAACCTAACTACAGAATTGAGTTATCTGTAACCGTGCCAAAGTCGGTAACTTGCTACAACAACAGCAGGGATAGGGGTAGTCCAGCAAAACAAAAACAAGGTAATGACAACTTTAGTCGTTTTAGTAACTTTGTTTGTGTGTAGTCCTTTAATTATTCTAGTATTGGGACAGACAATTGAAGTGTTTAGCAATATAAATAAGGATGAGTAAACATGAAACCAAACATTATGTCAGCAGAGCTTACAGAGTGGGCTGAGTTAGCTTCTAACGTAAAATCACCTGTTGCCTCCAACCTTGCTTCTCTTTTACGTTCTATGGCTGATTTAACAGATGCTGAGCTTATATCTTTAGAACTACCTTTTGTGAAGCAAAAGGTTACAGTTTGGGATTCTACTAAACACGGTTTTGACGAAGCTTTGGATTTACCTCAAGGTAGTTATTGCGCTGATTTCGGTTTTCTTGTGGAACAATCTGTTTCACTTGGAGATTTAGATGAAACAATTACTGAACTTAAACAGAAAAACATTGCAATCACTGCAACTACACAAGCAGCTATTTTAGTGAAAGCTCAACAAAATGGTTTACTAGACAACTGGGCAAAACTTACTTTAAGTTGATAACAAAAGTAGACACACCAATGGCACTCGTATTTCCGAAGCTTTGTTACACAAACCACCGTTTATTTACTCACCTGATAAAACTTTAAACAAGCCTTATCAGGTTCACTCACTCACTTTCGCTCATTATTATAGCACACAAACCACTAGAAATAAATCTAAAATCAGTATAATTTCAGTGGTGATTACCGTACAAAACCATCTAAGGGCAGAACAAAAATATGGCAGTCACAAAACTTTCATTCAACGACAAGCAAAAACTCACAAAGCCTGTTGCTTTTCTTGTTAATTACCACGATCCTAATAACGCTAAAAGTGCAGGTTCACTACCTTTTCGCATTGAGTCAACCGTAGAAGAAAATGATGGTGAAACAATCCACACTTTGAACTTTGCAGTGCTAGTAGACACTAACTATACTGTTACACAACCTGATAAAATCAGTATCCGTTCACTAGACGGTAAGCGCACAGTAGAAGCTACAGCATCAAAAAAGATGTCTGACATAGGCTACAAGTTGATCGGGCAGTACAAAATCGTACACAACACTGAAGATGACACTTTCATTGTAGAAGACAGTTGGGAAACAACAGCAGAGTCAGCTATCAGAATTGGCAAGGATTATGTATTACCAACATCTATTACCTACAACTTGACACAGACTTTTAAGGATATAATCATCACTGACTACGCATCAGTGTTCAATGCTATTGTAGAACTCAACCAGCAACATTCGTTCCTGTCCAACCCTACTATCTCGCTTCTGTTGCATCTGATTGCAATCGGTGACTCTAACTACACACCTGTATTTTTGGAGTGGTTTGAGGAGCAGTTCCTCAACACCAAAGATGAGTATCGCCGCTTATTTGGTAACACTTATCTGTCGGAGTATAATAGACTCCGTAGTCAAGAAAAGAACTAGACCCCTGATTGTGCAGTTGTTACACTGCACTCTCAAGAGCTTAGTCACCTCTACATCAACACATTATTGTTTTTGTCCTGTTTTTCCGTGAAGGTTTGACCACCTTCACTTTTTATCCCCAAAGTGGAGATTACCAATGCCTACAATTGACTTCCCTAACGGTATCCAAGGTGCTAAGAAGCTTGTGCAGTTTCATTTAACAGATCATCCTGAAACTAAACAACAATTTTTTGATTTTTACAAACAGAATACTGGACAACCATTTTCAAGAGCTTCCAATGAAACAAGCTACCAACAATGGTTGTTATTTGTAGAACAAGAGCAAACACAGGAAGCAACAGTACAGACCGTAGAAGAAAAACCTGCTGTACCTATTATTGACTTCCCTGTTGACTCTGACAAAGGTTGTAAGAAACTTATTTTTGCTGCTTTGAAGGAATACCCAGAACTTGCAGATGAGTTCTTTGATTTCTACAAAGCTAACATGGGTTTCACTGTCAATGTGTCCAATGATACAGCAGCAAAACAACAATGGTTGTATTTCGTGGAGTCCAAAAAACCACAAGTAGAAATTGTCGATGAACCACAACCTTTATCTTCTACGGTTGAGGATGTCATTGTACCTCTCCAAGATGACAACACACTTGTGGAGCATAGGTTGGTGTTCAATGGTCAAGATGTACGTGACCAAAAGGTAAGACAAGCAGATCACATTGACCCCGAAGCCTATACAAATTGGCTCTCAGAACAACCTATTACAGAATGGTTGCAGTCTATTAACAAGGAGTTCGAGTTACAAAATCCTATTCCTCTTGACACACCACTTCTTATCAAAGTAGATTGGTTGCCAAAGGTTGTGTACAACCCTGCTGACCACCCAACACTCAACAACAAAAACGAACTACGGGTTTCCAAGAAAGAGACTTTGGTTATACGTGGCAGAGCAGCGTTAAATACCAATAGTCGTAAGTCATCCTCACCGTTGGAATACAACGCTACAGAAAAGCAAGAGGTTTTCAACCAAGAACTCTTTTATCTACCTTATGTCCCAGAACACACTGCGGCTAAGTACACAACAGAAGATGGTGTTGATATTGATGTAACTCGCATTGAAATGGTTCTTGCAGATAAACCTGTGGCAAACCATCTATGGTCATTCTGTTCAATTCAGTCCTACAACCCAACAACTGCAAAATATACTACACATTTTCTGTCAAGGACAGAGAAGCCACAACATGTAGAGAAGCAAGAGCCTAAGTACAAAGTACGCAATGGCTTTGAAGGTTTTCAAGCGCAGATGTTTAATGGTGGGTATAGCGACTCTTTTGTAGCACTAATCCACAAACTGCGACCTGATGGTTCGTTGTTAACACAGAACGGCAAATCTGTTGTACAAGAGACAGTTTGTAGGTTTCGTATTGCTGCGATTCAGCATACAAAGGACACAATGCAATCTACGGCAAGAGGTCTTTCACACGCTGACACTGGTTCACAGTACAACAACAGTGTAGATAAAACTAACCGTGTATGGATGGATATTCGCCTCAAAGATGGTAGCTGGTCGTCTGAGTCTATACTACTTGGCAAAGCTCATTTCTCTTCTATGGGTGCGGTTTACAAGTGTGAGGATTACGATTCTCGCGTAGACAACTATAAAACTGTCGTAAGACAAAAAGGCAAACATATACTACGCTTATTGGCTGATCCTCTTGACAAAACAAGAGAGATCCAAGCAGCTTGTCGTGCTTTTTCCGCTTGTGACTTGCGATACCAGAATGGTGTATTAGGGTCTGTAAATGGTCGTGGTGACTTCAATCCTATGTTCCGTAGAATTATTGACAGTTATACACCGATAGTAGAACTCCAAACAAACCCTGACTGTTTGCTGTTGCTTAAGGACTACAACGAGATTGTAACACGATGCCATAAGTGGTTACAGAAAAATCATGCAGAATGGTTGCAACTCGAAACACCAAAGACAAAAAAATCTGGTGTGAAGCAAAATCGTAATAAATACACGGTGGAAGACCACATCAAATTTATGGCGAAGCAGACTGTACGTTGCGGGTCGCCTGTTTTCTGTGACAGTAAAAATCTCCAACCTGTATCTTTACCTGTCATATATGAATATCTGAAAGGGATAGTCATAGGCTCTTTAGGTGACGCAACAAAACAAACTTGGTTGGAACTCCGCCATGTTTTACTACGTTTGTATACTCAGAAGCTTGTATCTGATGAGACATGGGAGTGTCTTACCCCTAACCAACAGAAAGATATGTTGAAACGTACTAATCCTACTTTTAAAGTAGAGGAAGTCCAAGATTTGTTCAACCCTGCTCGGTTAGGTCTTATGGTAGACAACCAACCACATCCTACTTGGTTTCGGTTATTAGAGTCTTTCTACAAGGCTTTTGACATTGAGATCAAATACACAGAAGCATAAATAATACACACAGCAGGGCTAACAACCCTGCTTTTTATTTGTACACTTAAATTAGAGGATTAACAAATTATGACTTATTATTGCACACGTGAAACTGGGCGTAAAGATTCTAATGGTAACAAAGAACAGTCTGGCGGTGAAGTAGATCAAACCACAGGTGAATGTACTGTATGTGGAGCTAAAAATTAAGATGTCTATACAACAAGCTATTGTTTTTTCAGTTGATTATGCTGTTATGATGTACACAAGTATGGTTTTGTTCTCTGGTAGAGCAAGATCAGAAGAAGGTATTCTATTACAAGCAGTGATGTTAGGTGTATCCAATATTGTCTTAGTATTGCATATTTTTACGGTTAAGTAGCTATGCAACAATTAATCACAACTATCAATTTCAACACTGGCTTATCGCTGGTGTTTTTTTGTGCTTTGTTTTTGTGTCATCTGCTACGCAACAATGAAGCACAGCAGCTTTTCTTTTCTATGGGGTTGTTGGGTATGTCTTTGTTTTATACTTTTGGGTCGTTAATAAGATGAAAAACATATACTATAATCCAGAACATTTTGGTTTACAGATCATAGATAACGTAGACGTAGCTGACTCCTATGAATTTGATATGCTGGTTGTTTTTAAAGACACTGAAACAAACAAACTTTACTATGCTACTGATTCAGGATGCTCTTGTCCTACACCTTTTGAAGACCATAGAAAAGAAGATTTGACAGAAATAACTAGAGAAAATCTGAAGCAGTTTGAGTCTTTATGTTTTAACCATAGACCATACAGTTATAATAGATCTCTAAAAGATCAGGTCTTATGGTACGATGACTCATTAGTTTTATTCAAAAAGGTGTTTGATTTATTATGATCTACAAACTAATGTCTGTTGATGATTTGCGATTATTGAAAGAAAAAGCAGATTGTATTACTGTCAAATTCCCAAAATCTGACAAACTTTTTGTGTATGAAGGTGATAATCTACATCAATATGGTTATAACAAATTACCTTTGTACCAGAAAGATACTGGACATCTAGTGGAAACAACAGTAAAAGAATTACTTGTAGAGATGACCTACGAAACATACCAACTGCGGCAATTACAAAATGATGCTGACTATGAACTAGCACTTGCCGTGTTTGAACAGTATTTTGACTCACCTATAGATTCAGAGGAAGGTAGATTTGCTTACTTATTGTCGCTTATCATTGCTGACTACGAGGCTGAACATTACCCTACAGCCGTTTCTTCTACGGTTGACTTTATTGATCATTTGCTAGAAGAAAGAGGGCTAACTTGGGAGGATCTAAACGGCAGTAAACCAGATTTAATCTACTCTTCAGGAGAAGCACTAAGAGAATATGTAGAGAATGAGATTATTGATATACATGATTTACGTGTTTTATCGCACTTTTTTCGTTTGCCTGTACAAGCTTTTATTGTTGGAGGTTATGGTGCTTAGCATACAAATTGTAGAACTTGTGGTTTATGGTGATTTTGACATGCCTGTTACTGACTCTGTTTGGTACGGCTCACCTCTTCTAGAGAAACCAAATCTTTTAAAGTTTTATAAAAACGATGATGTAGAGGAAGCAAGAGAGTATCTTGTTGGTTTAGGTTATACTTGTGTGCCAACTTTTAAATTTGAGATCGGTGGTGGTTTATGAAAAATAGCTTAGGCGACCGTATGAAAACATACGAGAACGTAGAAAGAAAGTATTTAACTCGCAGGTTGCCGCTTGTAGTTCGTCTTGACATCAGAGCAGCTCACACATTAACCCGTAATATGCAGCGACCTTGGGACACTGATTTTATGGCAGCTATGGATCACACAGCATTAGTTTTAGCTGAAGAAGTACAAACCAGTGTTGTGCAATTTGTGCAGTCAGATGAAATCTCTTTGCTACTACACAATTACAAAAAGCTTAACTCTGAAGCTTGGTTTGACAACAATATCCAAAAGATTGTGTCGATCTCAGCAGCTATTGCATCTGTAGCTTTCTCTTCTTATTTAGGTGGTCAAGTTTATTTTGATTCTCGTGCTTTTGTTCTGCCTGAAGCTGAAGTCAATAACTATTTCTACCATAGGCAGCAAGATGCTACACGTAATGCTATCCAGATGTTAGGTCAAGCACATTTTTCTCACAATCAACTACAAAATAAATCTTGCGCTCAGATCCAAGAAATGTTGTGGCAAGAACACAAGATAAACTTCAACGACTTTGAACCTTATTATAAACGTGGTCGTTGTGTCATCAAAAGTGAAAACGGTTGGTTTGTAGATCGGCAGATACCGATTTTTTCACAAGACAAAAACTATATAGAGCAATGGTTAGCAACTGATGAGTAAATTAACTGTAGACTATCGTTCCGTACCACCATCTGATTATGGCTTTCAGGACTTCAAAATTAAAGAAGTTTGTGAAACTTATTTGGGCTATATAACTGAAGGTGTTGAAAACCCTTACCTCGTTACTGGTCAAGAGTTAGTATTGTACATGTTCCGTGCCTTACTGTATAAAGAGTATAAGCATCTTCAACCTTACGTTACTTTTCTGGTTGACGGGACTGAAGTGAAATTTGACACTAATATGCGCTCTAGTGGTATATATCCACCATCTGTTTATGATGACTGCTGTGATATATTGTTGGGGTGTGTATGAACGTAGAAATACAGATTTTATATATGCTGATCTTCTCTTCTATGGTTGGCATCTATACAGCTATGGCAAAACCTGATTCTTACCTATTTGATCCAGATATTATCATTATAGCTGGACTTGTTGTTTACATAGATGTAGTGTGGTTTTTACTAATATGCAATTTTACTTAGTTGGCGGTTTCGTTCGGTCATTATTTACTGGTGAACATACAAAAGACATTGACATTTGTGTGACAGGTACTACTTATGCTTCGCTGTTGGAGTTTTTACTTGACAACGGCGCACAAGTTATTCTACCTGCTCCCGAATATCACCATTTGTTTTTCTGCCAGTCAGCGTATCAAATGCCTGATGACAGTAACACTACTTCTTGGCAAATGGGTGTCATCAAAGCGAAGATTGCAGGTCAAGTAATTGACTTTGTACTGGCAAGACGCGAAGCTGATGCTGACTATACACAAGATAATGTAGTTCCTGTTACTGTTGTGAATACACCTGACGTTACTATTGAACAGGATCTGGCAAGGCGCGACAACACAATGAACGCTATGGCTATACCACTGGAGTCCTTAGAAGACTTGTGGTGGGTTGATTATCCTGTACGTTTCAGAAATCATTTTGGATCAGAAGACTACTGGAAATCTATAAATGCTATGACATCGGGTATTATCGATCCTTATCACGGTCGCATACACATAGAAGAGAAATTCATCCACACTGTAGGTCGTCCTATAGATCGTTTTAGCGCTGATCCTACACGTATCCTCCGAGCTTTGAAGTTTGCTTTGCGTTTGGACTTCCAGTTGTCAGCAGATATACAGGAAACATTGTGGGATTATCAAGATACTTTATGTGACTTATACGAACAGAAGATTAACCCTGATCGTAGTTGCAATGAACTTGTGCAGGTCTTCAAGCAAGCACCGAGTTGGCAAGTAATGCAAACTTTTGACCGTTACATACCACCTTCTCTTCTACGGTCTTTGTTTTGTGACACTAAAATCAACCTATATCCATCACTGAGGTCTGTCTAATGCCCTTTCTTTTCTACGGTATTTTATCTACTTTCGTTATAGGTTCTGTCCTTTTATACTTAATAATAGGTTATACGGTGCGATACTAATATGTCCGACACAGATCGATGCTTGGCAAAAATGCTTGCCCTTGCAAGACAACAGCCACAACTACCTTTGTTCCACAACACACATTTACCAACATTTCGTAAACAAAAATCACATAAAAGCTAATAACAAATACAGACGAGGTATTGGTTTTGGCACGTACAAAAAACAAACACCAACTACTGCGAACAACGCAAATACACATACGGTCTTGTCTCCAGAAGACAACGTACAATAGTCGGTACACAGCAGAACAAGAGGGTGCAAGATTTGGTTTAACAGCTTACAAATGTCCTAACTGTTCTGCTTTTCATTTGACATCTAAACCTAAACCTATACACCAAGAGCCTTATTGTATGCTTAAAAGATTAACACAACTTACTATTGTTGGTTTTCTACTCTGTAATTTACCAATGCCTGTGGAAGCAAGATCGTCAAGCTCAAGTTCTAGTGGTAAATCTTCAAGTTCGAGTTCATCTTTCAAATCTGCACCATCATCGTCATCGAAGTCATCTACAAGTTACTCGCGATCTAGCTCATCATCAAGCCAGACAAAGCCAGCAACAAGTAGTTCATCCAGCAACTCATCTTCTACGTTCGGGTCGTCATACAATTCATCGTACAGTAGTCGCCCTATAGAAAGACCTGTAACAGCGACAACAAAAACAAAACCATCGACACCAACAACATATCTGCCAGAATACAGGCTACCTAATACAAGCGGTGGTCGTACAGAAACTCGGTATGTCACAATTTTCTCAGATGGTGGTAATCGTACTGTACCTGTTGTAGTGCCTTTTGGCTATACAGCACCTATTGTATTACCTAATACTTACTACCCTACAAACACAGTAGTTGCTGAGAACTCTGTTGTGGGTAATATACTCGGTGTTTTCTTTTTGTGCTTTTTCAGTTTAATTATGTTTATCATCATAAGGAGCATATTCTTCTAATGCAGACAACTACATCTTTGACACTTGACCCTCAGTATATAGGCACTCCATTTGCTCGTAAAAGACAATTTGCTGTAACTGGTCGTGGTTATCGTAATGGTTCAGACTTTGAACCTACCTCAATTCTGGTAGTGGACATAGAAGAGGAATCGTTAAGACCTCTGACTTACCCTCAAATCCAGTCTATAGCGGAGAATAGCCTACGCAACGACCTACAACAACACTTTGGTAGTTATCTGTTTTCAGTAGAGCTTTTTCATTTATCACCTTTACCACCTGTAATCGAAGCTACGGTTTTCGTGTCGGCGTATGCGTATACTGATTACCATAGATTACGGATTGCCAAGACCTTCCCTGTTCGTATCACAACATGGGCAGAAACTATGGACTCTGTACTGGATGCTGTAGAAGAGGAAGCTAAGCGGGATTTATCACAGTTTGGGTCGTTGTCTGGCTACGGTGTGGATTGGTTAACATTCACTATGTTAGGGGGTTAATATGGAAACCTCTTTTAGTACGATGCAACTCCAAGCTGCTATTTGTTTCTGCAAAGAAAAAGTAAAAGAGACTAAATCTAGAGTAGAAGCTTATCTTGTTGATACCAATAAACCGTTAGATGAACGTTGGGCTTTGTACCAAGCACTACCTTCTTTTCTACGGAATCATGAATGGGTTACACAGGATTTTCTTGTGCGATCTGATGGCACTTTTGAGGAGATTTATAAGTTTCAAGATTTTAATCGTTATGAAGTTGTTGATGTGTACTCTTTCCTTGAAGATTACGCAGATGAAATTGCAGAATACAACGATGAAAATGAGAATTGTATCTCCATAATAGCTACAAAAGAGCGCATCCTCAGTAAAAATTTAGGTTCTTTCGAGAACGATTGGTAAACAATAATGACATTCTCCTATCTTCGCGCCTACGCTAACACTAAAAAGAACGGTTTACTAAGTTCTTATATTGTATCTGGTAGTGTTTATACTGCTTTAGCATCTACCTTGTTCTTACCTGCAACACCACTTCTCCTGACGCTACAACTCTTCCTTGTGTATTTGCAACTTGTCTGGTCTTTGATTCTGTTTATTGCAGGTTCTATCTCTGAGCCTGTGTTAAAAGAGGGTATAAGACTTAAAAAATATAATGCGTTGATTGATTTTGTGCAGGTCTATAATTTTCGTGAGAAGTATAAAACAATCTCTGACCTCTACACGTTTATCGGTGTATGTTTAGTCGTTGCTAATATGCTTGTCTTAGGATGGATTTGGCAACCTATTGCATTTCTGTTGTTTACAGGTATTGGATCTGTAAATACTTATAATACTATTCATCGTCTACCAGAAATTGTATGTAAGTTTGATCTTAAAGAAGAGGACTTTGTATAATGATACTTGATGATAACCAGAGACCAGAGGAACCTTCTTTTCTACGTGGTTCTGGTACTGAACTTATAGCTGGAGCTACATTTAGACAAGCTCGTGATCATATGTTGTTATGTGAGTATGTTGATTCTTTAACTGCAACACAAATCGCAGAGCTAAAACAGATTACAAAACAGTTATCAGCTTTGTATGGTAATATGCAGATTGTTGTAACAAAGATGGCTAAGCAAGAGTTTTCAGGTTTTCCTACAAATATTGATGGAGTTTAATATGCGTGTTAATGGTCTTTTAGTTATTTGTGTGATTGTAATTGCACTGCCTTTTCACATCTATGGTAAAATGCAAGAGCAACATATAGCTACGCAGAATCTTGCTTTGTTCGCACAACAGAACGAGATCACCGCAGTTAACTGTAGCCAGTGGGATACAGATGGTGACTCCTATGTGTCTTGTACTGCTAGAGATGCAAGCAAACAATTATTGCAGTTAGAATGTTCTGGCTCTTTGTGGTCACAGAACTCAGCATCGTGCCGTGTACCTAAACTTAACCTACGGAGAAGTGGTCTCAATGATTAAAATCGGTGTTTGTATTGTACTGGGTATTATTTTAGCGGTGAACCTAACAGGTTATTTCACAATGAGTAGTTCTCTGTTGTATAATGCTGACTACCGAGAACTTGTGCAGATCAAACATTTGCTATGGATCGCCATCGTTGTATATATTGGAGGACAGATGAAATGAAGACAGTATTTCTTATCCTTTGCACTATGATGTTGCTTTCAGATATATACAACTTCTACAAAGGTGCTGTTGTAAATAAAATTGAAGAGGATTGGTATAAATAATGTCTTACCAAGCTATTATTACACCTGTACAAGCTATTCTCCCACACCCTAACGCAGATCGGTTAGAAATAGCTGTTGTTTGCAATACACATGTAGTTGTGGGTATTGGTAACTACAAACCAGACGACCTTGTTGTGTTTTTTGAAACTGATGGTTGTTTGTCAAAGGAATACTGTGAAGCCAATGGTTTATATGAGCGCTTTGAAGAAATTGATGGTGTGCGTCAGCGAATTGGTACTGGTTATCTCGACCCTAATGGTAGAATCAGAGCGTTGAATTTACGTTCCTACAAGTCTAATGGTTTAGTGATGCCTTTGTCTTCTCTTGATTTTCTAGAATTTGATCGTTCTGTTCTGCAAGCTGGTTATGGTTTCACAGAGATCGGTGGTGTGGAAATCTGTAAGAAGTATGAAACACCAGCTACAAGATTAGCAAAAACCACAAACAAAAAAGACAAACCTCGGTTGAAAGCTAAGATTCAATTCCCTGAACATGTAGAAACAGAAAATTTCCGCAGGAACATACACAAAATACCTGTTGGCGCTACTGTTACTATTACTGAGAAGCAGCACGGAACATCGGGTCGGGTTAGTTTAGCTTACACAGAACAAGAAGTCTACAACCCCTTTATTTCTACGGTCTTTCGTTATCTAAATGTAAACACACCTTGGCGACCAGTCAATAAAATGTGGAATTGGTTTAGACAAACCATAGAAGAGAAAACAAAGCATACCATCAAGGGTTATATACCTCAAAATGGTACTCGCCGTGTCATCTTGAAGAAAGCTAGTGGTAATACAGGCTACTATGGCTCTGATGACTTTCGTTGGGCTATTGCTGACCGTTTGCTACCGTTTTTGCGTAAAGGTGAGACACTGTATTATGAGATTGTAGGTTGGGTTGCTCCTGATAAGCATATAATGCCACCTCATAATACGGCAGTAACAGGTGACAAGAAGTTCATTAAGCAGTATGGTTCTGAAATCACTTACAACTACGGTGTCCCTAACGGTACAGCTAAAGCGTATGTGTACAGAATAGCTGTCACCAATGAGGATGGCTACCAATGGGATCTATCGTGGGATGCTGTCAAGGCAAGATGTGCTGAACTAGGTGTAGATCATGTACCTGAACTTCATGTCAGTCATAATTATCATCCAACTTTATCTAGTTTTGGTGCTAAAGATTTAATCAGTTATGTTGAATCTTTGTCTTTGCAATCCACATTTCCTAACCAATTCCCTGAAGGTGTAGTTGTACGTGTTGATCATGCAGGTAAGACTTGGTTCTTGAAAGAGAAAAACTGGTACTTTCTTGCTATGGAAGGGTTTATGAAAGATCGACCAGACTATGTTGACACAGAGGAGATTGAGTCGTGATTAACATAAAACTATCATCCCATAAATGGGAGTCTAACAAGAAAACCGACTACGCCAAATCTTTTGTCTTTGATGGTTACACACCAGAGATGCGAGAGAAGGTGAAGTCGTTTGATACACAAGATCCTAATATTTCTGTGTGGGCTGATGATGAAAATTTCTTTTTGTCATTCCAAAAACGTGAATACTTTCAAACTACTCAAGAAGCTATTACAAGACTTCAACAGATTGCAGTTATTGAAGCTAGGTTTGCTACATTTCTAGATTCGCTATAAATTTCGTTGACTCAACCATTAGATACGGTGGAAGGGTCGTGCTAGGCACAAAGTTCTCCAAGGTTTATTTATATGCAGCAAACGTATCTTGCTGCTTTTTTATTTCATAGGAAAAACTATGCTTTTTATTGAACAGACTGTTGACAGAGAAATGATTGCCGTAGAGGGTGAGCGTTTCGCTGGTAGAAAACAACCAATGACTTTCAACCAATTTGTGCGTGTTTTCCAGTCCAATTTTGCACAGATTACCGCAGCAGGTCGTCAGTTGTATGTTGTAGATATGGATCGACAATCTTTGTGGGACACTTATCTCGAATCTTTCCCTGCTGGTGCAGAACGTCAGTCGCACAACTGTAATGCTTGCCGTTCTTTTATCAAGAATTACGGTCACATTGTAGCTATTGATGTTGATTATAACTTGTGGTCTATTTGGGACTTCACGGTTGACGATCCTATGTGGCAGTCGGTTATCAACAACATGCGTGACCTTGTATATTGCTGTAAGATCCGTGATGTATTTATTCCCGAATCACAGAAACTAGGTTTAAGGTCTAATATTCAGCGTGTGCTAGACCCTACAACACAGAAGCTTGTAAACACAATCGAATGGGAACACTTGTATTTGGAAGTCCCTCGTTCTTATGTTACAGGACGTACACCACAGGACTACAGAGACCCTCGCAATGTGTTTAAACGTGCATTAGACGAGTTTGATACACAAACTGTGCAGACTGTGTTGGAACTTATTGACCAAGGTTTATACAAAGGTGTAGAGTACAAAGCAACACTAGAAACTTTCTTACAAGAACAGCAAACCTTTATTTCTACGGTTCTCACACCACAACAAGTAGAGAATTATTACTGGGTTGCTGCTCAAAGAGTTGGTGTCAGTGTTGCTAAAATCCGTAATTCTGCCATCGGTACTCTACTTATTGACATCAGCAAAGATGTTGACCTCGATATTGCAGTGCGTAAATACGAATCTGTTGTAGCTCCTCAAAACTACAAACGTACAACAGCTATGGTTTCTCAACGCCAAATCGCTGAAGCTGAAAAAACAGCCGTAGAAGAAGGGTTGGTTGACTCTCTTGCAAGACGATACGCAGTTCAGGAAGACATATCGGCTAATGATGTTCTGTGGTTGAATAGATCCCTAACATCTAACGTCAAGTCTGTTTTTGGTTTGTTGAAGCAAGATACACCTACCGATCCCAAAAAGTTGGCAAGGATTGCTGAAGTCACTATTGATGATTTCTTGAATAACATTCTACCGAAGTCTACATCTGTAGACATTTTGTTGGAAAACAAACACACCAATAATCTTTTCTCGTTGATCGCACCTACAAATCCTGATGCTAAACCACTAACACGTTGGGCTAATAACTTTAGCTGGTACTATACAGGAGATGTTACTGACTCTATTATCAAACGCAACGTAGAAAAAGCAGGTGGTTCGGTAACTGGTGTGTTGCGGTTCTCTATAATGTGGAACGAATCTGGCAATAACAATATAGACTTTGATGCTCATGCCGAGATTGAAGGTGGTAGTAGTGAACACATCTATTTCCGCACATATAGAGGTAGAGATGTAAGATATAGATCACCAGCTTCAGGTATCTTAGATGTAGATATTATCCATCCTGATGGTGAAATTGCTGTTGAAAACATTGTCTACCATGATCTTGCGAAAATGCCAGAAGGGATCTACCATTTTTACGTCAACAACTTTGAGTCACGAAATTCTAACGGTGGTTTTTCAGCAGAGATTGAATATGATGGCGTAATATATAAGTATCATTACAGTGCTGACCTTCGACCTGAACAAAATATCACTGTAGCAAAGTTTGTTTTTAACAAGACAACAGGTATTCAGTTTATTGAATCTCTAGAATCTAATAGCACAGTACAAAGCAAAGAAGTTTGGGGTTTAACCACAAATACTTGGCAACCTGTATCTGTAGCACTATTGTCACCGAACTACTGGCATAATGGTGATCAAAAAGGTAATAAGCACTTCTTCTTTGTGTTGGAAAAAGCACTAAACAATGATCCTGTTGTTCGTGGGTTTTACAATGAGTTTTTAGTTGAATCTTTGTACCCACATCGGAAGGTATTTGAAATCTTGGGTAGACGGTTGTTGGTTGAACCTTCTCAACAACAGCTATCAGGTTTAGGCTTCTCTTCTACATTGAGAAATGACTTCTTGGTTCGTGTTACAGGCGCAAGCCAACGTGTACTACGAGTCAAGGTATAGCGCTTTGCGGGGTTGTCGGTCATCCGTAAAACCGTCTTTCTTGTAAACACACAACAACAAACAACAAAATTATGTCTTTTATCCAAGCTTTAGCACAAAAGGTTCGTTTTTCTGGTTTAGGTAAAGGTGTTCTAACAACTGAAGATTTGTTTGATCTTCCTGTAGAGACATTGAACCAAGCTGCATTGGCAAGAGATGCACAAATTGCACAATCTGGTCAACAAGGTTATTTGCGTACTAAAACAGCCGCTAACACTACTTTGCAATTAGAACGTGATATCATTGTCAGTGTTTTGCAATATAAGCTCGATCAACAAGATGCAAGTCGCACTGCTGCTCAAGAATCTGCTGAAGAACGTGAGTTAAGAGAGTTGATTCATGCTAAACGTCAAGAAGCTAAAAAAGCTAAGTCTCTTGAAGAACTTGAAGCAGAATACAACGCTAAGTACGCTGGTAAGTAAATAATAAAGGGGGTTAACAGCCCCCTACCATAGAAGAAATGAAACTGACAGTATGTGTTAAGAATTGGCAATGGTATCTAGAGTATCACACTGGTATAAGACTTACTTTCTATGTGTCAATAATGATTAATAATTATCCTATATTGGTTGTTTGTAAGTTTGACGACCCACACTCTACTCTATATTGGAAACGGTATGTAGTACAGTTATTATTTCTTAAATGGGAGATCAATGTAAATGAACCTATTCTTCCTTGACCCTGATCCTGCCACAGCAGCATCTTTATATTGTGATGAGCATTTAGGTAAAATCCGCCTTGAAGCATCGCAGATGTTGTCAACAGCTTATCATTTGTCACCGCATGTGACCGTAGAAGAGAAAGATGGTCTGTGTTATGTCCAAAAGTACTTTATCTACAAAAAAGCTTTTGTAAACCATCCTACTTGTGTATGGGTTCGTCAGTCTCAAGATAATTTTATGTGGACTTTAACACACCTCAAAGCATTGCAAGCTATATGGGAAAAGAAAGGTAACAATGGTACTATGACAGGCTTAGTTATTACCAGTTTCAACAAAACCCATTCTCTTCTACGGTTGCCATCAGGTATGACAGATGTGCCTCTTGCTATGTATGAGGAAGTCAAAGCCAAGTACAAATCGAAAGAACCATTGGCTGTAGCTGTACAAGCTTATCGGGACTATATGTGTGCCAAGGTATTCAAAAACAACAAACGTCCTACTTGGACAATCAATCAACAACCTGAGTGGTATAGCTATGACAGTTAAAGAAATTCGTAACATTTTATGGTCTAATCCACACAGATTAAATGATGAACACGTTGAATATCTTCTAGAGTGTATTGACCATTTAGTAGAGCGTTGTGAAGAACTTGATATTGACAATAAAAAATTACGTGCAGATTCAATGCAACATTCGCAAGCTATGATGGGTAATATGCTAGGTTTACTTTTAAACAAACCAGAAATATTTGCAAAGGGGTAGTTATGCAACCAGTTCTTATAATCTTACGTGGTGTATCAGGTTCAGGAAAGTCAACATTTGCTGATTTTTTAGTATATATGTCTGGTTATGACTTAGGTTATGCAGCTAAGAAATTTGAAGCAGATCGGTGGTTTGTTGACAATGATGAACCTTGGAATCCACGTTACTTGCAGACAGCACATGAATGGTGTATGACAGAAGTTAAGAAGTCACTGCAAGATGGTTATATCACTATAGTCAGCAACACGACTACAACTAAAAAAGAGTTGGAGCCTTACATTAAGATTGCCACAGATTTAGGTGTACAATACTTTGTGTTGATTGCTGATGGTGACTTTGAGAATGTACATGATGTTCCTGAGAAAAAAGTAAGACAGCAAGCAGAACGTTTTTATTTTAACAACAGTGCAATGCAGGATAATAATTAAATGTTTGAAATATATTTTGACTTTGATGCTTCTTAAGCTGATTTTGTTTTATTGCGATTACTACTAAATGCAGACAACAGCTAGAACTATGTTATATAGTATACTTCCGATCCTGAGGGTGTAGTGCTGTCCCTATTATATTTTAATTTCTAGTTTGTTGTAATCAACAATTCTCCTATCTGGATTGTGTAAAAACAGTCTAGATAAGAGGGTTGGTTGTCCTATTAATATTGTATAGTTGGCAGTAGCTTCACACTATATAATGTAACGGACTGATTCTCTCTTTCTATGGTTGGACTTTAGAGATTAGATACGCCATAGATTGCACATAGTAAATCTCGAACCTATAACAACCAACACCCTGTTGTCAGGAGTTATATGGGAAAACCACTCTGAAGTAACAAAGTAGCTGGGGAACAAAGTAACTGCTTGCAGTGAAAGTAACAAGATAGTGAAAGTAACAAGTAAGAGATTGCCCAGTACTGTATTAACAAATTGTCAATAATTGTTGGTTGGTATAGCTCTCCTCACTGTGTAGTTGTTTAGACTACACAGTCAAGAGGGTTATACCTTCTCCTTGTGTGAAGCACTTTATAGATTAGATACTTTACACAAGCGCACAGAGTAAATCTAGATCTTGCAGATGCAAATACCCTGCCCTGATGAAGATGTCAGCAACGAAGTAACTGGGTAACAAGTAGGAGGATACAATGCTGTCAAAAGCTGTAAACAACTCTGAAGTAACAAGATAGTGAAAGAGGTTCGAGTACTGAGTAATCAGAAGTAATTGTTTGCATCTGTAATCCATATGCACAACAACAAACACAAAACTATGTCTTTCTTAAACAACCTCCTTTCTAAGTTCTCTACCTCTACTACACAAACTGCTCCTACCCCTATTGCAGTATCCACTGTAGTCCAAGCTGACAACAGTGCTGAAGTTCGATTTGGCTTCACCTCCGCTGGTCAGTTTCAATATGACCCCAACCAAACCTATGCTGATTTCGCAGCAGGTCAAGCGAAGATCGCTGGTATCACTCTTCAAGATAATTACACAGCGCAATACATAGTTGCGGGTAAAATCTTTGTGATTAACCCTACACTTACTTTCGCAGAACTGAGTGCTAAGTATGCGGTTACTCCTCAAACACCTGTAACCGTTGCAATCCCTGATCCTGAGCGTCCTGCTGGTCGCTTAGGTTAATCCTATAGGGGTGGGTTTTGAAAGCTCACCCCTCTTTTTCTATAGTCTTTAAGAGGAATTATGACAACCACAAAAACAACGGAAATCCACCAGCTAAATACTGGTCACTACATAGAAGAGAAAGTAACAGAACTCGGCTCTTACTTTGTGTACAGTGACTACACAACTGATGACAAAATTGATCCTGCTATTATGCAGTGTTTTGTTGGTAATCCACAACATAAGATTCCGCGCAGACTGTGGAACCAAATGGTCACGTTCTTTATGCATTATTTAGCACAGGGAACGGAAGTTGAATGTCGTTACTACAAACGTGATGGTGACTTCATTTGTGTTGTTGGTAGTCAAACAGTGACAGGTGCATCTGTTACTTATAACTATGCATTACCCTTATACGGACTTGATGGTCTACAGTATACACGGGAGTCATTAGTTGCTAATGGTTGGGTTTTGTATGCACATTTTCATCTACATCCTTTTGATATGCCATCTCCTAGTGGTGTTGATGATACCAACGAAATGAAGACTCCGTTGTTGTATGGTATTGTCTCTATACCTACAGGCAGACAAACAGATATGGACTACCGAATCCGTACTACAGTAGTTGCTAATAACGGCTACGCAAATTATCGTTATTTTCCACAAGCATGGGACTTCATTGACCTTCCTGTAGATTCGGAACTACAGACGTACACACATACCGCGTATGCACCTGTATGTGAAACTCAAGTAAAACGCTTTGTATATCAAGCACCTGTGTGGCAAAAAGGAAATACAACTACAAAATGGCTACAACCAGCGAAAAGTGGTGTTGTTTATACTAAGAGTCTAGCTGAAAAACTAAAGACTGCTTTGGAAAACATTATGTTAGCTAACCCTTCTGTGACTGTAGCTGATATCGAAAAAGAGCTACCAGCAGTATTGTCAGACCTTCTTACAGCAGACGTGCAATATGCGGATCTTTTTACTTACGACCGCTATAATAGTGTGGACGTTGCCGATCCTTTCTTCTACGGTAGTGGTTATTAGTTATGGCACAACAGTATGAAATACCATCGCATTGCCAGACTGCTGTAATATTTAAACACACTATAATGTTCGTGTTTGAACCCATTGTAGTACCATTTTATTATAGCTGCATTAAATCTGATGCCGAAGATTTTTTTCTCAAGTACTGTTTAGACTGCTCTTTGCGTGACAAAACCTGTCGTAGAGCAGGGGCAATCAATAACAGCTGTCTGTTAAGCAGAAAGGTGAAAAGCGAGGACGTAGTAGAGTCGTTGCAAATGCCAATCCCAAGACATTTTATGGTGTTATACAGTAATGGTAACAGACCTTTGTTTGGTTATGACACTGTTGACTGCCTTAAACCACTCAAACTTGGAAACATAGGTAATTATGGTGATTGGTGTAATGGAGATGTTGCTTATAACAATAAAAGTCCATCAAGTGTTTACAATGGCTACATGCAATCTATTCACAATCGAGACCTCACAAACCAAGATTCCACCACCTATCCACAATATCTGAAAGCTGTTGCACAGGATTTCACAAAAATACAAACAGGTTCTGAAATAGATCCCAAATATTGGGGTGATATGTTGAATGTAGTAGAAAAGCCTAGATCTATTATATGGTCGTCCTCCCCAGATACAGATTATTACCAAGAGGGAGCTAATTATTATGTTAAGATTCAATAAACCTGTGATTGCACTGGTAGGATGTGGTGGTACAGGTAGTTATTTTGCCGATAGTTTAGGGCGGATAGTAGGTCATTATGGTGAACTTAAAAGGTTGCAGTCACCATTAATTGTGTTGATAGATGCTGATACAGTCTCTCAATCTAACACAGTGCGCCAAAATTTCTGCTATAGAGATTTGGGTGAACAAAAAGGTGCTGTGCTACAACGTAAACTACAACAACATTATAATGTCGGTAACGTTGATTTTTGGGCTTCTTTCGCTAACAAGAGACTCTTAGAGAAACTGATGAAAAAAGTAGGTACACAAGACCTGATCATTATCTCATGCGTGGATAATATTAGAACACGTAATCGTATTATGAATATTTTAAAACCAGACCCAGATTCTTTCACAGATGCACGTCAAACAAACTGGCTATACCTAGATGCAGGAAACAATATTCTAGATGGATGGTCGTCTGCTATGGGTATCTACAATGGCACTGGATTTGGCGAAGATTTTCGTCAACACGATATTAACATGAGAAATGACAACGTAGATCAAGCTCCAGAATTAGGTGTAGATCAACGTGGATGTGGTGCTAGTACAAGTTCACCAGAGACATACTGGGGCAATATGCAGAACGCGATGTTACTAGCTCAGCAACTAAGGAATATCTGTTTGTATGGTAAAGGTTATGGTATCATAGGTTGGCAGATGCCTGATATCCAAGGTAATTCTTCTAATACAGATCACTACCAAACCCATGTGTTAGCACCTTTTCAACTACCATGATCTACACTTTAGACGAGGTTGTTTTCTTCGAGGTATTTGTCTCTGAAGTCAACAGCCTCTTCAAGTGTATAGAAAGACTGTATCAGCTTTCGTTTATAGAAAAATTTCCAACATTTACCGCCTATTCTGGCACTACTTATGGATATGTACCTGTAACCAGATGTGCAATCAGCACGGACTATAGATTTCTTGTATTTTTTAGCAATTATTTTCTTTTCTTCTGTAGGCAGATTATCAAACTCCTCCGTCCAGAATACAACCTCTGCTTGTTTCCTAGCTGTTAGTGCTTCCTCTTTAGTTTTAAAATAACCTAGATTACTCATTTTAAAATCTGTAACGGAGATATGTACACTCCATTTACCATCTGTAGGGTGGTACTTAACACCACAATCTTTAGCGGCAAACTTAGAACGTAGAACATTAACCTGTTTCTTCTTACGTTCTTCAGAATATTTGTAACCAGAAAAAGATTCAGCATTAGGAAGTATGTTGTACTCAGGTTTTAGAGTGTCTAAATAATACTGCTCTCTAGCTCTTAGTATTTTATAATCTTTCGTATCAACTTCTTCTAAAATTTTTAAAGAGAAAGACTCAATACCATGTTTGTTGAAACTTCTTTGCAATATCTGAGAATGATGTTTGTTATTTTTTAAAGCGTTGAAATGTTCTCGAAATCTTTTAGAAAAACTACCAGATGTACTTCCTATATACTGCTTACCACTATTAATATTTTCAATACAATAAACGCCAAACTTACAAAGATCTGAATCTTTCGGTGTTTTATAGCAGTCTTGCAAACTATACATAATTTTCTCACTAACTAATCTAACTAAAAATAAAAGGAACGTAGCCTAGTTAGTTGCTAATTTCAATAGTGGATCAGACTATTTAAGTTCCTCAATATTATTATAACACAAAAACATGGATAAAGTAGTCTGTTTTGTCTCGGATATACATAGTCAACATAGAAAGCTGCAAGATGCTTTAGACTGGATTAAAGGTGAATATCCACCAGAATCTACACAGCTAGTATTTTTAGCAGACTGCTGGGATTCACGGCTAGACGACCACGAAAAGAATTACCCACCTTATAGTGATCCTCTACAAACTTATCTTATTATCAAAAATTGTGTAGAACAACATGGTGATATTCTTTTACAATCTAATCATCAAGAAAAATTAATGCGCTGGCTTAAGCATCATCTGGTAGGTACAAGACCAAACCCAGTCAAGGTTAACTATGGGTTGGATTATACTATCTCGCAATTTATAAACACCCTGACCATAGAAGAAAAGAAGGAGATCCACAACTGGTTATCGGGATTACCCTATCATGTAGTTATCGAATCTTATGACTTACAGCATGATACCACAGTAAGTTTCTTGTGCAGTCATGCTTATTTCAACATAAAAACTAATCTTGAACAACCATCTAAACACCACAAACAAGAAGCTTTGTATGGTCTGTTAGATCGTGATAACAAAAGAGTAGATTGGTGGTCATCAGATGAACCCCTTTCTTTCTACGGTCTTCCTGCTGTACGTGTTGCAGGGCATTATCATATTCTAAGTTGTGGCAAACATCAGAGAGTTATAGACACAGGGTGCGGAAACACTGGTGGTTCATTGTGTGTTCATGTTCCTGCCTATGGTTTGTATCAGGAGTTCTAGCTATGAAAATTGCAGATCAACTTTTGACTGTTAGTTTTGGTTTGTATGTTTTGTTGGTGTATTATGGCTAAAGTTAGAGGTAAAAAAGCGAAAATAGAGCGTCTTGAACTCTTACTAAAAGAAAGTAGGGAAACAACAGAATTTTGGCGTTCAGAGTGTCTTAAACTTGAGAAACTATATGGTGCTTTAGAAGTAGAGTATAACGAATCTAGAGAATATATGGATATAGATTACGACAGAGAGTATTAACCTGCGGGGAAAGAAAACCCTTCAAACTCTCGTATCTAGTAAACCTACATAACAACAAAATGGCAGCAGGTAAAAGTCAGAACAAGCAAATTGGTAAAGTCAATAGATGGAAAGATGCTGTAGCTTACGATATCCGTGCTAAAGCAGCTAACTGGTTGCGTTTCCTTAAACGTGATACAGCTATCGTGACACCACAAGAAGCTCAACAGATCGAAGCAACTGGTTTTGTGCTACAGTATAAAGGCAAAATCTCTGGTGCGCGTAGTCGAGTCAAAGCAGTCGGAGTACAAGCTGTAGTCCAAGCAATCCGCATGAAGGAAGATGTGCAAAAAACTGTACATGCTATCCGCAACAATGACTGGGCTTCGGTTGTCAGATTGGTACAGCCTTTGGGACTACCTGTAGATTACACACCTCGCTCTCATAACCAAAAACAACAACAAAAGAAGGTACTTACCAATGTTTAACAAACAAAAAATCGCAGAACTTGAAACCGCCAAAGAACAACTACAACGCCAGTACAATCTTGTACATGGTTTGTTACTGCAACGACAAGACGAAGTTGTGGCTTTATTAAGAGAGATTACTTTGTTGAAGATTCGAGAACCAAAATCAAAACTACCTGTGCATTTCTTCTCTGATTTTGAAGAAAAAGTTGGAGAGATTGTAAATCACAGAACACACAACATTCTTGCATCTTCTATTCCAGAACAAATAGCTACTGATTTGATCGACTATTTAAAATATAAGTTAGACTCTGACTCTAACTCTGACTCTGACTCTGACTCTAACTCTGACTCTGAGGATGAGGATGAGGATGAGGATGAGGATGAGGATGAGGATGAGAACTACTGCGATACTGATTTCACAGATCCTAATGAAGACGAAGACTAAATAAACTACAAAGTGGGTGGCTAATAACTATCCACTTCTTTTCTATGGTTATGATTAAAAATTTTTTACTACGTCTGTTTGGTTTGTCTGACATAGTTGCAGAACAAGCTTTTGAGATAGATGCTTTGCAGATGCAGTTAGATCTATGTGAACGATTATTGGAAATACAACAAGATAAGTGGGAGGTTAACGATGTCTATTGATTCTAAACTTACCGAAATGTGTCGCTCTATCTTTGGTGATATAGTCAAAACAGCTACATACGAGACTGAAGATAATATCAAATACGAAACTCCTTTTGACATACAATTTAATTGTAGAGGTGATCTTGACTATTCTGGTAGGGAGTTTATTCTTGAGTTTACAAATGGAGTTAAAGTTAAATTCTGGAACTCTGAGTGGGCTTCTTTAAAGAGACTAACCAACAATGCAGATTCACAGTAAAATTAAAGATTATTACGATCCTGTACTATACCAAATATCATCACTCGACCATTTCGTAAGATATGAAGACCATAGAAAAAAAGTGGTGGTTGGTTCTTTACCAGAGGGTATAGCCAAATTACCTTTGTGCAACAAGCTACAGTATCTATTCTTCTGCGGTTCCGTCTATCCTTTTCTTATTGATGATAAACCTAAAAAAGTCATAAAATATGATTATGAAGGTAGAGCAATAGAGTATATGGACTCCGCACCTTCTTTTCTATGGTCTTTCGATGCTATTCATGCCTATTTCAAAAAGCATGATAGTTTTTACTTCGATTTCCGTGAAAGAGATATACAAACTGCATTTGACATACCTCCTGTGAAAGATGTGCAGTTAGCATCTGGTGTTTGTTACTTTGTGTTCAAGCTACACTATAGATATGGTTATTTCAACAAACTAGTAAAAACTGATATCGCTGGTGATTTGGTGCTGTATCCTTCTTTAAAAGATATCCAGTTTTATAAAGTTGTAGATGCTTACACCGCAGCACAACAGATTGATTATTGGTTGGGCAATATCTTCGTATCTGATGTTTGTATTAACACACAGACAGATGAACAGAAAATAGTAGCTCATGGTTACGATGTGAAAGTTAGTTTCAGGTCTGAATCAGGTAAAGGAAAAAAGAAAAATGAAAAGAAAAGAAGTTGAATCCTGTACAATACTCCTAACACTTACAGGTTCTCGTTTGTACGGTATTGACAACCCTGAGTCTGATTACGACTACAAGGGGATCTGTATACCACCAGTTCAGTATTTCTTCGGTGATTCTAATTTCGACCAGCTTGACTCTTTTGTAGATCCTGACTGTCTATATCCTGTTTTAACCAACACAGATTCACAGATTTACAATCTCAAGAAATATGTGCATTTAGCTTTACTCAACAACCCGAATATTCTGGAACTATTGTGGGTTGCATCTGAACATTATGTTGTAAAAACACAACTAGCAGATCGTCTTATTGCATTACGTGAGTTGTTTCTTTCTACGAAGGTTTACCATAGCTACTCAGGTTATGCTTATGCACAAATCAAACGTGTAAAAACACACAGAGGTTGGTTGCAAGCCTACCATGCTAATACCGACTTCTTTAATACACCACCTAATCCTAAAGATTATGGTCTTGAGGACAACCCACTACGCAAAGAACAGTTAAACGCTTTCTTGGAGTTTCTTTACATTCTGATTGATGACGCGGCACAATACCATAGTATCCGTGATGAAATATTTGCACACATTGATTTCAAGAGTGTATTAAAGCAGTATAAAATCAAACCTGAATTGTTAGATGCTGTACAGTATTACACACGTAGTACAGATGAGTTTATGACTTTACTACATAATACTCAACGCTATAGGCAAGCTAAGCAAGAATATGATGCGTTTCATAGTTGGAAAGCAAACAGGAATAGTAAACGTGCTGCCATAGAAGAAAAATGTGGAATGGACGCGAAACATGCTGGTCATGCTTATCGTTTGTTAAAATCTGGTATCGAGATTTTGAACGGTCAGGGTGTAATACCAGATCGTCGTGTAGCTGGTGATGCTGATTATATCAGATCTATACGGAATGGTGAAGTCGAATACGGTGCTTTGATGGTACAGGTAGATGGTTTGATGTTAGACCTCGAAACAGCAAAAAACAACACAAAGCTACCACGTACACCAGACCGTCAAACCATAGAAGAAGAAGTTGTTTCGATGATAAAGGACTACTTGTTATGACAAATAACTGGCAAACACTAGATACTGCTCCAAAAGATGGTACTCATATTTTATTTTACTATGAAGGTTCTGTTTATACGGCTTGGTATGAAGAATCAGAAGAGTTTTCTTTTGTAGATAATAAAGGTGAAAGACATTCGAGATATAGTTATTGGCATATAGACTCCCCTTGTAATAATTGTTGGTATGATATTTGTGATCCTAATCCTGTTAATTCTCTCTGGCAACCTATAATTTATCCTCACAGATGTGAACTATGATTAACTGGCAACCTATTTCTACTGCACCTTTAAATGGTACAGATGTGTTAATATATGATGGTTATGATGTGTGGAAAGCTTTTTATGAAGTAGAGTCTGGTTTATGGCTTGAATCTTGTCAAAAAGTTGTTTCATGTTTGTTTCACGAACCTACACACTGGCTACCTATCTCTGATTTATTACAACCGCTAGGGCATTTATGAATAAAGTATTTGAGAACTATCGAGATCATCCAGCTTTAATATATGATGGGCTACGTCTTGTATTTAAGATTGATGATAAAGTCTTTCTGATTGAAGATGGTATTATTAAACATATTAAAGTAGTCTCTTTACAGGAAACAAATATAGGAGAACCATACAGAAAATTAGTAAGATTAACCTTTATAACTTTTAATGCTGACAATCTAGACGTATATGAAGATTATATTGATTTTCATATATCCGACCAACAAGATTTAATAGAACTATTGGAGATAAACAAATGACGGCTAGAGACTTCTGCTACTGGTTAAAGGGGTATTTTGAACTAAAGCAAACTATCGATCATCGTGAAGGTGCAACCCCTGAAACTATGTCTATGATAGAAAAACATCTTGATTTAGTGTTTACCCACGAGATTGATCCTTCTTTTCCTGCGGATCAACAAGAAGCATTAAACACTGCACACAATGGTAACTCTTATACAGGTATGAGATGTTAATAGTTGTTATAGGTAAAAAGAAAACCTCTTTTCTATGTCAGAAAATTGAGTCTGGTGATATTGTTTTTGATAACTTTGGTGTTGGATTACATCCTACTTATGTACAGAAATTAATCCACAATCTTTTACAGTTAGATCTTGAAGCTCAAGATATTTATTTAGGTACTAATGATTACTTAGTAGTAAAAATGTTTAGTTTATTAGCTACAAAAAATGATTGGTTAAAAGTGTTACTATATGATAGTGATAGCCACAACTGTCCCGCAGTTAAACATTTTTCCGATAACTCTCTTATTGATTTTTCTATTGGTATTTATAAACAGGAGATAGATTTACATGGCTGATTTTTATAACCACAAAACACAAGATGGGTTGACTCCTATCGTCATGCTAGAAAATACACATTTGGTAAACATTATCCGTATGCATTTACGGCAGATTGAAAATGCTCGTCTGCAATTAGAGAACAAAGATAAACCTGTGAGTACAGTTATTGGTGTATTGTATAGGAACCAACCACAAGCTGATCCACAACAGATTATCAGTAAAGCTCATGAAACACTTATGCCTTATATTCTGGAAGCTGTATTACGTGGTTTAACCGATGATTTTGTACTACAGATGCAAACTGCTTACGATTATGCTTTACCACAAAAAACTATAGAAGCGAAGTCAGAATTAGGTTTTTAACTTATTTTGTCTGTCTGAAGACGTTAATCTACAGTCTATACACAATAATAAAACGAAAACAATATGGCAGCTTTATCCAAGAACCGTAGAAAGAAAGGTGGTCAACCAACTCCACAAGACTTAGTGCTTGCTCTCAGTAAAGCTGTAGGTCTCGATCTTACACAAGAGTATGATGCTGAGTCTTTTTCCCAACTATGGGTAGATCTCTATCAATCAGAAGATCCAGAGTCTTATGCTGCACAAGGTCAATATGTATACAATCTCTTTGTACAGTTACAAGATGTGCTGACAACACAGCAAGATACGACAGCTATTGTGCCTGTCGAACGCAAGACAAAGGTGTGGTATCAACATACTCTGGAATTGGTGGATAAAACAGATGGTGAACTAGTTGATGACCTACTATCTACTTATAGTGTGGTAGTCAAACCTATCCGTACCGAAGGAGAGGATCTAGCTTTTGTTGCTGTTGAGGTAGGATTTGATGACTAACATTCTCGAACAAATCACAGTAGGTATCCGCGAAGCACGTTTAGCGGGTGATAAAAATCGATTGGACGATCTTGTGGTTCTCAAGCAAGATATAGCTTATGGATTGAGCCAAAAACAACCCGTCAAGGCACAGAAAACAATCGAACGTCTGTTGACATCCTATCGACAAACACAGGCGTTACTGCGCGATTCTGGGGCTGTTGAGCGATATCAGCAAAAGATACATCTACTAGAGTCTTTTTTGCAACCACAAGAACAACTTGATACCAACGCTTTGCAACAGTTGTTGGTAGAGAATGACTTCCTAAGTATCCGCGAATGGATGGCATTTTTGAAAGACAATTATCCTGACCAATATGATGGTAGATTAGCATCTACACTTTATAACAGTAAATAACTACAAATATGGCAACTAAAATTTCCGCATCTGTACTGCAAGCTTATCTTGCAAAACAACCACCGAACACGGAAATCAATTTGAACACGCTTGCAACAGAAATCCAAGAACAAGGTTTAACCCAAGCTGCCACCTTCTTTTCTACGTTGGATGAGCCTGTGAAGGTTAAGTATCTTGTGTTCTTGCACAACTATTACTACCACACATTAACTGGTGGCTCTTATCTGTGGGAACCTACTGAAGCTTTCTCTGAAGAATTTATTGTAGAGATTGAAGACAAATTTCTTAAGCCTTTTAATCTAAACACAACTACTTTGGTTGCTATCAGACGTTTGGTGTCTCGGCTACAGAAAGAAGTAGCCAAGCAACGGGTGTACAAAAAGGAGGGTGACAATGCAAACGGTTGAACCTACACCTGATGACAATGCAGGTTTCTTAGACGATGTGCTATAATATACTAGTCGTTTCTACAACTAAGTATGTTCGAGCCAAAAACCAAGTGCGTAATGTACACCGCTAAAGATGCTGTCCTGATGGGATCATATAGTAATGGTTTGTGGTATCCTTCGGTGTACACGATCCAGTCTTATGATCCTCTACAGCATACTGTGCGTTTATATAATGCATCTGAGATCGATTTCTCGGTTATATCTGAAGGTTGGGGTTTTTCACGCGCTCTCGCTTCTCAATCTGTATGGTGGCAGAGAAAGTTCGTGGTGTTAGATGTTTTTCTAGCACAATCCAATCCTTTGCTACCTTACTACAACAAACTACAAGAGATACAATAAACACATGGCAATTACAGCAGCTAGTATTAAGAAAGCAACGAAAGTCAGTAAAAAACTACGTTGTTTGATTACAGGACAAACGGGAAGTGGTAAGACTGGAAGTAGCTTACTACTAGCTAAAGGTTTAACTAACAATGGTAAGGTTCTTGTATTAGATACAGAAAATGGTCGTGCATCATTGAAAGTTGATATGCCTGAACTTGAGGGTTTTGAATATGATGTTATTGAAGTGTCTTCCCAAGATGTAACATCGGATGACTATATCAAAGCTATTGAACTTGCAGAGCAGAACGGCTATGATGCTGTGATTCTAGACTCAGCAACCCACGAGTGGGAGTACGTCAAAGAATTACAGCAAAAACTTGGTGGTCGTTACACCGACTGGGGTAAAGCAAAAGCAGGTCATTTGCGCTTTGTCAAGAAAGTTATTAGCGCTAAAGTCCATGTGATTATCACAGCTAGATCTGATATCAAACATGAACAACAAGAGGTAAATGGTCGTAAGCAAGTCGTAAAACTTGGCTTAGGTACACAACAAAATAGTAATTTTCCTTACGAAATGGATTTTGTATTTGATATCCAAGATCGCGCACATAACTGCGTCTGCGATAAATCAGAAGGTGGTTTGTTCACTGAACCTTTGTTTGTGATTACACCTCAAACTGGTATTGTGTTGGCACAATATCTGTCTGATGGTGTAGACCCTGAAACAGAGACTAAGAAAAAGTATGCTGCTAGGATTCGTGAGATCGAAGGTGCGCTATTAGGTGCTGGTCTGTTAACTGATACCGAAATCAAAGCCATAGAAGAGAGAGATCCTACTATTTTTCTTTCTATGGCGACTGATGACCTTAAAGCTCTGGGTGTTTCTTTGGGTGCTAAAGCTAAAGAAGCTGGTTTGACCGTGTAATCACAAGGATTGGTAGTACCCTTCTAATTACTACTTGTTGTTGTGTGGTACTTAATATGCTCCTTGTTATTTACAACTCTAATCCTAGCAATAATCCTGAGTTGCCTACATCTAGAGGTTGGCGATTATATAATAAAGAAGATTGGGCATCTTTGTGTGTATCTGTAGATAACTATTTCTATTATTTACCTACTGATGATGCTGAACTTTCTTTTGGGGTAGTATCTTACTACTCTTACCAAGAATGGTTGGTTGATTATCAAGTGTCAGAAATAGATATTAATTTGTTTATGACTAAATTTGAACCTCAAGCTGGTAATGTACCAATTCTAGATTGGTTATTAGGTACTGATTTCTATGTACCAGATATTGCTGTACAACCAGATGATGAACCTATTTACCCAGAAATGGATGCTTACGCTTGACAACCACTATCAGTATGCTATAATAACTACACACTATGGAAAAATAAACCACTAAAGAGATTATAATGATTGATACATTTGAATTTAAAAACTATAATGATCCTGATGGAAATCCTGCTGGTGGTTATGTAGTTGGAACTGGATTACGGATCGATTGGCAAGATGGTGCTTTAGGTCGTGGTGCTGAACGCCAACAACCTAATGGTGCTTTTGTTGAAACTGTAATTGCTGCCGCTTTGCAAAGGATTCAATACTACCAATCTTCTAAGTTTGCCTGTCGTGAAAATGCACTTGCTATCACCAAGCTTGAAGAAGCATTACACTGGTTAAATCATCGCACTCAACAACGTGAACAACGTAATGTTGAAGGTACACATCAAATCTAAACAATAACTAACAAAAAACTATGTCTATCAAAATTACACTTTCTGATGCTACTGTTTCACAAGATCCTGAGCTTAAGTATTTTGACTCAGGTAGTGCTGTTTTAAAGGTTAAAGTTCGTGCTTTAAACGGTGAAAAGAAAGCAGAAGGTGAACAATATGCTCCTGCTGAATGGATCACTGTTGAAATCTGGAATAAACTTGGTATAGCTCTGGCAGAGAAAATCCATAAACATACTGCTGAAAATCCTTGCCGTTTGTTTGTGCTTGGCAATCTGGTAACTCGTACCTATCAAGCCAATGATGGTTCTACTAAAACTGAACTCTTAATCAAGAATCCTTCAGATATTGTATTATTGGATCGTAAGTTTGATAATGAGTCTGCTGTTGAATCTACAGCAACAACCAAACGTCCTTCAGCACCAGCAGCACCACCATCTTCAGACCTAGATGTGCCTTTCTAACCTATACACAATAACAGCTACGCGCTCTTAGGAGTCCCCTGTTAAAACCAATGTCGGCTGACATGAAAAAAGCGATCTTGTATGAAAAACACTCTTCAGGAAGTAGCATAAGGGCTGCCAATAATAGCCTTGTGGATCATAATCTCGGTACAGTTGGCGTGGACGAGAACACCTCTCTTGCTAGGATCGGTTCGACATTTCACGTTTGTAGGTAACGTATAACCTTCATTTGGGCGCGTGTCCGACAGTCAAGGAACTCTGCTCATAACAGATGGTATGTTGGTTAGAATCCAACCGCGCCTATTTATAAATAAAAGAAAGATGTTGTTTCGGCAGCGTCTTTTGTTTTTTCTATGGTGTTATTATGCCGTTAAACTATCAAAGTATTGTACTTGTATTCGAGTCAGCAGAAGAAAAAGAGTATTTAGAGAAAACACTACTACCTACTTTGAAAAAATGTTTTCTCAAAAATGATTTTTCGTGCGAGTACGAAGAACCAAACTATTGTCGTATAAGTCTTGGTAATCAGGATAAATTACTTCATGCTATTACACAAATTATTGTAATAACGCAGAATTTTGTAAGCCTTGATTATGATATTGACAATAATATATTAGTTTATTTTGAGGTAAATCATGAATTGGCAACCTATTGAAACTGCACCTAAAGATGGTGAATGGATATTATTAGCATCTTTTTTAGACCACACAATACCTGTTGTAGAAGTGAGTAGATGGTTTGATTCTAATGATCCTGAAAAGTGGGATTTAACAGGTTGGGTTACTTGCAAAATAGAACGGTTCAATAAACCTACACATTGGTCATATATATTAGAGCCATAGAAAAAATGTTAAGTAAACCTCGTATAACTGTATGGGTTTTAGATAACGGTTACATCTATGTAGCTCGTGTATCTGACCGATTTCTTGGTGGTTATTGGCATTATACCTACAACTACGAGATACCTTTTTGTCAGAGATATGAAGAAGATTTGTCATCTTTTTTGCAACGACACCCTGCGCTATATGCACCTGCCCACGAAGCCCTACACTCTAGTCATCAAGGACTAGTTGATTTCGGAGGGGAATCTTTTAAATATATAGATTGGTTATATAAACATGTCAAGAAATCAAGCTAAACATCTCACAAGTGTTATGGATCAACCCATGAAGTATGGCAATGTACCGCCGAAAGATATACAGAACGCTATTTGGGGCGCTTGTTTTGATTACGAAGACTTTGACACCGATAGCAATGGTACAGACGTAAGAGATCGTATATACCAGTGTTGGCAGATTATACATCAAGAATTAAAAACAAACCCAGAGTGGTACGCACAATGGGTTGCTAACCATGAACCAGATATAGAGGTGTAATATGACACTACGTGATTTATTAGCAGAAACAACTGAAGCTGATCTCGACAAAGAAATCATTATACAAAAAGATGCTGAAGGTAATGCTTACAGCCCTCTAGCATGTATAGGCTTAGCTGGTTATGAACCTTATAACACATGGTCTGGTGAAACCATAGAAGACGAAGATACACATTTAATATTAGTACCTGTGAATTAATTATGATGTATGATTGGTTACTTAAGCAAGGTATGGATTTTACCACACCTGTAATAACTCTAGAGCAGTATATAAAAGGTAACAAACCAAAAGGGTTCATACTGGAGCTAAAGAAACACTATGGTTGGAGAAAAGGACGTTTGGAGATCCATGAGATCACAGATGATTATTTTCTTGTCGGTATACTATCTTCTGTTCTTGTAAAACTATACATAGAAAGAAATACAGACAAATACAATCTGAAATCACCTGCCTTAAACAATATAGCTATAGTAAATCAAGATGATCCTGTCAGTAACAAAGGTAAGGATCTAGTTACTCGTCTTACACAATATTCTGTTTACTTCAAGGATCTTACGAAAGATGCACCGATCCGAGGTTCCTATGAAACAACAATGTGCAGAGAAAAAGGTATAGCTATGTATTTTCAAAGCCTAGCTGATGCAGTGTTGCTAGAGATGTATTTTGGTGATGCTATCAGATCTTATGACAGAGACTTTATTAGACATTTAGATATAGAAGCTGGTTTAAACCATGAGCAGTTGTTGGATCTACATAAAGAATTATACGATGTAGATAATTCTGTTGTAAGAGCTAACCACTACTTCTTATCGTGTGTACCTATTATAAATAAATTATACAGAGGTCGGTAATATGTCCTGTAACGATCCTTGGTTTACTTACTTTTACAAACGTAAGTGCAAGAACCGTAGAAGAAAAAGAAGTGACGAATACAACCAGTTGTCTATACGCTACAAAAGACGTAACCGCAGACCTAGATATAGTTGTAAGAAACACAAAGACTTCTGTGTGTTGATGGATTCTTTTGGTTATAATGCTGTACTGGAACCACTGTCTCTACAACAAATCAAACAGAAGCTCCAACCTTTTCTTCTATGGCTCAAGCGACATTACGAGCTTGTATTGTTGGCTAGAGATCCTGATTATAGGTCGGGTTTCGAGACTTATGGTTACACAGCTTCTCCACCTGTAGATCATGGTGATGGTTTGGGTTTGTTAGAGATGACTGACGAAGAATCTATCAAAGGTGATCTGTCCTATATTTCTGATCGTTGGCAGTGTTCATTTCGTGTAAGATGGTTGATAAACTTGATGGAGCCTGAGTATGATTATAAAACTAACGCAAGTACCACCTGAGTCCGTGTGTTGGGATTACAAGATGCATATCTGCCCTTATTTCTACAACGATGGTGGGCATAAGAGATGCCGTTTGTTTGATGACACTCTAGGCGTAGACTCTAAACAACAGGAATCATATATAGGTGTAATTGGTGTTTGTTATTGGCAGAAAGAGGTAGTTGTATGAGTAACCTACAACTCATTGAAGAGAATATGTACAACTTATACACAATGTCTCCTGAAGAATTAGATCCTTTGTTAGGACAAACATACCATAGAAAAAGAATAGGTAATTCTGGTGATGTGTACAGTGAAACATATGCTTGTGTGGTAAAAGTTACACCATCTGATGCTTTGCATTTATATAACAGACAATACAATGAACTAGCGCTGACACGACATCATTTGGGTGGTGGTCGTCATAAAGAACCTTGGCAATGTCTTTCATTGTACAGTATAGATGATGGTTGGTGGAGAGCTATACTACCTATTACAGAGCAAACGCTTTCTCTTCTATGGTCTTCAATACATGAGTTGCTGACACCAAGAGCTACAAATGATTTTGATTGTTGGTTGTGCTTCACACATAGATACTTTTTACAGATAACCAAGGAATTAGGAGCTACAGAATATGACTATGGGTAAATACCGCATTGTATTTTGGTATGATAATTGGACACCACAACCTTTTATTTATGATCTTGGAAATGAACAAGAAGCTATACGTGTCTTTCATGCTTTGTTGGAACATAGAGACTTTCTACTGGCAAGAGAAATATGTAGAGGTTATTTATACAAAGCAAGACCACAAGAAGAACTTGCTGTATATGCTGCATTAAATAATTGGGTATACCCGACTGAAGATGATGGCGAAGCATACTGGGTTCAATGGGTATCACCAGATGGTTTTGATATATACGACTATTTAAAAACAAAAACTGTGAGGTTATAATAATATGGGCGATGACGATGATACTATTCCTTCTCTACCACCTATTGATGATATGCCACCTGCACCAGAGCCGATATGTTTGAAAAATTTGTAGTTTTATCTTTACTAGTGTGGATTATACATGGCTAAACTAGAAATTCTATATACAGAGCAAGATAAATCTGTACAACTATATCGCGATTGTGACATAGAAGCAGAATGCCGTAGTTGGTTAGAAAAACTTGTAGAGTGCAAAGATACTGGTTTTATTTTTGTGTTCCACACAGCACAAGAATTAGTATTATCCACCATGCAATCATTGTTATGTAGTGAGTACAGGCATCTACTGCCTTATGTTCTTTTCTATGTTGAGGATTTTGAATGTACTCTTGATTCTGATGGTCATTTAGATCCTTATCCTCCTATGTACCCTTGTTATCAATTGAAATGTTTAGAACGTATATGGGACTTATAGTATGTGTGATTACTTTTGGGGTTTACTCAACAAAATCGGTTGGTGTACATGGGGTACACGACCTTTTGCTCATCGTGTAATTGTAGGTTTTTTGTTTGGGTTACATTTTAAACTTACCTTAGAATCATCTATATATAAAGAACGTACTGCTGGTTTTTTGGAACTTATTTCTGTGCTTAAACATAATAATACTGATCCACAAGAGATACTGAAGCAAGTTGAAGCTTATTACAACTTATACAAAGATTTATACTACGGATCTGCTGAGTGGGATTCTAAATTCCCTGTGGTTTTACATAGATTACGTGTATTAGGTAAATAAAATGTATACTAAATACCCACGCACTTATCATCTACCTTGGTCACAAAGTGCAACTAGTGATGACAAAACATTACAAACAGATACACAGTTTGAAAGTATGACAGTAGTTGTTACTGAGAAACTAGATGGTGAAAATACAACAGTTTACTCTAACTATTCTCATGCTAGGAGTATAGACTCTGCTAGTCATGAAAGTAGAGATTGGGTTAAACAGTTATTCACTGGCTTCCAACATGATATCCCTGTAAATTGGCGACTTTGCGGTGAAAACGTATATGCTAAACACAGTATTTTTTATAATAACCTCACCACTTATTTCTACGGTTTTTCTATATGGAACGATTCTAATCAATGTTTATCATGGTCTGACACTTTAGACTGGTTTGCGTTGTTAGGCGTTACCCCTGTACCTGTTTTATACTATGGGTTGTATGATCGCCAGAAGATACGAGACATAGAAAGAAAGTTGGATTTCTCTGTGACTGAAGGTTATGTCATACGCAATGCTGGTTCTTTTGGTTATGAGGACTTTCGTTTGAACATAGGTAAGTTTGTAAGGCAAGGGCATATACAAGACACTGCAAAGCATTGGAAACAAAAACAGGTTGTGCGTAACTTGATATCGATGTCTTAACAGACGTTACTTACTGCTGTGATAGCGAACTCACTGTCAAAAACTAATCAAACATATGGAAGAAAATAATGACAAACGTATATAAAATTGAAGTTGTAGTTGTTGACTATGATGATGTTGGTGAACATGGTATTACAAGATTGATAGGAAGGTTGAGAACTTCTTACAATGTATTGAGTTATATAACTAACATACATAAAGCTTGGGTTGATGATCCTGATACAGTGGGACGTAAACTACTTATACAACACAAACTACCCGAATTATTCAGTCCTTGGCAACCAATAACTACAGCACCGAGCAAAAAGTATGTGTTGGTCTACCATCCTACTTATGGTGTGCAACACGCAAAATACGATGCACCTACATGGTGGATTTTTTATCCAGACCATTACTTTGGTTGCCAACCTATGCTAAACCCTGCTCCCTTGTATTGGCAACCTTTACCACAACCACCACAACTATGACAACAACACATAACTGGCAAACACTAGACACAGCACCAAGGGATGGTACTCATTTCCTTCTTTTCTATGGTCTTCGTGGTTGTGTCTGCACAGCTTATTATGAACGCAAGTATGGTTACAAATACGAAGGTATTATAGATGGAGTGCCACAAGAGGTTGTAGTTTATCAATGTTGGCATCTCTTAGCTGCTGACTTCAATGACTACCATATCTGCTGTGACGAACAAGATTTGACTGATTGTTACTGGCAACCGTTAATGGAGTTACCTATATGACATTAATTCTGTCTGTGAAAGTAATTGATTTTATTGTTGAGGTTGAAGATGAAGTATAAAACTGGCGATATCGTGTGGTATATAGACTCTACACCGAAAATCAGAAGAGGTACTGTACGTTATGCAAGTACAGACGATGTTGAACTATATGAGAGTCAAAAATCCATATGCACAAATAAACTTTTTCCAACAAAAGAAGCTTTGTTAGCAGCTATTGATCCACCACTACATAATTTTGTTGTTGGTCAAACTGTGTGGTATATAGAAGAAGCAGATAACCGTGACACTTTACGTATCGAAAAAGCTTGTGTAATTTCTACAACAAATGAAACTGTAGAAATTCGTGTGCCACTTCCATCTGTGCCACTTTTTAACGTTGATCTCAATATTGTTTTCGATAACCCACAAGATGCTGTAGCAAAAGCTCTGGAGTTAAAGCAATGGTTATAGAACCACAAGATGAAGTTTGGTTTATAAGCAACAACAGAATACACAAAGGTATTGTTCTGCAAGAAGAGGAATATGGGGTTGAAGGTTGGTACTCATTATACCGTGTCAAGACCAAATACGGATCACAGATTATAGAAGATTATCATTTGTTTGCCACCAAAGAAGAACTAGTAGATGAAATAAGTCCCGATGTGCTAGAATAAATAAACACTTCACCTTTTCTTCTATGTTCCTAGATGATTCTCAGATCACGCAGATAAATGACACTGCAACTGACTCCCGTTTCTATATACATAACAGCCAACCAGATATGCGATACCCCTCTGTGACAAAATTAAAAGATCACTACAACGTGAAGGGCATAGAGGCTATCCGTGCTTGGCATCAGAAAAACGTAGAGAAAATGGGTGCTGAAGAAGCGGAGATCCATAGAAGAAAAGGTGCGAAGTCTGGCACTAAAATTCACGAAGCTATTGAGACTGGTGATCTCACAAAATTAGACAAGAAAGAAATCACACGTTATAACAATATACAGAAAGTTGTATGTAAGATTGATCTACCTCTACAAGAAAAGAAGATCTTGTGGATAGATCCTAGTGACCAAAGAGTTGGATTTGGAGGTACTCTGGATGCAGTAGCTGTCATGGATCGCTCTCGTTTTACTAACGAACAAGATGTGCAGATTGGTACAGGTTCTACAAATGTAATTCTCGATTGGAAAAACGTCAAGACCTTTTATGATCTTGATTTCTATATTGGCTACTATTTGCAAGCTGCTGCCTATGCTGCTGGATTCAACCGTGCTACTAATAAACAACATGCAGTCTGTGAGTCTCTTATCGTCTTTACTACAGCACGTACTCTAAAACTTGTATATTTAGATAAACGTTGCATTATGTGGTATTGGCAGAATTTTCGTGAGATTGCGCGTTGCTATGCTTATAAAGAAGAATTTGACTATGAAGCTTTTAAAGCACACAGTATAGGTCACCTTACAGAGGACGGTTTGATTGCTGATTATTTACCAAAACAGGTGTATTTGAATGAGAAATAAGTGGAGATCATAGGTGGTTTGGTAGTGGCAGCTTGTTTATGGTATGCTCAATCAAAACCAGAAAAGAAGAAGGAAGAGAAGAAAAAACCAGATATAACAATAGAAATATATGACCATAGAAAAAGAGTGGACACAGGAAGAAATTGACAATGCTTACCGACAATTACAAGTCAATAGATTAGTTACAGAACAAGATCTACTCTGTTTCTATGATATTTTGTTTCAAACATCTAATTCAAAGCATTATGAAACTTGGTTATCAAAAGCTAACCGTTTGTATGAAGAACAGTCTGAAAATCTAGAACTTTATCAAAACATTACTTTACTATTACTAATAGGAAAAGTAGAATCTTTATTGGAGAAAATATATGCAAGTTGATAGATATATACGTGCTTATTACAAGCAAACAGAGGCTTTGGGGTTTGAAATACAACTACCACCAGATGCACTAACCTTCCTTTCTACGGTTGACTTTTTGCAAGATGAAATCGACCCTCTTCTGTATGGACTTACAGAACTTACTGGAGATCAAGTTGATTACATTCACCACCACTTTTTCAAAGAAAATATAGCTCTTGATTATTTTGACTACTTTCTAGAATGTGATGCTGTGCAGTTATAAAATTTACCAACAAAGAGTATAAGATGGTAGAATACAACATACAACAACTACAAGATAAATTATTAGCCTACCATGCACAAGGTTGTCCTACTGAACAAGAAGTGTATCAGATGTTAGGTTTTGCAGAGTGGGACGATTACCATGCTGTGTACAACGATATATGGACACCAGAGTTTCGCTATCGTTTGTATCTGTTGGGAAACCCTCACACTACTATGGAGCAAGCTTTTCTAGCAGGTGTCAGAATAGGTTGGATGGATGGTTTTGATGAAGGTTACAACGCTGCTTTAGAAGATTTAGATGAAGGTGTAGCTGTATGATTGACATTTATGAGAACGAGACTGTAACAACACCAGAACAATTTGCAAATGATATCAAGAAGTATGGCTTGTACGATACTGGTTATTTTGATTGTGGTCAAGGTTACTATCAAGATACTCTTCAAATATACTTGAAGATTGGTACTGCATACTGGTTATTTACCATTAAAGCTTATATTGGCTCACAAAGAGTTGACATTGGTGACGATATCTACTTTTTTGATGGTATTGAATCTATAGAATATGTTGCTGCTGAAAAACCACCAGAACCTGTTAGACGCTTTTTTGTAGGCATAATGTTGTTGAATCCTTCAAAGGAAGACACAGATAAACTATATTCTGTACTACAAACATATGGTTTTTCGGAGACAGAAGAAAAGTTTGCAATGCCTGATCACACTTACTGTACAACTGAGTCTTATATATGACTTTCAACATCCTTGACTACACAGAAAAACTAGAGAACGTAGAAGAAAAAGGTAGTTGGTTGTTGGTTGACTGCCCTGTTTGTCATACACACAAGCTGAAAATCAATGCTTCTACAGGTGCTTATAAATGCTACGCTAATGACTGCTCTACTAGAAAGATACGTGATTCTGTGGCGCGTTACACGCCCTATATAAAAACTAATTTACGTACACCTAGACGCGCCGCTAGACGTTATTTAGACTCTGAACCTCTGTACATACCTAGTGATGTTTTGCTTGCCTTGGAGAGCCATTTCGTGCGTTGTGCGCGTGATGAGGAGATTGATCGTAAATACTATGTTTATACTGCTTATCACCAGACAGTTAGATTTATCAGTAAAGATGGTAAGAAGATTGTAGCTCCACAGTATCTAAAAAACAGTAACTATGTGTCAGGTACGGGTTCACAACAATGGTTGTTATTTAATGAACAGCATCTATTTACCTACAACGAAGAAATAAGTGGTGAACTGCCTAAAGCTGACTTAGAAGGCAACCATATTATGATGGCTGAAGGTGAAAAATGTTGTGTATCAGTAACCAACCAGACATATGAATGTCTTACACCTGCTGGTTTTTGTTTTACACCAGAGTATTTAGACAATGCAGCTCGGAGATTGGTTTCCTACGGTTTGCGAGGTGTGCTATACTTCGAGGACAACGACACTGCTGGTCGGAAAAAATCACATATGGTTGCTAATGCTTGCTGGCGTAATGGGCTAGAGTGTACAGTCATCAATCCTTCTTTTCTACGGTCTGGTGCTTCACCTGATGATGGGTTTGATATTGCTGATTGTGAGTACGAGATTCAAGATTTAGTGTATTTGTGGATGGATTATCGTGGATGAAGAATTTATTGATTATTCTGAACAAGTTTATGAAGAAGAACCTATTATACAGACTGTGCCAACACATAGTTTTCTAGATGCTTATACTGCGGATTTAGCAAAGGCGAGAGCCACTATTGCTCAATATAAAGGTTTGCAACGTAAGATTGTTACTGACCAGATTATTGTGCAATTATATGAGCGTTGGGTAGAAAAATTTGGATTCAAAGAAAAACAGATCAAAGAGCATTTAGACTTTGAAGAGTCAACTTTAGACGCTAACTTTAAAAGTTCCTATAGTTTTCGTGAAATACTTGAAGCAGGTCGTGAAGCAGGTGAGTGGTTAGTTCCATCATTTTTTCAACCTGCTGCTTTTTATCTTTTCTTCGGATCTGGCAAAAGTGGCAAGTCAACATACATTCTAGACTTAAAGTATTCAATTCTTGTCTCTGGTAGTTTTTTAGGTATACCTGTTAGAAAGGGTAAAGTACTTGATTTTAATTTAGAGGAAGGTGCGTCTTTAGCTGCAATGAAGATGGTTGAACGGGGTTTTGATGATGATAATGCTACCTTCCTTAAATACAGTGATGTATATAGGATTGAGAAGTCATTTAATATTCTAGAAGATATTCCAAGGCTAGAGCAGATGATTTATGATTTCAAACCATCTCTTGTAACTTTTGATAGTTTGCGTATGATGTTATCAGGTACTGGTATATCTGAAAACAGTGCAGAAGTAGCGCCACTAATGTATCGTCTACAACAGGTGTTTATTAAATCTGGCTTTTGTACAGGGATCTGTATTCACCATGCTAATAAGAGTGCTAAGGATGTTGGTGGTGCTTCAGGACACTCTTCTATTGCATCTGCAAATGATGGTTTATTTAAGTTTGCAAAGATTAAAAATGAACAAGGTCAAACTAGAACAGAAATGCAGTCTTATCCTCGTAACGGTTTACCACGTACTTTAGTTTTAGCTATGGTTCGTGGTGAAGGTGGTAGATGGCATATGGAGATCGAATCTGAAAAAGATGCTGACCCTGTTATCGAAGGATGGTCAAATAAAATCATCCGTGTATTAACATCACGACCACACCAAAAATATACTAATAAAGAATTACGCGCTAAATTAGGTATAAACAAATGCTCTGAATACGAGGATGCACTAATCAAGCTACGAGAAATGTGTATTATTGAGGTTGATCGTGTAAACAAAGAGTTTGTGTATTCTATACCTGAAAACAGTGCATGGTTTGACAACGAATCATCATTGTTAGTTCATATAAGCAATGAATCACGACTTGCAGATGCATTAGTGCGGTGTAAAACTAGACAGGATCTTCGTATCCTTACAAAAGATTGGTCTTTGCAACTCAAACAAAATGTGATGCGTTTGTTGTCACAAGATGAACGTAATCTTGTTGTTGCACTATCTACAACTTGTCCTTATGCTGTAGGTGACTCTGTTGTTTATAATGGTTTAGTTGTTGATGTTGTTGCCACTAAGTTAGAAGAAAAAGAAAAACTATTCTATTTTCAACTAGCTGACAATGGTGATGAATGGGTATCAGAAGACAACCTTTCTTTCTATGTTCCTGTGGTGGAAACACCTGTGACCGTAGAAGAAAAAGAGATCGATCCACAAAGTCCTGATTCTTTTTAACTATGAAAACATACAAAGTCCGTGTCATATTTACTGGTGTAGTTACTAAAGAGTATGAAGCCGAGAACCAAAAAGATTTAAAGAAACAGATATTTTCTGATTTTTCTGTTGCTTTTATTGATGACTACGATGTTGAAGATTTTGAGATTATATCTGAAGAAGAGAATGGATGATGAATTACAAATACCACTCACAAATCGTGAGAAAAAGAAAAAACCTCGGTATTCTAAAAAATACTGGTGCTATGCTTGTGATGCAAGTTTAGTTTCAGACAATGAAATCTGTCCTGTATGTAAAACCAAGAGTAGAACAGAACAAGCTAGAAAAAGAGATATAAAAGTATATGAGTAACATTGCAAGACCAGTTTACAAGCAAGTATCTGTGGTTACTGGTTATAAAACATCAGATGATCGTTTCTTTGACAACCAAGTAGATGCAGATATTTGGCAGCATAAGGTTAATCGTTACGAGGAGGTTTGTGAGTATTTTCAATCTAAAATCTTTGAACATGAAAAGAAAAACCCTGATAAAAAGATTATAGATCGTAGATCTGTTCGTCAAGTTTTTAGAGCTATCTTTTTTGATTTTGATCTATTTGATGCTGAATGTTTTCTAGCACGTACAAGAGAAAAATATGATACAAACACAAGGTAGATGGGCGTTCGATATTGAAGCGTCTGGGCTTTTGGATCACACATCAGTAGACTATACACAATCACCTTATAAAATCAAAGACAACTTTGTTATCCACTGTATCTGTTTTCTTGACCTTGATACAGGTCAGCAAGTAAATTTTGTTCGTACAGATTATGCAACACATGAAGACTTTGCATATGATGTGCTTTGTTTTATAGATGCAGATGTTGAACTTTTTATTGCACAAAATGGTTTAGATTATGACTGGTTAGTTTTGAAAGCTTACTTCGGTATTGACTATTTTGTAGCTGGTGATCCATCTGAACAAGATATGTTCAATGGCAAACCTATTGTGTTTCGTGACACATTGGTGATGTCTAAACTGCTCAACTCTGAACGATATGGTGGTCATAGTTTGGAATCTTGGGGTGAAGAATTTGGTTTCCCTAAAATCAACTGGCGACAAAAAGCTATAGACTTAGGGCTGATTATAAAGTCCGACCCCAAAGGTGCAGAGTTCCGTGTCTACCATCCTGAGATGCTTGTCTATTGTAGGACAGACGTTGCTATTACTGCACGATTGTTTTTACACTTAGAAAGAGAGATGGAAGGCTGGAATTGGCACTCTGCTTTGTTGTTAGAACAAGCTGTACGTGATATTATTACCAAGCAATCACATAGAGGTTTCAAGTTTGACATTAAGTTAGCGCAGGAACTTCTTGTAGATCTTGACGGTAAAATGCAAACTCTCAGGGAACTTGTAGAACCTGTAATACCAGCTAAACCATTAACACAAGCTAAACTGAAACTGTGGACTCCACCTGCACGACAATTAATCTACGAGAAAGCACCACAAGTACCTAAAGTACAAATCAAGAAAGACGGCTCACCATCACAAGCTATGTTGCGGTATGCAGAAGCCGTTGGTGGGATTATAGAGGATTACAGTGACGTACCTGTTGAAGATACTAGTGGTGTATTGTGGTTGCGTATTGATGACTCATTATACTCATTTTCTTCTACGGTTCCATTAGAGCAAGATACAGTGCCGTTTTCTTGCATACCAACTTTATCTGTGAACATTGAGAATTGGGTACAAAAGCATAACGGTTTTTTACACTACAATAATGACCAATGGTACGCCAACATAGAAGGGAATGATTATGCTTTGCCTATAGCAACAGAACCTTTGCGTCAGCAAGAACCAGCTTCGATCCAAGACGTAACTCATCTTAAAGGTTGGTTATGTAGTATGGGCTGGATACCTACACAGTGGAAAGAAAAAGACCTTACAGTTGATACCAAAAAGAAGAAATTAACACCTGAAAAATATCAAGAAACTGCTCAACGATATATTGATCAGACATTGGTGTCACCATTCAAGAAGTTTAGATTCGAGAAATTGGATGTTCGTAGTAATACACAGTTTATTAATAAGGTACTCAATCATAGGTTAGACCGACCTTTGAAAGTATATACTAACCCTTCTTTAACGGTTGGTATGTCAAAAGAAATTGATCCTGCTATTTCTGCGATTGCAGATAAGTTTCCGTATGCAAAACAAGTGTCAGAATATCTGACCTACAATCATAGAAGAAACAGTATTGCATCTAATGGTTTTGTGTTTGATACCTATGATCCTGATGATGATTTTAATGATGATGATGAACCAGATGCAGGTTTTCTAGCTAGTTCTCGTATCTATGAGGATGGTAGGATTCCCTCGCCAGCAGACTCTAACGGTTGTAATACTTCTCGCATGAAGCATCGTGTGATATGCAATATCCCAAGAGTTTCATCTTTGTATGGTGAGAACATGAGATCTTTATTTGGTGTAGAGGATAACTGTTATTTACAGGGATACGACTTCGGAGCGCTTGAGTCTAGAATCCAAGCTCACTATGTATTTAGATATGACACTGAGGGACAACCTTACTGCAATTCGTTACTAGGTGATAAAGATTTAGGGCAAGATTGTCATACTATTACAGCTAGAAAAATATCAGAGGTTATTGGTTATGAGTTTAAAAGAGATCCTGCAAAATCCGTTGCCTACTGTTGTGCATATGGAGGTAGTCCTAAAAAAGTAGCGCAGACTATTGGTGTAGATGTAGATACAGGTAAACTTGTGCATGAAACCTACTGGGAATCCGCCAAACCTTTAGCTTTACTTAAAACTAAGCTTGAAGAATATTGGCAAAAGATTGGTCAGCAAAAGTTTATTTTAGGTCTTGATGGTCGTAAAATCCCAACACGTTCTAAATCTTCACTGATCAATGCTTTGTTTCAATCAGCAGGTGTTATCTGTGCTAAACGTGCAATGGTTATACATGATCGTATGCTGAGAACAGTAGGTTTGATTTGTGATTTTTGGAGTGAAGATTACAGAAACAAATCCTATGCACAGCAAACCATCTCTATGCATGATGAAGCCGAGCATGAACTAACGGTTGATTTAGTCACGCACAAGTTTTTTCCTGTAACTGAATGGGAATATAATAAAAAAGGTAAACCTTTCTCTTCTACGGTTTTGCAAGAAATTCGTGAGTTTCGTGTTGATAACCCTAACTGGTCAGCTACACATCAGATTCAAGACGGTTATGAGATTTATTATTCTATAGCAGGAGATTTAGCACTTCAAGCTGTTGAAAAAGCTGGTCAGTATTATAAACTTAACGTACCTTTAACTGCGGAATATATGATTGGCAAGACTTGGGCAGATGTTCACTAAACTTAATGCACTTAACTTCAAAAAGTGTGTTATACTAAAGAAGTAAATTAAAAACGACAAAAAATTATGCAAACTGAAATCGTAAAGCCTGTAGTTGATGAGAATGGTATTGAGTTTTATGTGTCAAAAGATGGCGCACAAACGGGTGTATCTATCTCTGGGTTGGCAAGATTGTGTGGTGTTGATGTAAGCACTGTGAGAAAAATGCTGACGGGCGATAGGGCAAAACAAGCCTCAAAAATCCTGAAAACGTTTGAGGGTGAGCTTTTCCACTTGGGGCTAACCTCGGAGCAACAAGCTAGAATTGTTACAACGGAGGCTGCATCACACATCATTTTCTACTATGCATTCGAGTCATCTGCTGCTAATGACACCGCTAAATTTACAGCAAGACAGTTTGCAAGTATAGGTCTACACAATTGGATCAAGCAAGTTACTGGTTTTGCTGAAGACAGTGACATCCGATCTCTCACAACTACAGTCAATTCCTTGATTAACAGTGTTGATAGTTTGACGCAAGAGGTTAAGTCGTGGCGCACAGTAAAACGTGTTGCTGATGAATCTATGAACGGTGTGACTTTGTTGATTAAAGAGATCGAAAAATCTGAAGCTGATCGTCTTGAAGAAGAGTACATTCTTGCACCAGCAGATATCCAAACATGGTCGCTAACTGAGTGGCTTGCTGAGTTCAAAGGTGTTAAACTTGACTCCAACAAGATGAAAGGCTTTGGTAGAGTAGTCGCTGAAACCTACAAAGCTATGACTCAAGAACCTATTATGAAAGACTACCGTATTGTCAATGGTAATCAAGCTAAGGTTGCTGTCTATAGTAAGAAGGATTTTCCTATTCTTACTGTATCTTTTACTAAATTTGTAATGAGTTGACATATGAACATCTTTTATGACTCTACAAGCTTTGATGAACCAGTCTACTGTTGTATCTGTGAAGGTTATATGTACTTTGCAGATACATTGGAGAATCTGGTTGTTGTGCTGAACACTGAGTGGAAACTAGATAAACACATGGTAGGATAATAATGATACAATACCGTCTAGATTATCAGCCCTTTAAAGGTAGTAAACATACACAGGAAGCTTACGTTATTCAGTTTTCTGATGATGGGTATGAATGGTTTGACCTCGAAGACGAGTTCTCTGAACAAACAGGTCTTTTGATTATAAAATCTTTAGAGTCTGCAAAATATACTCACTTTGATGATCTAAGACTAAAAGTTGAATGGTTAGAACCTATGTTATAACAAATGGTAGAGAGCAATGAAAATATTTAAAGAGTACGATGAGGCATTAGCAAGGAGTATTAACAATTACCAATCTCCTGAAGCTGTTTTTCGCATTATAAATAATCTTAAAATTACATATTTTGATAAACTTCGGACTCAGCTTGAATCTACTGAACGGTTATATATTCTTGTTGGTAGAAGGATAGGTAGTGACCAGCCATTGCAATCAATATTAACTTCTTTTGACCGAGTTAGGTTAGAAGAGCTTAAGATTGACTATCTTGACACTTTTGATTCTCTGTATATTGAAGAGTGTATGTTTGTGTGATATACTTTTCTCATGTCTAGATTCTATAAACACCAAGAGTCCCGAAAAGAGTCACCGTTTTTGTGGTTACGGTTTATACCTAATAACTACATTGAAGTCCTTACTGACAAACTACCTAGCACAGTTGATATTACCAAAATAGATGGTATAATAAAGAAACTATATCCAACCGCTAAGTATGTTGCCAGAGATAGAGTTCAATAACAGAATAAAAGGTATAAGCCCATCACACGAACAGTTGCAGCACTATGCAACTATTTTTCGTGCGTCACCAGATCTTGCGTTTGCCAAAGCGTATGTTGATGGTTATTACAAAGCTGGCTGTATGTATGTGCCTATCATCGAACAACTAATCTCAAGAATCAACAAATATGATACATGATTATCTAACTATTACATTACAACCTACTGGCGATGAACTTGAATATTTACGTTTAATCACAGAAGGTAATTTGGATCAGGTTTTAGACTATACACCAGATAAAACTCTGTACTATAATCTACCTTTTTCACGAGAAGAGTTTGATATTGCTATTCAAATCAAACAAGTACTGGCACAAGGTGGTCGTGTTTTGCTACTTACACCTGACTCCGATATCCCACAAGAACTTACACTAGAACAAGAGGTATAAATGCTAACTGTAACGAAGCGAGACGGTACTACAGAAAACCTCAACGTAGAAAAGATACATTCAATGCTTTCCGTATGTTGTGCTGGTGTGGAAAACGTATCAATTTCACAGATCGAAATGAATGCACGTCTACAGTTTACAGATGGTATTACAACAGATGCCATACAAGATCTATTAATTAGATCAGCAGTTGATCTTATAACTCCGCGTACTCCTGATTATCAATGGGCAGCAGCACGGTTGTTGTTAACCTCTATTCGTAAGAAAGTCTATAAACAATTTGAACCAACATCTTTGGTGGGTTTAATCACCAAGAACGTAGAAGAGAAATTATATCAGGATGACTTACTAACCCTTTATTCTATGGACGAGTGGTTGGAAATTGAATCATTTATTGACCACACACGAGATTTCAATTTTACCTACGCTGGTTTGAAGCAAGTTTACGACAAATATTTGGTTCGTCATCGTGTACACCAAACTTATCATGAAACACCACAAGTAGCTTACATTTTGATTGCTGCTGTCTTGTTTTCACAGTACCCAAAAGAGACAAGATTGGACTATGTAAGGCGCTACTATGACGCTATTTCACTACACAAAATCAGTCTTGCAACTCCTATTCTTGCTGGTGTACGAACACCAACAAAGCAGTATTCAAGTTGTGTGTTGATTCGTGTAGATGATTCTTTAGATTCTATTTTTGCATCAAATACTGTGCTTGGTAAATATGTAGCTCAACGTGCTGGCATTGGTTTGGACTTCAGTGCTATCAGAGCTTTAGGTTCCACTGTTCGTAATGGTGAAGTAAAACATACTGGTGCTGTTGGTTTTGTAAAGATGTTTGAATCAACTATTGGTTCATGCTCACAAGGTGGTTTAAGAAAAGGGTCAGCGACTCTCTTCTACCCTTTCTGGCATTCAGATGTAGATCAATACCTTGTACTCAAAAATAATAAAGGTAATGATGAGAATCGTGCTAGGAAATTAGACTACGGTATTGCATTATCACGATTGTTTTATGACCGTGCGTTGAAAAAACAAGATATAAGTCTGTTTAACCCTAATGATGTACAGGATTTATTAGCTGCTTTCGGTTTGCCAGAATTTGAGGATTTATATTTGAAGTACGAGCAGTCCTCTGTACCACGCACAACTATAAATGCTTATGACTTGTTACTGCAAATTGTAACGGAGAGATCAGAGACAGGTCGGTTGTATATTTTCAACATTGATCATGCTAATTATCACAGTTCTTTTATTAGAAAGATTTGGCAATCCAACCTCTGCCTCGAAATTACGCTACCAACAGAGACTTTCCAATCACTAGATGATCCAAACGGTGAAATTGCAACTTGTATTTTATCAGCTTTTAATCTTGGTTATCCAAACATAGAAAAAGAGATGCCAGAGCTTGCTGATCTTATTGTGCGTTCTCTTGATTCTATTGTGGATCTCCAAGAGTATCCATTTACAATGGCAGCTAAATCTTCTCTTCTACGGCGCAATATTGGTGTTGGGTACATCAATTTTGCTTACTGGTTAGCTAAAAATGGATTAAAATGGGACTCTAATCATACCAGAGAAAAAGTACATCAAATTGCGGAATCTACTCAGTATTGGTTGTTAATAGCATCTAATAATCTTGCTAGAGAGAGAGGTGCTTGTGATTTATTTGCTGAAACCAAGTACGCACATGGATTGCTACCAATAGATACTTACAAAAAAGATGTAGACTCTTTTGCTTCTTTTGATTTGCAACATGATTGGGAGGAACTTAGGCACAGAATTGCTGTGGATGGTTTGCGTAATTCAACGCTCACAGCAATTATGCCCAGTGAAAGTTCTGCAATTTGCGCTAATGCTACTAATGGTATTGAACCACCAAGACAGGCTCTTACGAACAAAGGTTCCAAATCTTCTGTTATTAAAATCTTGACACCTGAATATAATACGTTAGAGTATCAGTATTTGTGGTCTATCCCTAATAATGAAGGTTATCTTAAAGTTGTAGCTATTATGCAGAAATTCTTTGACCAAGCGATTTCTACTAATCTTAATTATAACCCTCTTTTCTATGATAACCAACAAATTCCGTTGGAAATTGTATTGCGTGACATTCTCAATGCTTACAAGTGGGGTATCAAAACTTTGTATTATCACAATACTTATGACATGAACTCAGACCAAACAGAATCAGGATGTGATTCAGGAGCTTGTGCAATCTAATATGCGTAGTGTTATTAATTACAAGAACACTAACGATTATCTAAATCAGCCTCTATTTTTCGGGGCTGATCTAGGTTTACAACGTTATGATGTTCAAAAACATCCTAAGTTAGAGGTGTTGTCTAAGAGACAGTTAAGTTATTTCTGGATTCCCGAAGAGTTTGATCTTACTAAAGATGTATCAGATTTTGCAGATTTTTCTGAAGGTGAACGTCATATCTTCACGTCTAATCTACAGTATCAGATTTTGTTGGATAGTGTGCAAGGACGAGCTATATTACAATCATTAGGACAATATGCCTCTTTACCTGAACTTGAATCTTGCTTAAATATCTGGCAGTTTTTTGAGAACATCCATAGTCGTAGTTACACATACATAATAAAAAATGTGTATACCAACCCCAGTCTTGTTTTTGATGATATTTTGACAACAAAAGAAATTCTTGCAAGATCATTAACTGTTTGTGAACAATATAACAAACTTATAAATATCTCAGATACCATAGAAAAAAAGGCTCTTTATACCTCTTTATATTTGACCTTAGTTTCAACAAATATTTTGGAAGGACTACGCTTTTACGTATCCTTTGCTTGTTCATTTGCATTTGGTGAACTTGGCAAGATGTTAGGAAGTGCTAAAATCCTATCTAAGATCGCACAGGATGAGAACTGCCATTTACAAGTAAGCCAGTATTTACTAAACTCGTTAAAACAAGAAGACGGTTTGTTCCAAGAAGTTATTCAAGAGCAGCAACCTACAGTTATTTCTATGTTTCAGGAAGCTGTAAACCAAGAAGTTGAGTGGGCTAGATATTTGTTTGTGAAAGGTAATATGTTGGGTATTAATCCTGAGATTCTTACCTTATATATTAAGTGGTTGTGTAATCACAGGTTACGAGCTATTGGTTTGGAGTCTTTATATGATGTACCTACAAACAATCCTATACCTTGGATTTCTAAATGGTTAAATTCTGGTGATAGTCAACCAGCACCACAAGAAACGGAGCTAACTTCCTATCTTACTGGTGGTGGTATCGATAAAACTAAAACTGTAGAGCTTGGAGACTTTTCTTTATGAGTTTAGGTTTAGGTCATTCTGTAGAATTGATCAACATACCTTTCCTAGTGTTATCCTGTAATCCTCTTGTGTATAGATTGTACATGATGGCTATAGAGTATGTTGAGGAAGCTGAGGCTGATATGCGCGACTGTTATAATTCCATGACACCGCAAGAGCGTAGATTTATCGATGATAACTCAATGTTTGGTTTGATTACAGATGAATTAACGGGTCAACAATATTATGCATGAAAACATACAGAATCCACAGCAGACTTGGTGGTTCACAAAAACACAGAGTATGCAACAAGGCTGGCGTTTATTTCTCTACACACTGAGGTATGAGTACAAACGTGCGCTAACCAAAACAGAAGAAACAAATTGGTGTGGTGAAAACCTGCAAGCTGTGGCACAAGATTGTTTTTGGTTAGCATTATCTGGCTACGAGGCTGATTTCTGATGGCACAAATTATAGCGTTTAGTGGTCATAGATTCCCATCTACAGAGAAGCTAGGCGAGTCTGAAATGCTAGGCTTCTTGTCTTTCTTGAAACAGAAACTGCATATATTTTTCAGCACCGAGTCTGCTGGTAAATACCACCTTTCTAACATCGCTGGTTTTGTATGTGGTGGTCAGATTGGTTTTGACCTTGCTGCACAACAGTTTGCTATTGAGGTAGGTTTGCCATTGCATATTTGTTTGCCGTATAGCTATGATTTATTCACAGAACGATGGGACTCTAATAAGTTTCGTCAGATTTTGTTGCAGCATATGGACTATGCGACAGATATCACTGTTGTAGACACTGAACCTTATTACAAAACAAAATATGGGTTGCCAGTGGGTCAGTATCATGTCTCCAAACTACAATGGCGTAACCAGTATATGATTGACAACAGTGATGCAACTGTTTTTTATCTAAACCCTGCATCGCAGAAGGGAGGGACATACAATGCTTTGCGGTATTGTAAAAAAGTGGGTAAACCTTGGCAAAACATTTATAGAGAATATAAACCGTAGAAAAAGAACGTTGGTAACAACAAAGACTTATAGTTGACCATCATTACTCTCTTCTACGGTCTTTCTGTATGATAACCAGACAGTACGTGTAAAACTACATTGCAGTCTTATGCGTTCTATGTACCAATGTGATTTTTCGTGCAAGACAACTATAATAGATGACGTTATGCTAGAATTGCAATCACAACAACACACAAAACAAGAACTATTACTAAAAGGGTTCATCTATGCTACATATTGAGTTCACTAATGGTGAGCATGTTATAGACTGGTTAGCCACGCCAGAACAAGAAGAGTTGGCACGGCTATACCGACAACCACTGAAACGTGCGCTGGCGGAAGAACAAGCCGCTAAGTACAGAAGAGACCCTGACAAACATAGGAGTTTGGGTTATGTTGCTGACCTTTTAGATCAAGATGTGTATGAACCTTATCTTGGTGCTATTGGTGGTGGAGATCGTTACATTATACATGACATCTGTAAAGGTACAGGGCAGTATGCTGTGCAGTATCAATATCGTGACAGCAAACCTATTTGGCTTACAGAGCCGTTGAGTATTAGTGCTGATGGAATTTACAGAGTTACACCTACTGGATTAGGCTATATTGTCAAGTATGAAGTTGACATTAGTGACTATGACAATTGGTAGGTACTATGTTTGAAATTCTAATGCAATTTTTTCGGTTTGTATTTATCTGCTATCTTGTGTATATAGCTTTTATTATCTGCAAAGCTGTGTTTGATCTTATAGTTGTTGCTGTACAATACTATTGTTTTGGCAAAAAACCAACACCTGCTTCAAGAAAGTCTGGTACAAAAGAAAAAGAAACGGAGATTTGGTACAATGACTGGGACTGAAATTGTAGGTAAGCTTGTGGTTGACCTATTCAAACCATCGGGTAAATGGTCACAGACCTTAGAAGTAGAAGTAACAGTAGAGGACTTACAGTCCTGTAACAACTATGAACCTTGGGATTATATAGAGATTGTCAGACGTAAACTTGATCTTCCTGCTAAGTTAGGCAAACGTGTTGACTGCTATACTTGGGTTATACGCCTTGAAGACCAGCACATTGAAGACCACCATTTTTGTCGTTATTTGGTAGAACCAGATGCCTGAACCGATTACTTACACACGACCTTTTGAGCCTCTATCTTTACCTGAAACAATAGAGCTTAACTTCACTGATCTTGGTTTATTGCAGATTATGAGTGAAGAAACAGGTGTTAGTTACGAAGAATTGATCCGTACATCAATCAAACATCTGTATCACAACAGACACAGCATTTTCCACACAACAACAACCATCAGAGATTTATAATGCAACTTAACATCCAACCATTAACCCCTCAAACCCTCTCTTTCTATGGCGACCACGATTATAATTACGCAGGTGATTGTGGTTATGATTTAGGTTTACCAGAGGACACAAAGGTTTATTTCAAAGCTCAGACAACTGTGAACCTACAAGTTATTATTACAGCTTGGGAAACGACAACTGATTGTGATTATATGGGACAATATTTTGAAGATCAGGAATCTATTGACTTTTTAATTGTTCCTCGTAGCTCTATTAAGAAACTAGCCGTCAGGTTGTCTAATTCTATAGGCACTATCGACAAGAATTATAGGGGTAGTTTAGCTGTAGCGTTGGACTATCATGATTTACGTGTCGAGCAGCCATTACCTTTGTACACCGAACCAGAAACAGGTTTTCAGTACTCTGTGTTGCCCAAGGGTATGCGTCTTGTACAGATAATTTGTCCCGTTTTCAGACAGATTGATCGCACATTTATTGTCACTGCACATGACACTACAGAACGTGGTGCAGGTTCTTTTGGTTCAACAGATAAGAAGGTGTGATATGAATAAGAAAGAAAAGCTACAAGAGAAAATCACCAAACTACAGGCGGAGTTACACGAAATTGAGGTGAAAGAATGGTGGGCAGCAAGACCTCATATTCTGGAGTTTAAGTGTGTAGTTAGTAGTAACTATAATGATGAGGGCGGTCACTATAACAATTTCTACCCTTCACATATTAAACTGAACGAAGATTGGTTGTATGCTAACCTTGCAAAATGGGAGTCTTTCTGTAATTCATATAATATAAACATGTATCCCGATGATGATGGTAGTGTTGATGATGACTATGATTACTATATGCGTGACATCAATGCAAGTCATTGGTGCTATGAATACCCTAACTTTACTGACTACGACAACGAAACAATGAGGAATCCTAACTATGCTGGTTAAAGAATTGCAAGAAAAAGTATTAGAAGTCAGTCAGTTAGAATGGTGGCTACAGAACCCTACTATCAAATCTTTCTTTCTACGGTCTGAAGCTACTGGTGACGATAATGGTAATTATTTTGTGGAGGTTGAAAATAGATCCTATCGACTCACCACAGATTCTGATGTTTTAAATAGTGACCTCGATCATGATGATGAATATGAAATGAATAGTAGTTTTTTTGACTACTGTATGCATCCTGATTTCAGTACAAAAACTTACTATCCTGTAGACATTAACGAGTCACACTATGAACGTATCTACAGACCATACCCAACAGATGCTGAAATCCAAGCACGAATCGACACTATTCTTAATAGTCTGTCAACACAAGAAGAACTAACAGAATTAGTGTTAAATACATCTAAAAATAGTGCGGGTTTAGTAAGAGGTTAGTATGCGAGTTCTAAGTGCAACAGCTTGTACAGGTCGTAGCTTCGACGAATTTTTGGAAATCTACCAAATCTTGAAAGAACCCTTGTCTCTATCGGGGCTAGAGTTGGCGGTAGGCATCAACTTCACAACAGATGACATCCCGAAGATCAAACACCACAATATTGACACAGTGCTTTGGCATGATGCATTTTGGTTTGTTGATGGTCGTAAACAAGAAACTTACCCTTCGTGCATTGCGGAGTATTTCGCCTTACACAAGCTTTTCTGTGCTGAGGATATAAATGTACCTTTGTGGTCGATACACTCGTACAAGAGCCATAAACCCACAGCTATGTGGACAGATGCTTCTTTTACTAATTTTAAACATGATAACTGGTATGAGCTTGATTATACTTTAGCTAAAGATGATCCTTCCGATTGGGAACTATGTGACAACAGATACTTCGATATTGTACTAGAAAATATGTTGCCTAATGCACCATGTTATAATAATTTGGAGTCTATATTGCAAGCTGATATTGCTCGACACGGTTTTTGTATCGACTACAGCCATGTGAATATTTGGACTCGCAATAACCGTGAACAGACAATAGCACAGTGTTTGCTGGCAACGACAAGAGCTAGAGAAATTCATCTTTCAAGCAATAGAGGTGTACGTGACTCTCATGACTATATACCACCTAACGAATGGTTTTTACCTTACTTGGACTCTATAGAACAAGCTTATCCTTCACTATATATCACATATGAATCTTTACCCATAGAATATAAAGAATATGGAAGACTGGACAAATGGTAGAACTTGCGCTGATTGCCAATACTGTGTGGAAGTAAGAAAACACCCTTGGAACAACCTCAAACACAGTAAAGGTAGTATGCGTGACCATATGGGTTTTGCTTGTCTTTTGTTTCAAGAGGATAATAATGTAGCGGTATTCATGGATCACGCTGACGGTTTTTGTGAATGTTTTACAGAGAAAGAGGTTGTAAAATGCACATAAAACAATGGTTACAAGAACCTCTACAAAAACGACAGTGTGAGATGATTATTCATGAAACACTATGGGGGCTTGGTATCTTACAAAAACAAGGTGTGTACATTACTAAACGAAGTGAAGGTTGCGCTGCTGATTACTCAACAAAAGGTAAACCATACCAAGTATTTATACCTACAGAAGGCTGGTTAGATAGTGAGATTGCACTATTTTATAAACAAATTTTACAGTATGAGTTTGATCCTAGATTAGATGATTATGTAGAGAAGTTGTTAAAAGAAGGTAAACCATTACAAAATACAATGGATTCAAAAGGTAACATAAGAACTGGTGCTAATAACGATGTTGCTTGTTTTATTTTTGGTACATTACAAGGTTTAATACGAGAAAAATATGCAGTTATTTAAAGTTGGTTTTGTCAAAAAAGGAAATATACGAGGTGAGATCCATCTGGGCTTTCCCGTAGAAGAAAAATGTCGTGAGTGGATTGCCGCTAATAATCTGCTTACCACGGACTATGCTGGTTTACCATCTTATTGTTTTTTAGGTGCTTTATAATGTTCCAACCAAAAGCAGAAATCATTGCTGATTCTATAAATAGTAATGGTTGTAGATTAACTACATTTGCATTGACATATCATCGTTACATTCATTCGGAAGTGATGACTTACAGAATGTGGTCACGCAATGCTAGTAGTAGTCGTGCAATCCCCGTAGAAAAGAATATTAAATATGTTGAGGATTTGGGTTTGTATCCTTTACATTGGGGTGCTAACCAAAAAGGGATGCAAGCTTATTCTGAAGTCGATGCAATAACTAAGCAACAAGCTATACTAGCATGGGATTATGCTCGTGAAAATGCACTAGCCTCTGCCAGAAAGTTAGTAGAGCTTGGTGTTCATAAGCAAGTAGTTAATCGTTTGCTTGAGCCTTTCAACACTATTACTACTCTAGTGACAGCAACAGATTACAGTAATTTCTTTGCACAGAGATGTCATCCTGCCGCGCAGCCAGAGATTCGTGTATTGGCTGAAACCATGCAAGCTGCATACAATGACTCCTTACCTGCTGAGTTTAACAAGTGTGGTTGGCATTTACCTTTTGTATCTGAAGTTGAGATAATGCATCATCTAGATGATTTTGCTAAACTAATTGCAATATCTGTAGGGCGGTGTGCAAGAGTATCATATTTACAACATGATGGTACTCGTGATTCTGAGAAAGATGTTGCATTACATGACTACCTTGCTACTGCACAACCACCTCATTTATCACCATTTGAACACGTTGCACAGAATATGGATGACGACCAGATGTATGCTAATCTACAAGGTTGGCAATCTAAGCGATATAAGCTTGAACATAATGAAACGGTAGTTACGGTCTAATTACCGTGTTATATACAGTCCTGACGTACTTTTTCTTCTATGTTTGGGGCTGTATATTTGTTGTTGTTATTTTAGGTTGGTTACTATGCTAAAGATTATTTTCTCCGAGAATGTTGATTATGGTTTACCTGACCATCTGATCGAACAATCTTGTTGCAGTGTTTTGGAAAGACTCAGGAAAAGACCTATGTTGGCACTTACACACAGAACTGGTCAACGCCTCGTATGGCAGAAGTTCAAGTCGTTGTTGACCACAGACTACAGCATTTTGGCAGACCAAGTAGAGTTTGAGGATACCACAGATGCGTAGACAACATGATGCTTACTACACAGAGCAAGGGTTGACTTTAGAGTTGCTGAAGTATTTAGATCTCACCAAGTACCGAACAGCGCTGGAACCTTGTGTCGGTGATGGTCATATTCGAGATGTGGTGCAACAGAAGTACCCACATTTAGTATATACAACCAACGATATTGACCTTACGAAAGATGCTGATTCACATTATGATGCAACTTACAAATCTAATAACAACCAACAAAAGGCATTGTACCAGTACTTTGACTACGAAGGTTTTGTAAGAGATAGGTGGTGGGATTGTTGCATCACTAATTTCCCCTATAATGTGCAAGACGCTATCCTACCTTTGGTGTGGCAACATGTAGAGTTACTCGCTTTCATACCACGCTTAACATGGCTAGAACCAACACGAACAAGAGCGCAATTTCTACAAGAAAATGCAAAACATTGTCGTTACCAAATCATCTACAACCCACGACCTCGCTATGACAGCAAAGGTAGTGACAATGTGACCTCCATGTTTATTGTGTATGACAAAGGATTCTATGGAAACCCCGAACAGATATATGCAACAGATTGGCAATCGAATGTACTCTGAGCTTGTGGATTTTATGGCAGCTTCCCTATACGCTGTAGTAGAAACTACTGACTCATTAGAAGCTAACAAAGCTAGTGATTTAAAACATTACTTCAACTGGTTTTATAATTATATGAAAGAAAATGATGGCTCAAAACACTTTGGAGATTGCACTAATCATGCTATAGCTTGCCACCAGTGTATTATTGATGAACAGAGAGATATAGCAGCTACTATGATTAACAAAGCAGTATTTGATCAGTATTTAATAGACGAGGAATTATGCGTAGAATCTGGGATTTAGACCAAGATACATTTAACTTGGTGGCTGGCGCTTTTTTGTTGACTATCATTATTTTCTTTCTATGGTGTTTCGGGCAATATAACCAGTTATATATTGTAACAACAGATACCAATGTCCACGTTATCGACAAATACCATGAACGAGAATACTGTGATTCTGAAGGTTATTGTGATCCAGAACATTTTGTAGTTATTTTTGATAATCATGAAACTCTGGATCTACGGGAGAGACAAAGTTGGTCAGAAGTACGTCTTGATTCTTTATGGCATTTTCATAAAGAACAAGGTCGTTTATGGACTATAAATAAAGAGGCATATCCACTATGATTACAGCACAAGATATACACAAATTTATGATTGACCAAAAACAAATCGATCTCGCTATTGCAGAACACGAAGCCAGAGTAACAAAATCAGGCTTCTGGCTGGTGTTAGTGCATGACTTATTACTTATAGGGATCTTCTATCTCATCGTCCAACATATCTAGTGTACGTTCATCCACATCGATCTCTAGGTCACGGATATTAATGTTAGCAATGAAAGATGACAACGTGTAGAGATCATCAACCAATGAGTCAACCTTCTGAGGATCTGCTTTTATTCTATGTAACAAATCTGTAACCTTTACTAGCATATCTATAGCTGTGTAAGGGTCATGCATCTGAGAAGGTGTGAACGAATCGAGAATATCAATTTCCATAAATACCGTAGAAAGAAAGGGCTATAAATAGTATGACAGATATTGTTACAGTTTACCACATATACCCAGAAGGATGTTGTGATGATTACAGATATGTATTGACCAACGAAATGTCTGACATTGATAGAAAAGGTGTTACAATTTCATATCAAGAGAGATCACCCGAAACCCAGAAGTATGAGGCTAAAGATAGTATCAGTCTCGGTCTGGAAGAAGCTGGTATAGTATATAAACTGCTTGGTAAATTATTGACAGGAGAGGCATGAACCACTATTTTTATGACCATCAAGGTGAGATTGTAGATCAAATTCTGGCAACTGATTTACAAGTTCACAAAGGCGATTTTATAATGTTTACTGGCGACCAACCAGCGATTTACCAGATCCAAGGTGTGTTGCATATTAAGTCTGAAAGTAAACAACCAGCTTGTCATAACTGGGTAGTCAACCGTATGACAAAGCTTGTGGTTAATATGTCTCACATCGACACAACTGCACCTCGTGCGCCTTTACCTCTGAAATCTATACAAGGGTATCAGCAAAAATGACGTACTATATCACAAAAAAGATGAACATAGCGATAATTGGTATGATCGTGAGGGTTATAATAAATATAACATCATGTTTGTTAATGAAGAACCCATATACACAACATGGCAATTTCCAGCACAAAGTAGTAGGTAAAAAATGCATTTAAACGATAATCCTGATGCAAGAGAGTGGGCTAAAGAGTTCATTAAAACCATCCAAGCAAATAATATCCCCTTAGTTTTTGATGAAGATTTTATGACAACTTGGTTTGCCAACGCTATTATGTGCGGTTATGACTATGCTTACAAAGAAATGAATAAAAGATAGATATGGAACTTGTACATCCACAACTACTTAAGTCACACGGTGAACATATACGGTTGCCCTATGCCTACAAACGGTATCCATCAGGGCGATTAGGCGCATATATGATCGAGCTTATTTGTTATGACGAAGATAGACCAACATCAAGACCTTATTTTCTATGGGGCTTCGTGTTGTTCGCCAAGGATGATGTCACACTAGAAAGAGAGCGTCTGAAGTTCTGGTCGCCACATAACTGGTATCTGTGTGTTAAAACAGGCGACGTTACTGACCAGAAGCGATATGATCCTGTGTTTCTTTACAGACGGGCTTTGCAGATAGCTAAGTACTGGTACAAGATATATGCCAAGCGAGGTTATGTAGTAGAGGAGCGTGACTTATGGCAACTAGAACCACCAGCTTTGAAAAAACCTACTCATCTATATTTGGGCTATGAGGTTGTCACTGGTTATCCTATAACTGTGTTGGAGGCTTACAACACCAAAGAGGCACTGCGTATGCTCAAAGCAACATACAAGACAAAAGGTACACAGGTACAGACACGGTTGCTGGATCGTTGTTTGGACTACTATCTTGAGCATCCTAAGTACAAAAAAATGATGCGTAAAATATTATCATGAAACAATATAAAATGATGCTAAGGTCAAATGATTTCTGGTTTTACAGTGACAATCTGGAATTTTTAATTAAAAAAGTTGAGTTCTTTAATACTTTTCGTAATGGTGTTCGATCTAAGCCAAAAGTTGTATGCTGTAAGACAGGGAGAGTAGTGTATGAGTAACTTGTATTTAGTATGGATTTGGGATGGTTACAATGATTCTTGTCCCCATTTGCAGATCATTTTTGCAGATAAGAAAGATGCTGTGGATTATGCTTCTTTTGCGTATTTACCACATAACGGTGCTGTGTTTGTAACTAAAGAAGAGATCGGTGTTTGTTTCACTCCAAAATATTTTAAACATGATTATGTCTACAGGAGAGAACATTATGATCCTCAAGAAGCTTTGTGGCAAGAGGCTAGATGGTTTTACTCTCCAAATATGAAACAAGAACAGTTCATCAGACTTGTTATCAATAACTATTCACCAATGTGTGTAGATGTTGACTGGGATCAGTTGTATAATAGGGCTGTGAAGTATTATGAATAACCTATATATAGTTTATTTTCGAGATACCTATGATGACTACCATTCAGAGCATATAGTAGCTATTTGGTTGGATGAACAAAAAGCTATAGAATATGCTATAAAATACGACTTAGCACAAGATGAAACTATAACTGTTAAAAAGTCTTCTGAAGGTCTGCAAAGTTGGCAAGAGACTAGCATTATTTATCAACGTGTAGGTTATGACCATACACAAGTTTTATTTAATAGTACTTATTATGTTGGTCAAGATAAAACTAAAGAACAGGTAGAAAAAACAGCTATATCTCAGGCTAGTCCTATATGTGTAAACATAGACTGGGATCGTTTGTACTTATTATATAAGGAGGAGTACTGTGACGAGGAAGACTAAAGATCGAGAGTTAGAGGACATCTTTCTTGACACTATTATAAGCAGATTAAAAGCTATCCAAGAATTTGAACTACAGTTTACTTTTAACTCTGGTTATAGTGACGTTAGAAATGATGCTGAACGTTATAAAAGGTCTGTCGGAATAGCTTGTGACATTATACTGGATTACATTGAACAAGCACAACATCTAGTCAAACAAAAAGACAACTATGAACAACTGCTGCTCGACCGTATGTTAGAGGATGGTGTAATCACAGAAAGTATTTTTGATTACTACAGCCCTTTGTAGAGTAAACACTACAAATTATTTCGCAACAACCGTACCCATATTACAGACCAAGACCGTAGAATAAAAGATGAACGTAACACTACGAACATTATAACTATGATTTATGGATCAATCCCCGATTTTACTGACAAGCGCAAAAACACATCATCGATCCCTAATGTTTTTGATGCATTTTTTGCACCGTTCACAGAAGCTTTAACATATACAGGCTCGGTATCCAGTGATGGCGCTAGATACACACTTGCTTTTGAAATTCCACGTTTGATTAAAGACTCTATCACTGTCACTGTAGAACCAACTACATCCCAGTACAAAACATCGGCTCACAAAATTGCAATCAAAGCTACACAAGAACCTTTGGGCAACTATTCTGTACCAGATCACAGTAAACAAGAGACTGCTAAACCTTATCAACAGGATTTTATTTTGTACTCACAACAAGTGGCTTTAGATGGCTCTCTAAAGCTCTATTATTCCCAAGGTGTACTTGTAGTTGAAATTCCCTTGCAACGCCCTGTACAAACGAAAAAACAGGCACTCAGCGCACGTTTGTCTGATCTCGAATCGTTAGCATAATCAAACACACAACATACAATAAAAGAGGCAGCTAACAACTAGCCTCTTTTTTCTTTTCTATGGTAACTAAATTTACAATTGAAATCGAAATGGAGAACCGATGGATTCCACATTTCCTATCGATGCTTAAACATATGGAAAAACTTGGCAGAGCAGGTATTTCTAGAGAAGTAGCTATATATGCTGATGGTGATGGTGATTTTCATCCAAAATTCAAATGGGACTCTACACTATCTTCTGATGCTGAACCATCTCTCGATCTTGCTGGTAATCGTTTATATGATGCAGGTTAATATGGACATCCAAAAACAACAACTTATAGCTAATATTCTCCTGACAAAACTAGAAGCTATTGACCCCTTCTGTATTTTAGCTGGTGGTGCGCCTAGAGACTGGTATTTTGGTCGTGAAGCTACCGATCTTGACTTCTATATGTATATAGGCAGTATGTCATTATCAGAATTACATCGGAGACTATACGACTTAGGTTTAATTGATAATAGCCAAGCTCACAGTGCTGACTTTATTGACGATGATGATTATATAAAAAGTGATAGATTGAAGTGGATCTTAACTTTTTATTATGATAGTCAAAAAGTGCAAGTTATGGTAATGCGTAAACCTGTCATTGAGTCTGTGTTATCACATTTTTCTTTATCTATCTGTCGTATATGGTATAAAAATCAAACTACTTATTTTACACCAGAATTTCTGAAGACCGTAGAAGAGAAAACAATTAGACAGGTACAAGAAGCCTTTGGTGTTGGTTATATAGATAAAATACGGGCGAAATTCCCTGACTATGGTTTTGTTGGTTTGAGTCAAGATATAGAAGATTTTGAATTTTAGTATGAACTTTAACATCCCTCATTTTCGTGCTTTGGTACGTGAATCTTGGTTCACAAAGAATGAACAGGACAAAGATAACTGGTATGAAGTTATATGCTTTGCTGTACAGTCCATCAGTGGCAAGATACTGACGTTCCATGTGCTTGCCGATAATGGCGCTATGAGAAGTAGAGTACCTATTTCTGAAGTCTATACTAAAGTACCCACTACCCCTGACATACCTTTCCACTATCACCAGCTATGGGATATGTTTAGTGAAAATGCTCATGTTGTTACCTATGATTTTCTGAAGTATCATAAGTGCCAAATCACACTTAAAGACAGGACGTATATCGAAGCAACTTATATGTTCACTATTGATTGGTTCGATAATAGCTACAGTGATGAGCCTCAAGATTATAAGTGTGGACACTTGCTTGCTGGAGATGATGGTCGGCTGTATCTGATGCCTAACAACAGGTTATTGTGGCGCGATAGTAATTGGGTGACTAACAAGGATATACAAAAACTATCTAAATGGAAAGTTGATACTTCTTTCCTAAGTGTTGAAGTTATGGGTGATAGATGGGTTTCTGCCGACACCGATTGTTTTTTCTATGATATTGACACCAACATAGAAAAAGAATTAATATAGTAGTGTTATTGAGGAATCTAGGGAGATTAGCAACACGCTGGTTCGACTCCAGCTACCTACATTAGCTACCAAGGTGTTAGGACTTTTATAAGTGGGTATAAGGGTCTCGACTGGTAATTAAAACTAGATTCATGTGTGAGTTTTATGAGCAATATCACTAGATAGCAAAAAGTAAATGCGAACAATATCGTATCTTTCAAAGCCCGTAAATCCACCTTGGTAGCAGCTTAGAAAATGAAGGGGTAGTGTAAAAGCTATCCCTTTGTTGTCTTCATCTTCCCTTTCTATGATCTTTGCATTTATGAACACAGTTTCCTATCTTACACAGTTTCGGTTTATGGGTATGTGGTATTTGATTTGGGTTTGTACTGATGGTACAGAAGTTTTGGAACGTACTTTTGCTTTTTATGATGAGTTAGAGGACTATGCACTAGGATGAGACTATGTTTGTTGTGGCAAGGATGTCCTATCGGACGGATGTTTGTTTTTTTCAGAGAGAATAGATAAAAGCCAGCCATCATACTTTTTCAATATTGGCTTACTGCAACGTTTTCAAGCTCATACATATATTAATTATGATAAGTATTTCATACTTTTGAGGCTAGAAGCTATATCAAAACATACTTTTTATTTTTTGTATGATTTTTATTTTAAAAAAGTATGATATAATAAAGTCATACAGATTTTAAGGTATACTAGATGAGTGATAAATTACTAACTGCTTTAAGCAGAAAGCCAGTGGATACAGAATTAGCAGTTCAAGTTTTAGTTGAGGCAACAGCCTGTAGTAGAGAAAACACTGAAAAAATAGTTGCTGAAATGCTTCCTGTTTTAATCCAACTTCAAGTTGAAGCACAGATGAAGTTGGATCACATTATTGCACAACAAGAAAAAGGTATTAGACTTAGTGATTCTAAACTAGCTTTATACTTTAGAAATAACCCTCAAGTATTATCTGGTTTTGACGTAGAAAGAGATGATGATAGTTGTAATTGGGTAATAACTTTTGATGGTAAATCTGATCGCATAACAATTACAGAAGCTTACAACGTTTTAACACAGAAACTATTACCTGTATTTGGTGCTATTGAGATTAAATTCTCTACTATTACTAATGCTATTTTAAAAGCATATCATTGGGAAAATTCCGATTTAAACAGTGCTTCTATAAGTGTTGATGCAGCTATTATCGAGATTGCTAACTCTTTTACTAGAAAATTCTCTATACCTGAAATTAAAAAAAGACTACCTTCTTTGCGATTATCCTCGAAAGAAATAGAAAGTTTCTTGTTAGAGAGAGGTTGGAAAGTTACACAGTATGGTACTTGTCGGACAAAATATTTTACTAAAATAGGTGAATAATGAAAACTAAATCTCTCGGCATCATTATCCAAGCAGATAACGATCTTGTGTACCAAGTTGCACTAACCAAAGATCAAGAGGAGTGGGTGTTATCATTGTTGACACAGTTGCATAATGGTAGTATCAAATTAATCGAAGAACCGATAGAAGGGGTAAAAATCACATGTCAGTAACACCTTTCTTTTCTACGGCACTAGGGCAAATATGGCATGGGGATTGTTTGCATTTGATGTCTGATATTCCTGATCACAGTGTATATTTGATCCTGTGCGATTTACCTTATGGGACTACAAAATGTGCTTGGGATTCTATAATACCTTTTGAGCAACTGTGGACTCAATATAAAAGAGTAATCAAACCTAATCACCCTATCGTTTTATTTGGCTCACAACCTTTTTCTTCTATGTTAGTTGCATCTAATATAAAGATGTTTAAATATGAATGGATTTGGCATAAAAGTAAATCTGGCTCTGCTTTCACAGCACAATATAGACCTGTTAATAAACATGAGAACATACTGGTGTTTGGTGAAGGTCGTTTACCTTATTACCCACAGATGACAGAAGGTGACCCTTACACAAGAACACATAGAGTCGCAGACACGGATATTAATAACCATAAATTAGGCTTCAATAAAAAAGAAGCTATGACAACAAATACTGGTGTTAGATATCCTACGACTGTGCAATTTTTCCAACAAAAATGGCGCAGACAAGATCAACTACACCCAACACAAAAACCTGTAGAATTATGTGCCTATCTTATACAAACGTACACACAAGAAGGTGCTTTGGTTCTAGATAACTGTGCTGGTTCATGTACAACAGGTGTGGCTTGTGAAAATACAAATAGACGGTGGTTGTGTATCGAAAAAGAGTTACAATATTGTGAAATAGGGAGACAAAGATTATGTTAATTTCTGCTTTTGTTTTTAGAGGTTTATTATGAAAATACAACTGAAATGGTTGTCTGCTTTAGGCAAACGACTTGTTGAACTATACTCTGTGGTGTTGCATTTTCCACAACAAGTACGCACCTACGCAGAGCTAGAGTTATTGGTGGTCAGAGACTTGGTTTTACCCGATGATCTATTTTATATAACTGAAGGTGATACCGTAGTGGCTGAGGCACATAAATATGGAAACTAAATTCTCACCATTGTTAGAAGTCCGTGACTTATTACCGCTTACACCAGCAAGACTTCTTTCGTTACCTGATATCATAGACATTAGATGTGGTCATGTAGGTATAGCTTTGTATTTTTATCCTCTGTCGAGTTGGCATTGGTCATTTGATATACAAAAACAACCAGTTACAATGAATAGTTGTACACCTTGGTTTGCTCATTATTGTTGGGAAATAATTCTACCTACTTTACATATAGAATATGCCATACTTTGATTTTCAACCTAATAATGAGATCACAATATACGCGGATGCAACCAAGACGCTACAGATTGGTGCTTTTCACAGTATACCTGAGTACCATGATTATTGGCAATTTTGGTTTGAATGGGGTACACTTGATATAGCTTTTCGACCTGTACAAGCATGGCTACTAAAGTGTAAATTGAGAACAGAAATTCTTACTTCTCTTCTACGGTTCGATTTGAGTCTACCAATTTTATTTATTTGTTTGCGAGTACATAAATGATTTCAGCTTTTATTTGTGCTAATATCTATGGTCAATTATTAGTATGTTCTGTAAAAAGAACTGTTGTATTTAACAGACCTGCTTTATATGAAGTTCAACTGACAGACCAGAAATGGTACTCTGTAAATCGTTGTACAGGTGAATATGCTCGTGTTGGTAAACCTTTACGTTACAAAAAAGAGACGAAATGGTGTATTTAGAGATTATAACTAATTATCTCTATGAAGCAGTTACTGATGCTCATGGTGAAAATAACTGTTTGCTAGATGTAGAGTTTTGTTGTGCTTTATTATATCTTCTCTACGAGAGTGGCAACAAACAATATATTCTAGATTTATTTCAAAAACTTTTAACTGAAGATTGGGGTATCAACAAACAAAATGATACACCTGACTCAATTTTAAACTATTGGTGTGCAATAACTGATGCTGATCTAATGTCCGTAGTCGCAAGAGAGGTTTATGGTTCCACTGAATAAAGTAAGACGATTGTTTGCTGTTATGCAAGAATTAGGTTTATATACAGAACCTTTGTTAAATATAGGTTTTAACAATGAACTTATAGCTGAATTTTGGTTTGGTGATAAATACTTGTCTATAGAGATTAATGGTGAATGTTTAGATGTAAGTGGTATGGATCATGGCGTACATACAGATGCTTGTATTCAAAAAGGATGGTTGTATGAAACACCATAGAAAAAGATGGGTACGTCGCAATCGACATAAACAACCATCGTTGATCGCTATGCACAGAATTGCAGAGTTTTTTGATAAACAAGTACCACTTATATTTAATGACTAAAATTAAACCTAAATACCAAGCTGTTCTTGATCGTTATTTAGCATGGACTATTGGTTGTGATAATCTATTTATGCCTATACCTTTATTAAAAGAAGATCCTAATGCTTTACAACCAGAAGTTATTATGCGTGACTGGGAATCTCAAGGTATAAAGATACCTGACAGTTGTACAGACCCATTACTATTGGCTCGTTATATACAAGGGAAAACACTACGAGACTGGCATATTACTGAGTGGCGTAATGGTGTTAAAGAAGGGTTTATGTTTAAGGAAGAGTTTATTGAGAATTTGTTGAATAAAGGTGAGAATCCAGACTTAATTTTTAAAGGTATTGAAAATGATATGTCTTGGTATTATGCTACAATAGTAAAAACAAAGTAGCAGATTTTTATTAATGCAGCCATACTACCAAGATGAATTTGTGCAGTTGTATAATGCCAACTGCTTTGATATCCTACCTAACATAGAAGAAAAGGTAGATATGTACTTTTTTGATGCGCCTTATGGCAAAATGGTTCGTTGTGACTGGGATTCTGAACACATAGACCTTTCTCTTCTATGGTTTCAAATGCATCAAACAGGGCATCTTAATACAGTTTATATAGCTACAGGCGCACAACCTTTCACTAGCAAACTTGTAGCGTCTAATTACAAAGAGTTCAAACAAGAACTTATATGGCGTAAAACACAAGGAACAGGTCATATGAATTGCAAACGTATGGCTTTGAAAAACCATGAAAACATACTTATCTTCTATGGCAAGCAACCTGTATATAACCCACAGATGACTGCTGGTAAACCTTATACAACAACTAATAATCCTCGGTTGAATCGTGTATATGGTAAATCTAAAGTCAATCAAACAGTGAATACAACAGGTGATAGATATCCTTTGTCGGTTCTAGATTTCAAATATGACACCAAAAGATGGCATCCTACACAAAAACCAGTTGCGCTTTGTGAGTATATGATAAAAACGTATACCAATGCCGATATGTTAATGGTTGATCCTTTCGCTGGTTCAGGATCTAGTTTAGTTGCAGCTAAGCAAAATAAAAGACGAGCTATCGGAGTGGAATTAGATCGTGGTTACTGTGACATTATTGTAGAGAGATTAAGAAATGCAGATTTTATATAAGAAAACAGGTACAGGTGCTATTCAACAATGGTCACAAGAGATCCAAGGTGATAGATACAGGACAATCACGGGGCAGGTCAACGGACAACTTACAACGTCTGAGTGGCATATCTGTACACCTAAAAACCAAGGTAGAGCCAACGCAACAACAGCAGAACAACAATGTCAAAAAGAGGTTGCAGCGAACTACCAGAAAAAACTGACAGCAGGTGGATACACGACTAACATAGAAGAGATAGGTGTTAGTGGTTATTTCAAACCTATGCTAGCTAAAAACTACAAAGACTGTGTACACAAGATTAAATATCCTGTTTTTGTACAACCTAAATACGATGGAATTCGTTGTGTAATCAATAAACAAGGAGCTTGGTCACGTAAAGGTGAACCGATCATCACTGTGCCACACATTTTGCAGTCGTTATCACCTGTGTTTGCAACAAACCCCGATCTTGTGTTGGACGGTGAACTATACAACCACCAATACAAAGATGATTTCAATACTATCTGTTCTGTCGTCAAGAAATTAAAACCGACACCAGAGGACATAACCAAATCACAAAACACAATTCTTTTCTATGGTTACGACTGTTTTTTACCTGTGGTGTACAGTGAAAGACTAGAGTTCTTGGAGTGTTTAGTTGATTATGACTATGTAGTAGTTGTACCTACAGTTCAGGCTTTAGATCATCAACAAGTAGATGATTTTTTGGGTTTGTATTTAGAGCAAGGGTATGAAGGTGTGATAGTTCGTACTGAGTCTTACTATGAAAATAAAAGGTCAAATAATCTCCTCAAATACAAGGTTGATAACACAGATGAATTTTTGTTACTGGACATACAAGAAGGTCAAGGTAATTGGGCAGGTTTAGCTAAGAAAGCATTGTTAGTTACAGAAGATGGTGTGGAATTTGAGGCTTCGGTTGCCAATACACAGTCTGTATGTCATGATATTTTAGCAAACAAACATCTGTACATTGGTAAACCAACAACTGTGAAGTATAATGGTTTTACACCTGCTGGTAAACCTAGATTTGGTGTTATAAAAGAATTTGCGAGGGTCTTTTAGTATGGATAATCAAGTCTGTTCGTTGTGTGGTGTAGAGTTTATTGATGGTAGCTACAGATTTTCGTATCGACCAGATCAACCTATTAGCAAAGATGCTGTTTATACCAGAGTATGTATTTCCGCTATTAATGCACAAAAGAAACGTACCGAGGAAGGTGAGACTGACCTTGAACCTCTTGCTTTGCACAAATGCATCAACACAACAGGGCAATACAACAAGAAGTACAGATGGCTGAAACCGAACGAGAAAGTGTAACACAAGAACAACTACAAAAAGACCGCTTATATCTAGAAACATCAAAAACATACATGGGTATAAGTCTAGGTACTTTGATATACATCTTGCATAATATTGAAGATTTTGCAGTCAAAAGAGCCTCTGAACGCTACTATAGAATTTGGAGAAAAACAGATCAAGGTTTTGTATTTGAGAGGTTACAATATGGCAGACATAACCCTCTCACAAGGTAAGACAGAAGTGTGTTGCTGGTTATAGAACATTTTGAAACTAATTAAAGGAGTATTATGGAAGGAATTACAGTTAATGGCAACTTTATTGCTTGCAACCCTAATGAAGTGTCAGATGGTTATCACACTTTTGGTGAACTATATGACCATCGTTGTTTGTTGTTTACACATTTGATGTGGTGTTATCAAGACTTATCTTTTGCTTCACATTGGCATAGTGATGGGACAGTCTGGGATGGTTGGTTTATTGCTGGTATTAAGCTAGACGGTGGTATGATTACATATCATTTACCAGACAAATATGAGAATCTTTTACCATCATCAGTTTGGGTGTCAAAAGCACCTGAATGGGATGGGCATACATCTAGCGATGTTGTTAACAGATTGATTCATGAGCTTACAATAAAGAAGAGGTTAGAGAATGGCTGATATAACTAAATGTTCTACTCCCGACTGTCCACTGGCAGGTAGTTGTTACCGTAAAACTGCTGTATCTAACCTTTATAGACAAGCTTGGGGTAATTTTCCTTTGTACGGTTCACACTGTTCTTTTTACATACCCACAGAAACTGAAAAATGGGTGACTATTGATGTAACGCCTCTGTAAGACGCACCAAGACGTTTTATATTGTGTACGTATGTTTCCAAGTAAAAGATAGAAAAATGCCTTAGAGGTGGCAAAGAATGGTAAGAAATAAAGCAATAATCGATTCTGTTGCACGAGGATGTTTGGAATTATCACAAACACAGATTGATGAATTAACACGCTCTCAGCAAAAACAAAGTAAACTGAGATTTGTAGGATTGTGTAGCCACATTGGTGGAGGTAAAGATTATGTAGCTAATTATTTAGCGAAGACCTTAGAAAGAAAATGTGAGGTTGTAAAGTTTGCAACGAAGTTGACGGAAGTTGTTGGTGCTATTTTAGGTGTTGATGATCTTTCGTTGTTTCAAAACCGCGAATGGAAGGAAAAGCAACAGTTTTTATGGTATGGGTGTGTAGACGGGTTGGATGGTAATGGTAAGCTTATTTCTGCTCGTGAAGCACAAAAGATTATTGGGACTGATATCTGTCGTCAGTTATTAGGTGATAATATTTGGGTTGATGCTTTTGCTCGTGAGTACAATGATCCTGACACACTACACATTATTTCAGATTTACGTTTTCAGAATGAATTTGAGTTTATAAAAACTAGCGGTGGTATTATTATTTATATTGATAATCGTAATGCAGCTATTAATCAACACAAAAAAGAAAATGGTATTATCCATCAAAGTGAGAAGCTGGTTTGGGATATGCATTATGGTCGTATCCAAGCTGACTATGTGCTTGACAACAGTGACTACAATAACAAACAACCTTTACAAGATTTGCTCCTTTTTCTTTCTACGGTTTAACTATGATTGACCTTATTATTAGTTCAAGAGCATTAGCAGGTAAAATCCTGAACAATCCTAATCGCCATATAGATTTTCTTGTAAGTATCGGATGTCCTGACCGTGATCCTCCTTCGGGATATCACAGGTTCCCACCAGAACGCAAACTGAAGTTAACATTTTATGACTATATAGGTGAACCACAAGATTATGCTCAAATTGCACAGCAACCTTATCCACCTACAGTAGAGGATGTGCAACGTATCTTGTTTTTTGTGCAGAATAATATCAGACCTGCTTATATAGATGGCTTGACAAGACCAATAGTACTTGTGCATTGTGAAGTTGGTATATCGAGGTCAACAGCTACAGCACAGATTATTTTAGAAGAGTTAGGTTTATCTGAACAAGAAGCTATTGCAGAAGTTCTGCGTGTAAGACCACAAGCTATACCGAACCAGTACTTGTTGCAGTTATATCGTGCTACAATATAGTAGTAAGATATAAGGTTTATGTCGTGTCTATTATACGAGTTTTATCTGAGGATATTGGAAGTCGCAATACGGGTCTAGCTATTATAGACTACAACACTGAAACACAAGAAATGCAATGTTTAGATGCAACTCATTTTGTCAGTAAAGGTGTGTCAATTCCTGAGCAGTTAGATAGTTTAGCCCAGTTTTTGAAACAGTATATAGACACACATAAACCCTCAGTATTCGCTTATGAATCTGTAGTATTTAAGGGTAGGAATGCGGCTGGGGTTGGGGTCGGTATTCAACAGGCACTTGGAATCACACGGTTGATCGCTTACAAGAAAGGTCTTACGGAACAATCCTATACACCAAAACACATTAAACTTGTAATCACAGGTAAATCCACTGCTGATAAGCAAGATATAATTGATAAAGTCCGTTTAGTTTTTCCTTCTACGGTCTTTACCAAAACACATAATCATGCTGCTGATGCAGTGGCAATCGGTTTGACCTACTTGGTTGACAAACATAAAATAAAACTATGACAGAAGAACAAAACAGATTACAGTATGAATCATTCGTGACTTCGGCAATACACAGTGGTCAGCTTGACGCGATTGTTGGTTATAAAGAATGGTTAGAAACTACACCTCTAAAAGATAACTCTGTGCTACGTTTGTCCACCAAAGATGCAGAGAAGTTTGTAGGGCTTATGGAAAATCCACCTGCACCAACAGAAGAGTTGCGGAGGTTGTTGCGTGACACAAAGTAAAATTGAGTGTATGTCTGTATTGACAGGGCTACCAGTAGAAGATTTGGAAGAGATGTTTCCTAATGAAAAAACTAAAGCTAGAGGAAGTTATGGCTGGTACTGCTAAGGTACGTACACGTAAAGAGTGGTCAAACAAGTAGGTGTAGATTTTGATTAAAATGCAAGATAAAGCTAACTACAAACTAGGTGACTCTTTCACCGATAAAGATACTAAGACCTACTATTTTGACGGTTTGAGCTGGGTATCAGGACTGCACATTTTATACAAGAATTACAAGGGGCAAACCAGTGAACGTGTTATTATACCAATCAACGTGTGGTATGGCACGACAGAGTACCATCCAAAACCTAACTGGTTGTTAACTTGTTGGGACGTAGAAAAGAAAGCTTATCGTGACTTCTCGATGGTTGATATTGTTAAAATTGATAAATAGTGTGTTATGATAATAGACAAGCAGGTACGGAGCGACAGACAGGCTTGCCATGCTCATAACTTGGATATCAGTTGGTGCAATTCCAACACCTGCGTCCAATCCTTTGTAGTGAAATGGTATCACAGAAGAATTTGGATCTTCTATTCTACGTTCGACCCGTAGCGAAGGAATTGTCAGTAGTTCAGCGGATAAGAACACCGAGCTTCTACCTCGGATGTCGAAGGTTCAAATCCTTCCTGACAAGCCAATGCCTCACTAGTTTAGTGCTTAAAACAAGGGTTTTGTAATCCCTAGTCATCAGTTGGATTCTGGTGTGAGGCTTTTAGATTTTCGAGGTACTGTTGTTTGTACGCGACTGCTTCTTCAAGTGTTGGGAAGTATTTATGATGTTTAGTTGGACTGTGCCTAAACTCGTAAGTGTTATAGCGAGTCTCTCTTATAAGTTTATGACCAGATTTTGGTGGTTTTCTAGAGCTAGTTTCTTTATAGTCTTTTGCAAAATAAGCATCTCTCGCGGCAACAGCTTCTTCTAATGTCTTAAAAATCTGACTATAATTAGGCTTTCTAATATAGAATCTATAGTTACCACAATCAGTAACTCTAATATGCTTCTCGCCAGAGTTTGCAACTTTTTTAGGTGTTTCTAAACTACAACCTGAAGCCAGATATGCATCCCTGTAGATTACTGCCTCTTCAAGAGTTTTAAAATACTTACAGTGGTATTTAGGTCTAGTATGTTTAAAAATATACCTATTTCGCTGGAAATCTATATAGTACTCACCAGTTTTTGATGGCATCATCAGATAACCATTTCTACTTTCTTTACGTTGCTTTATAAAAACAGCCAACTCTTCTTCAGACATTGCATCTACGGAGTCATTCCAGAAAGTTAGTTTACCTTCTTCTCTAGCTTGTAATGCTTCCTCACGTGTGCCATAGCACCCTAGACCTACTCTGTTACCACGTACATAGATTTGAGCGCTGAATCTACCTGTCTGTGTTATTACAACACCTTCAAAATCACTCTTTTCTCTAGACTGTTTTGACCTATTTAATTTAAATTCTTCTGTGTGTTTGTAACCAAGATTGTTACCAGCATTAGGGCAAATATTCAGACAAGGTTGTAGCAAATCAATCCAATACTGTTCACGACTTATAAGCTGCTCTTTATCTTTAGTAACGACTTCCAAAATAGAAAACTGTAGAAAATCTTCACCATATTTATTGAAGATATTCTGCAAATACTGAGAATGATGTTTGTTGTTTCGTAAGGAATGTAGATGCCCAGTCCATCTATGTCTAAAATTACGTCCTGCGCTACCTACATAACATCTGTTATCAGATGTCTCGATCTTGTAAATTCCTTGTTTTTTAAGCTCAGGAAGAATTTGCTTATTATTAAAGTCACAAATCTTGTATTGCATTTTTGTTACCAGTTAAGATGTGGGGATTCAGTTAATAAGGAAAAGAGAGAGAAACTTAACTGGGATTTCTTGTCAGTGGGGTAATTAATTCCACCTACTCTCTTCAGTATATTATAGCATATTATGGATATTGCTGGTTATCAGGATCAACAGACTTTTCTTCTAAGTTAGGGTCTACTTGTTGTAACTCTTTTTGTTTCACTTGTGCTTCATCTATCTGAGATTTAGCTGCTTGTTGACTAGCATGGCTGTTCAACCACTTCGTGACAATATCAAGTTGCTGAAGTTTTTCTGCGTCAGCCTTCTCTGCATCTGTTTGAGGATCTAGCCCAATAGATTTTCTTACAAAGTTTTGTAGTCCCTTGTCATTGGCATCTATAACCCCACTCGCGACCGCACTTAGCGCCGTACTCACCAAACTGTTCCTATCAACAGCAGATTCAGGAACTAAGAACTCAAAGGAACCATAATTATCTTCAGGTATCTTTCCAAATTCCCATATAAGTAATGGTTTAACTACACGCTCTAGAATCGATTCTCTAATACATTGTACTACGCTTTCTACTCCTGAATCTAACATGGATTTATGATTCTGTGAGAGACCTGTATTGCCAAAACTACCCGACACTGACTCTCTAAAGAGCGTAACTGGGACATGGAAGCTGAGGGCAAGGTTCTTCTCAATTAAATCGAAAGCATAAGACCAAAAAGCTTCCCCAGTCTGGGTTTGCAAGATTTTTAAATCTGTATCAAGATCAGTAACAATTAAATCATTTTGGTCAAGTTCTTTCAACTGCATATATAATGCTTTCTGTTTAGATACAGTTAAAGCTTTACCCGAAGAATCTAATCTTAATTGATCATTTGCATCATAAAGCTGCATTTTTGCTGAACTACTAGTCTGCCCCCACAATATACCTGTAGCATTGTTCTTCGCAGCAATAGCAAATTCAGTAGCTACCAACTGTCTCAGCTTATACCAATTCAATGCACGTTCACAATCAGCAGATCCCCATATCAAGTCTGTATTAAAAGGTATAAGATCTGTATTTGTAATATGTAGGCACTTGCGATGGTCAATATATACTGTGTTGTTGTATCTGTCTCTATAACCCCATTCTGTGACACGACCACATTTACCACGAGCAGATAAGTTACGGATATCCAGCACATTGATGTCTTTCAACATCCACTTGCCTCTAAAACCTGGAACCGTAGAAGAGAAGTTAACCTCAGCTACAGAACAACCAAAAGTCATAGCGCTTGCAAGACGTGCCAATACGTTGCGGAAACTACCTTCCATATTGGCAAAGTTCTGGCGTATGAACTGCTGGTAGTCTTTGTTAGGATGTGTATATTCCCCAAAAGTAATCTGTGCGCGTAACACCTTGATACCTGCACAAAATGCCGCGATAGGATCTTTATCAAGCATCTTAATCCATTCGTTATACACACGACGCTTCGGTGAATACAACTCTGTGATATAACGTCCTGTCAACGCCTGTACAGATGATGTCAGACGGGCATTAGTAGGTACATATAAAGATGGCTGGAACTCCTCATACAGAGGATTGCCATCTCTTCTTTCTATGTTCTTGGATGTGATTACATGGGGGAATAGTGCCATAATTTTTGTATATATATAATCTTATGATATCACATTACAAGATACAGCTCATATCCTCTATTTCTAAGTCTGTATTTAAAGTGTAGTCAAAATATTCAACACTGAAGGAAGGTGCTGAACCAGATAGATTAACTACAATCGCAGCCCACTGTTTTTTGATTATTTCATCTTCACTTCTGTGCTTGGTTAACGCATATATAACCCCATCTACAAGGTTAGGCGTGTAATTTATACCAGAAACACGATTAAAAACAATATATTCATCGTTTCTAGGATCATCTTCTTCAGGGAATAGATCAACTGGTGTGCGAAAAGATTCAACATCAAACTCTTTTCTGTTACTCCCGTTGTAGTACGCATATACAGTATTTTCACCTGATAACTCTTGGAATATAAAATCAGCTTGATCCAAACCTATGCACAGTAACTGAAAAATACCAGATGATGTATTTACATTTATGATATTACCAGGAGAAAGTGCTAAAGGTACAGTAAATGATGGTAATGGTGGCGACCATTGGATAGAGAATGGTGGTGCAGGTGCAGCTGATCTTGTAAAACTGGCATCTTGTTCATCATCATATGAGAAATTACCTGTGAGATCATATGTAGCGGTTATTGCTTTAGATACACCAATTTGATTAGCAGGTATCCATATTGGCGTAGAGAAATCAGGAGGAGCTGGATATTGCCAACCATCAGGAAATGTGCAAGTTATAATCTCCCATGTGTATTCATCTCCTAGTCTTACAGGGTTAAGCTCTGTACTATAATCTCCGTACCAATACTCTTCTAAAGAGCCTTCGACTCTTACTTCAATCATATCCTCTAAATCTAATATCTCGTCAAAACCATCTATAGTTACGGTTATTTCGGAGTTTGTTATTGTTACAGATGTACTTGCATCAGATGGTAAATAAATCAAAAAATGTCTTTTGTTACCTTCTGGATCTGTTTGGACTAGTCTGGTATTTTTTCTTAAAGTATCACCAGTATTTATATTACCAGAACTATCTTTTTCACGAAAATAAAAAGATGTAGTTAAACATCCGAGGATAGGGAAATCGACTTCAACACCTACCCCTAAAGTTACATATAAACCATGTTGAAAAACTTGAAAACTATTACCTGACAATGCTGTAAAATTTGTAAACTCTAAACTACCTTCTGTTAATAATCCTAAAGTCAAATCAGGATCATTTTTATAAGCATGTACATAATATCCCCCAAAAGTTTTTGAAGCTGTTAAAATACTAGAGTTTATATCATTAAGCACTTCTTCAGGTGTTGTTTCACCATCACTTATCAAATACCTAAGGTAAGATGGACTACCTTCAACTATATCTTTAAAAACAACAACAAGCGGCGCATCAAATCTTTGTATTGGATTTTTCTTTCTACGTTGAGTTATTTTTGTCTGTTGTGCTACTTTATTATTACCACCTTGTATCTCAGCGTCATTCAAAACCACAGAAGAAAATGATCCTTGTTGCACAGTGTTGTTATCTAATAACAACTGTTGGTAATTTCTCAGCACTTCTTGAGGTTGTGTCATAATCTTATAGTCTGCTGCTGTGTTTGTCTTGTACGAATCTTATTGACCTCTACAGTTTTGTTATCAACAGTGATCCGTGTTGTACGTTCATTTTGTGTTACTACAGCTTTGTAACGACCAAATAAAGAACGGAAATTATGTAAAACTTGTGCTTGTGTATTGTCCATAGGTTAAAAATCCACGAAAGCTAATGAGGGTTGTTCGTTACCTCTAGAGCCTGTGAGAGAAGGCATGTTAGGCAATTTCTGAAAATCTAACGGGTACTTACCACCAATTACATTATAACGGGAAGGATTATAAGGTAATGCTGTAGGTGACTGCTTTGTAAACTCGGATGTAGTTATTTGTGACTGTACAAAGTACCAATAGCCAAGTGTCAACCGTGTTGGTTTGTTCGTCATGAAAGCACCACTAAAGTCAAAACCATGTTCTACTTTACGAATCAACCATTGTCCATCGTATTCAGCTATAGTCGTCAATGAACCTACCTTATACTCAGGTCGGTAATAACCAAGGTCAACTGTTAATTCTTGTGTGGATGAAGCATTCTCTAACTGCAACCGAAAATCTAACGCTCTTCGTGTACCAGCAAGATCCGACTGTTTGGTTTCGAGTAAAGTAAAAGAAGCTGTGGAGTCATCTGTAGGATAATCGGAGTCCAACAAAGCTGTGTAGTAGTACTCTTTGTCTTTCTTATAGAAGGGGTCGTCTTGGATGTCAGATTGTAAAGCTGCTGTGCGTTGGACAGTTGCCAGAGGGGGACGACCTTCGTATTCAGCAAAAGTTGTTAAAGCCGCTTGCTCATCAAAGTTAGTGCCTCTGCTAGTATTTGTTGTTGTGTACTCTACATATTTGTCGATGCGATCAGATGTCTTATTTGTTCCTATGAAGCGAGTGGCATTTTGGATAGCTTGAGGTGGCAGTTTATATTTATCGTTTTCTTGTAGTATGTTGTTGTGATTACCTGTTGTATTACGGTTGGGGATAACCTTTCTTTCTACGGTCGCTATTGTGTTTTCACCTATCACATATGGTTCCAACGAAGGTAAATAAGTCGAAGGTAGTGCATTAGGTTTGACCACAGGTGCTTTTTCCGCAACTGTTTGGTTTTCACCATCATATAGCTTCGCCAAAGGATTAGTACGCCATGCCAGTGCAATCTCTTCAGTACGTTCGCTAATCACTAAATATTCTTTGTATGAATCGGGGTCAGGTCGTGCTATACCAACAAATCCTTCGGAATCAGGCGTTGTTGTGTTACGGAGGGATTCAGGTAATGCCGACCATGCTATTTTTTCTATGTTGGCGTTGATTTCTTTATTGGTATTGGTATATGTATCATTGTAAATAGACTCAGATTCTACTAGATAATACTGCGTTTTGCCGTTGATAGGTACTTTCCTAAACAAATAAAGCTGCAACATATCTTGGCAATAATTGGCTTCGGCTGTGTTATTGCCACCCGTACCACCATTTATACCACCTTTGACTCTTTTACCCCAGAACACAGAACCAGCGATAGATGTGTCCTTGGTTATGTCCCAACCACCTTGGCTTTCGTTCTGAAAACGTAAATACTTGTAGCCTGTTGTTACAGTTGAGGTCAAATAACCTACACGTGATGCTTGCAACAGAGCTTTGAGTTCGGGAGCTATTACTGTGGAACGCCATATACCTTTACGATCTTGGTATTTGATGCTGTCGAAATCACGATCTACTTTTGTGTAGTTATAGACAGTTTTCTTGTACTCTATAGGCAGCCAATAATTAGATGGTGAACCACCTGCTGTTGCAAATTTAAAAGCAGTAAACATAAATCCATATTTGTAAGATTCTACATATTCGGTCACACCATCTACTTTTTTGGTGATACGTACTTCTTTTGTCTGACCACCATTGTCAAATACTAAATGCAAGGCACGAGTAGCTTGATACCAAGTTCCTGTTTGGTTGTCTAACGGTGTTTCTTTAGGTGATACAGGGTTGTTTAGACCAACACTAGATATAAAATTACCTTTTTGATCGCGAAAAGCTGTGATATTGTCAGGTGGTTGTGAAACAGAAAGATCACCCTCTACTAGATATAATACTTGCGGGGTTGGTTTGAGATAATCAGGGTCGTTACGAAAAGGGTCTAGCGTATTGTTAGCCCATGTCACAACAGCATTTTTGTACTGAACAGGTGGCGATCCTGATATTTGCACAGGGCTGATGACACCACTTACAGGTCGTGTGTACTGCAAAGGTTTTGTTTGGACAACGCCAGAACCATAGAAGATAAAATGTTGGTACTCAAAAGCACGAGACTCTATTTCGTCGCGTAAAACAAAAGTAAAAAATGTATCGGCAGAATCACGCGTCACAGGGATCTGAAAATCAAAACCGTTGTAGACAACACCAGCTTTGGTAGCGATGTCACGTGCAGGTATAAAAGGTGAACCTGTAGAAGGAAAAGGTAATCGCACCGCTATCTGTGCTTTGAGAAAACTGTAGACCAACAACACAACTTCTACTGTGTAAGTTGTGATAATGCCAAATTGTTGTAGTGGTTGGGTGTCAGTTGTTTCACCGTAGTTCGTGACTATATACTGGTTAGAGTCGTAACTGTGCAACGACCCTTCTTTGAACTCCGCACGTAACTGGGCAATACGAAAAGAAGGTACAGTAGTGAATGACAAACGGATTTCCGACCCTTCATTGATTGTATGGGTGATACTGAGCGACCCTTCAACTTGCGTAGGCACACCCACAGGCAGAACCCCAGTAGCTAGTTTCCGACCATTGACTACAGGGGTGTTAACAAAAATACGTGTGACATTCCTTAGATCCACAGTAAACCTCCACCAGATCTTGTTGTAAAAGTACCAGCAGCAGGTATTACTGTGCGTGACCTATTGTACATCTTGTTGTTGTACAGAACATAATCTACAGAACCTATACTTACAGGCACATTATAAACAGTGTAGTATGTGTAAGCACCAAGGTCAATATCCATAGTAAACGTCAAAGCAGCTGGTACGGGGAACTCTGTCTTGGTGGCTATCAGAGACTCCAACGTGAACTCTCGAACCGTAGAAGAAAAGGTAGCTATATGCCCTGTGATATTTACTTGCGTCAGAACAGCACCTCGGTCAGTAAAAATAGAGATATCGTTCGTAAGCCCAACCAAATCTGTAAAAACAACAAACTCTAGGCGTATTGTCACACCAGTGGCGTTTAACAACGGGTACAAGGCATTTAGTTTCTTGTAATATGTGTTTGTACCTAAACCAGATAAAGACGCGACAGAGGGCAAAAAAGAGCTATCTGTGGTGTTTTGTACAGACAACAATCGCCAACTTGACGGCACGACAGTGAAAGGATTAAATAACGACACAGTATAACCATAAAGTTCTACCAAAGGGTATTGCTGCACAGTATAGACAGATGGTTCCAAACGCACAAAACCTGTAGCTGTATGTGCAGAGGTTACAGTCGGTTTACGTTTGTCATTTTTCTCTTCTATGGTTGGGATTTTGTACATACTAAAAATCTACATTAATACGTGTTGTTAACCAAGAAGGTTGTTGCCCTACAGTATAGTTTTTTTGTTTTCCACGACCTATAAACAAAAGATTACCAGCAGTTATTGCATCATAAAAACGTAAACTATTAAAACTTAGAGGTGGCTCTGTCAACGAGTCAAAGACAAGATCAACACTATTTCTTATTCTTTTGTAAGCACCTATGGTTATAATAGAACCCCAACTAACAAGCTCTCGTGGTAACACAGCTTCAGTACCAGTAGTCATTGTAAGATTAAAACCTGCTATTGCATATATATTAGTAGGTGCTGTTGGCATTGCTGTACCTGCTAACCAGTTAAGCTTAGCATCTACAAAATAAATAGAAAAAACGTCGATAGCATATGCAAATCTTATTGTGCCTTCATTAATCACAACAGATTCTGTTATAGAAAAAGTAATAGGATCTGGTGTTCCTGTGTCATCTACAAAAATACCACCACCTAAAAAATTACCACCTGTTAATGAATCCCAAGCACCCCAATAAGGTGCAGTGCCAGTAGAAGGTGCATTTGTGAATGTAATTGTCTCATTAACAGGCATCTCTCTTGTATTACCAACAGTTGTGATTGCACCAAAAACAGAAACTGCAATACGAGCATTGAATGCTAGTTCGTTAGCTCCAGTGAGAGCAGGATCGGCGGTGTGCAAGGTGATGTAAACCGTAGGGGCTGCGGGGTAAGCAGTCCCCTTTACCCAGTTTGCATCTTGGTTTCTAAGGTAAGTTGATTGAGTCATTTTTCGCTCCTAAAATGGGTAAGCATTGGCACTGCCAGAATTATAAATTACTGCTAGATCCGCTAAGTCTAGCGCTTCATCGGAGACAAAAATTTCATCTATAGTGGGGATAAGATCGTTACTTGTATCGCCGCCAACGTAGAAATTGCTGACAATAGTATCTATTTCGCTGAATGATATGGTGCTAAATGCCCCTGCATTTACTGATAGTTTTGCTTCTCCAGCCGCAAAATTAATCTCAAAATAGAAGAAATTCCAACCGACAGCCGCAGTCGCAATCGCCACTTCAAGGGGGCTGCTATCATATTCAATTTGCAGTACAACTGAATAGGTAATAGTGCCTATATCAACGGGGTCATCGGTCACGGCGCGGACTCTCAAGTAATACCCGCTAGTTGCAAATCCTGATAATATTGGCTCTTCGTAAGTTGTAGATGTGGACAAACTGCCTGTATCTATAGCTGTGTTTACCCATCCGCCGAACCCTAAAAACCTTGCTACCTGAGGATCTAATCTGGTGTCGGTGCTTTCAGCATAATTATTCCCATTCCCCCATAATCCATTGCCAATAATACCCGCGACAGTATCAGAAGTAGTTGCGACTAATGGCAGATCGGCAATGTTGACCTGATTCTCAAAATCGCCATCTAGATTCACTGATTGAAAATTCCAGTAAGCTAAAATCTTGTCATTTAATCCTTTTAATCCTGCTACTAGACCGTAGTTGTGATTCAATAATCGTAGGAATACCCCGTTATCACGTTCTGCATAGTTTTTTGTAATCAACTTTGCAAAACAAAAATCTGTGTTATCGAAATAAGAGAAAGGTAATTGAGGAAACATATTATGCTGTAAAACCTAATCCTAATATACCATACAAAGACGAACCACGAGCTATAACAGTCACAATATCCAAAGCACCAACCGCCGTAGAAAGAAAAGGTGTGCCGATAATACCGAAGTCCACATTGGTAAAAGCCACCGTATAACCACCTGTACCACCTTGCTCAAAGAACAAAACCCAACATCCACCGTCTTGTACGTCTGTAAGTGTGAGAGACATATTGCTGGTTAAGACAAAATCCAAATTACCATTGCTGAGAGAGACAGATAAGACAGAAGAAGGAGTAACTGTATTGCGTAAAACATACTGTGGTTTGGTGAAGATCTGTGACTGATCAACTTGGAAATATTCATGAACCCACCGTCCTTGTAGGTCGTCAGGTGTTACAACATACAAACCATCGGCTGTGCGTGTATCTGTTTGTTTATAAGTGTATGACAAACCATTCGCTATAACTTTCCTTTGCTGTTCATTGCTTCTCGCAGGGTAGACCAATGCTTTAAGGGTTGTCAAAGTCGGTGTGGGTTCAGCATAATAAAGCGCACGGTTATAAGTATCTTTGTATTGCAAGAACTCTGTGGTGATGCAACCATCGTCTGTTGAGTGTGAGATGTCAGACACGGATGTGCCATCATAAAAGAAAGAATATGCCACAGATACAGCGCCAGCAGGGATACTACCGCCAGTACCAGATGTTGTGTGTGCAGTAGACGCACAACGGAACAAACCTTCCACACGTGCTTGTAGAGTCTCTAGCGTCAGCGTTGTACCTGATGACCAGTCAGAGATCGTACCAGATATGACTGCTTGTGTAGGGTCAACCACGACAGTGAAACCTTTATATACACCACCAGCATTGATTACTACTTGCACTTTGTCAGTGTTCAACCGCGCTTGGTTATCAACACCCCTAAGAGCTTCGTCAGCATACAGAGGGTTAATAGGGTTGCTTGAGCCATTTTTTTCTATGGTTATGGTATATTGGACGGTCTGCCCTGTCGTCAACGTAGATGGTGTACTGAACGCCGATGGTTTTGTATAACGTGATACCGTAGAAAAAGAAGCACGTCGAGGTTGTGTTGTTGTCTGTGTACCAACAGTACACACACCTGTACGGGCGATTCTCACTGTTTGGTTAGCTGTATTTTCAACAGACACAGTAAGATCCTCTACACCAGCATTGCGAAACGTGTAGAGGTTGACACATCCTGACCCTTCCAAGGCTCGTAACACACCCAAACCATAAGGCACTACCAAACGTCTGTTAGAGTCAGCAAAAATGAGATCCCCGACAGCTAAATTAGTTTCATTGTAAGAAGAAGTATTAGAGTCAAAGTAAGGGTAAATCGAAAGCCCTACTGATGGTGTCAAAGATGTGTCAAGGTCAGTGGCTGCAAAACGAGGTGTAATCGACAGCAACAAATAAGTGTCTGGTGGGAGATCATCCTCCAGTAGTATATTCCGAGCAAAATGGTCGTATGGTACAACAGAGCCAGCAGAGGGCATGTTAGTTGTGCTGAGACTGTAATTGCTTGTAGATACTTTACCTTCCACAGTAATATCCAACAAACCTGAAAAATCATCAGTACGGTCAACGCCATCAACACGAACAGACAAAGATATCCGTGTACCTTTGGCTACCGTTGTATTAGAAGCAGACTTGAGGTAATACCTGATAGGAGTACCTGTATTCCCTGACACATCATAAACAGCATAGATCAGGTCAAGGCTTTCGTCTGCAAGATTTATGTTTTGGTTGCAACCATTGATATCCGTTGCTAAGTTTGTGGGGTTTTCTATAAGGTTCGAGGAAGCACTGTAAAGCCAACGACCTGTAGTGGCTGTTAAAACCGTGTCACCATCTGCTGTAGCTGTGCTTGTAGAGTCATAGCGATAAGTACGCGATAAGCTTGTGACAAATCGTCTTGCACCGTTGATAGGTGTTGCAGGTAAAGCAGATGGCGTAGCTACCGTAGAAGAGAAGTTGATTTGGTTGTCGAGTGTGAAGACCAGTTGTTTAGGGTCTGTGCTGAGAGGTGTGTCACTGCCAAGAGTTGTACGTGTGATTTGGTCGCTTTGCAGAGCTTTGTAGACACCGACCAGTCGTGATGTGGTGAAATCATTTGTGGTGCTTGTGTAGACAAGGAACTCGTGCCAATCTTCACTGTCGAGGTAGGATAAATTAGGTATAACGCAACCTAATGAACAATTATCAGGGACTATTAGTGAAAAAGGTAACGATGGGTTGTTGTACCCTAGTCGATTCCTACACTGTAACCACCAATAATATACTTGGTTGCCGCCCATTACAGATCCACTACCTGTATTGTATACAGCTAATGATAAAACGCTATCTCGACCACTTGCAAACTGTGTTGTCATTTTTCTTTTCTACGATTCTTTCTCTATAGTAACACAAAAAAGCACCTCTTCCGAGATGCTACTATGTCTTCTGTTACTATAGTAACATAATTGATTATTCTAGGCTAGGAACCTTATTCCATTTACGTTCTAGAAATGGGAGATCGTATTGTTTGATGTATTGGCATATAGCGATTGCTCTTACACCAGATAAAGTGTATTTATATAACGGAAAACTATACTTACCTTCCATATTTGTAAGTGAACCACGACCTTTACCGTTTTCTGGTATAGGCACAATCTCATCAAAAACTTCTTTGATAAACTTGACAACTGATTCTGTACCAAGTACGCCTAAATATAACTTACCATCTGATTCAAAAATAGTTCCATCACCATCTATATAACCTGTAATAAATGCAATTTTGTGATCCATAGAAGAAAGGTTAGGTGCTTGCAGAGTTTTGGTTTTTGCAGGGGTGATGTTGAAGTGTTTATTAAGATCTCTAAACCAAGGTAAAACACCATGTAGAGATAGTGTTGTTTTTAAAGCAGTTCTTGTAGAACCATCTGCTCTTTTTTCTTCAGGGGTGCTGTCAATAATATTACCTGTATATCCAAAAAACTGTTTAAATCTTTCCAAGATAATCTTATCTTGCTGGTGAAGCTGTATAGTTAAAGTTTCTTTTTTCTCATGTAAACAACCATCAGCAGCAATAAAACCAGCTACGTAGCAGTTTTCTAGTGTTAGTTCGGTAAAATAATCTCGTTTATAGTCATACTTGCGCCTAAGTTCTCTTGTGTTGACAGATAGATTAAGTGTTTTACCCAACCATTTAATCGACCCTTTACTGTACTGAGGAAACAAAGTCATACAGTGTTCTATACCTTTGTGGTACTCAGCTTTCAGAATTTCAATTTCTTCATTAGTCCATTGAGCTTCTTTGAGCAAGCCTAGTTTCAAACGTTTAGCTGCAACACCATGCCAATGCCTGTTAGGGAAAAATGTAGCTGCAAGCTCTTCATCAGTCATACCCTGATAATTTGCTTCAAGTAAAGCAATATCTTCAACAGACCACTTATTATTATTAGTAATACCCATCTTAGCGCGTTTGCGTTTTACACCATAAATATTTTTATCTGTAAAACCACTGTCCACTAAAACTTGTAAGCTTTGATCATTAGTCAGACCAACTGTTGTCTCCAGCAAAGCAATCTCTGCATCTGACCAAACTAAATCGTAACCAACCATGAAAAATACCCTTAATGAGCTATAAACATAATATAGCACAAGTAAGGGTATAAAACAAGGTTTACTATATAAGCTTTAATTATACAATAGTAAGCTCATTGGAGATGCAGGTAAATGTGAGATTTGGATAAACTTTTGCCGAGTTTACTGTGATACTAGAACCTTTTTCTACAGTTTTAACAGCATAAGATTTACCATCGAGGGTGACATTTGGTGTTGGTAATGCACCAGTAACAACAGACGTTGCATAGTCACTAAGATATCCTTCGATTGTATCAGCTAATGCGGCAGGAACACCTTTTAAAGATACCTGCTGAGTGATCCGTGCGAAATTGAGATCTGTTAAATAATCTCCAGAGGGCGCTCTAAGAGTATATACAGATTCGTTATTTTGGGTTATATCACCTGGATCAATAGGGTGAGTACCAAACTTATCAAATACTAGCGAAATTGCCATGTGTGTTTTTCCTTTTTATTCTACTATTATAATCTTACCATGACGGCAAGTTTTGTGTACTACCGACGTAGCAACTCTTTTGTGGTATTAAGCATCTGCTCACGCACTACTTTACCAATTTCTTGTGGTGTTGCATTTGTACCAGCAACGTTGATGTTCACCGTATAATTTGGTGGTTGGTTGGTTATAGAGCCATCGGCTTGGCGACGTATAGGTGTTTGCTGTACAGGTTGTCTTTGAATACCAGAACCAAAAGCTTGTGTAAACTGTTCTTGTTGTTGTGTACTACGCTCCTGTAGAACTTGCACAGCATTATTAACACCTGTATTACCCACAGGACGATTTAGGTTCAAATTATTAACACGTTTAAATTCTTCCTGTGCTTTTTTGAGTTCATCTGGTTTTCCAAACTGTGACTGGAATCTCAGAGCCGTAGAAGAAACATCTAACACAGATTGTTGTCTTTGTAGTTTCTGCTCTTCAGCAAAACGTGCAGGTGCATTTTGTATTTCCGCACCAATGTTTGCCCTCAAACCAGATATTGAACCTCGTGCGCTTGTTATAGCATCTAGTAGATCCTTATCTTTGGTTTGTGTGCCTTGGATCTTCAGTTGGATGTCAAGGAACTGCAACTGCAAATCATTTTGTTTAAGCTGGTTAAGTGTCTTTTCTTGCTCTATTTTTAGTGTCTGTTCTGCAAGAGCAGCTTGTCTTGTAGCAATATCTATACCAATGGCAGCAGCTTGTTTTCTAGCATCAACAGCTTCTTTACTGTCAGAGTCTTCAAATGATTCAGCAAACACACCTAAAGCATTACGTGTGATGTCCAAACCTTTGATCTTCTGTTCTATACCAACAGCTATTTTACGTGCAAACGCATCAATACTTGCTTGTCGCGCTTCAAATTGGATGCTCACAACTTCTTGTTGGAACTGTGTTTGTATTAATTGCCTCTGGTCATCAATTTGCTTTTTAGCTTCGGCTGTTAACAAACCGTTTTTCTTCAACAGTTTTTCTTGCACATCTAGCTTTTGCTTTTCTACGTCAAGAGTACGCTTGGCATTAAGTATTTGTAAACCAGCGCTAGACTGTATTCCACCTAATAAAGCTTCTTGTGATACATACAAAGGGTTAATCTGTTGTAACGCCGCCAATACTTGTGTAGTATTAGTGTTGACCTCCACTAATTTCTTTGATTGACGGTCAAGAGGATTTAGCACACCATCATAAGCTTCCGCGATGTCAATTTGTAACTGTGCTTCTGCTTTTTTCTTTTTTAAACCTTCGTCTATTAGTTTGTTGCGTTCATCTAGTCTTTTCAGTTCTTCAGATTGCTCTTGCTGTACACGGTTATCACGTACAGTTACTACGATTTTACCCTCACCTAATTTCTGTGCTGTAGAACTTTTTTTGTTTGTACGTGCATTTTCTTCTTTTGCTTGTTTATCACTGAAATCTAATCGTGCGTTGTACTCCGCAAGATCAATTTTTTGACGTTCAGCAGCAGCTTGTTTACGTATGGCTGTTACTTTTTGTTCCGCAGCTTCTTCAGCTTTCTTTACTTTATCAAGTGTAAATTGTGAGGCTTTTCTTACATCAGCATAATTACTATTTACACCTTCAGTTGAAGCTTTTATAGCATCAGGTGATATCCCACTTGTTGTATTTTGTCTGGCTTTAGCTATAGATTCTTGTTCTTGTTTTGTTATAGACGCACGAGCATCAGCAAACTGTTTGGGGTCAAACTCTTTTCTTTCTATGTTTGTCTTTTGTACAGCAGTGGACACTAATGTTTCCTGTGCTGCTCTTTGCTTTGCCAACCCTTCTTGTTGTACACGCAACAGGTCTGCACGTTCTTTAGCAAGCTCAAGTCTTTGTTTACCAGCATCAGACTCCAACTGTGCCAGACGATTACGTGCTATCTCAACGTCAGTGGACTCTGTGGCTAATCCAAACTTTTCAAATACTTGTTTTTTTAACTCAAGGTCAGTTCTTGTGAGATCCAACCGTGCTTTCTCAAGGTCAAATATAGCTTTCTGACGTTCAAAAACTAGGTTAGCTGCATTAAGTTCTGTCTGTGCTTTCTGTTCAGCAAGTTTGTTTTTCTTTTCTTGTTGTGCAAGTGCTAGTTCATTAGCTGCAACTTCTTTTTGGTTAGCACCTTGGGCAATAGCAACTTCTTTCTCAGCAGCTTGTATTCTTGCCTCGATAACTTTTAACTCTGCTTGTGTCTGTGCTTCTTGACCTGCACGTGCTGTAGATGCATCTTGTGCATTTGCTAACCCTTGTATTCTACGTACAGCATTCTCAGCTAACACCACCTGTCTTTGTGCTACAGAACGAGTTGTTTGTGTGACAATATTCTGTAATGCAAGTACAGGCTGTTTACCAGCATTAACTATATCTTTGTTCGCCAATAATTTTTGGATTTCAGCAAGTGCGCCTAAAGTATCTTCTGTACTGATAGCTGACAATTGCTCAAAACTAGAACCTAAGCTTTGTACTAAACTAGGCAGCTTGTTTATATCTTCATCAGTAGCCGTAGAAGAAATAGCTTTGTTGAAATCCTGTAAAGCACTTGTTATAGATTTAATCTCGTCAGTTTTAACCAACTCAGCAGCACCTTGCCCTAAGGCAAAAGCATTTTGGATCTGCGTGTTAGCTATTTTTACTTTTTTATCTATGTTTCTTCTGATTCTGTCAAACTCAGATTCTTGTGCTACCAGTTTCTCAACTTGGGATTTTGCTACTTGTATTGCCGCTTTGTCACCATCCTCTGTAGCTTTATCTAAAAACTGTTGTGCAGCTTGTTTCTGGTCTTGTAGTGCTTTTTTCTCAGCTTCCAGTCTAGCTTCAACTTGTATTAAAGCATTGTTATCAATAGTTGAAGAACCTTTTAACAAACTGTTGACTTTGTTAGTGAGATCTGCATCATTGAACAGAGATTCTGGTATTTGATTTTTTTCTAAGCTTGTATTAACATCTTCTATTAACTTGTTATTAGCAGTTATTACATTTTGTATTTGTTTTGCAACTTCACCTTGACCAGCTAAAAACCCAGTCGTTTTATTTTTAAGTTGTTCGATTACGTTAGCATCTGCACCTGCTTGGCTTTGCAATGCCTTTGCTTGTGCTTCAAATAAAGATACACCTTGGTCAACACGAGCTTGTCTTGCTGTCCGTTCTTGGGCTGTTGCAGCTTCATTTGGCTTGAATTTCTGCTCAAGTTCTAGACGTTTACGTGCCGATGCTTCTGCAATAATAGCTTGTGACTCAGCTTCACCTTGAGCTTTTCTTACAGCTTCAGCTATAGCAAGACCAGCTATCGCACCTATAGCACCACCAATAATAGTACCGATACCTGGCGCTACAACAGTACCTGCTGCGGCAAAAGCTGATGCAATAGCCCCACCATAAGCTGTACCAACAGCAATAGCACCACCACCTGTCAGCAAAGCGGTTGTGATGTTACGTGCAGTTGTTTTACCAACAGCTTCACCGTTGTCTGTACCCAACCCCAACCTATTAGCTGATGTTTTTAGTGTTTCTTCTCTTAAAAACACATCAGCACTACGAAGGTCATTTGTCGCTAACTGTTTTGATATTCTAGACTGTCTTTCTGCTGATACACCAGACTCCAAACCAGCACGTAATTCTGCACGTTTGTTATCTTCATCAACTATCTTTGTAGCTTGTTTTTCTGTGAAACCACTTGCAACTAGTTTCTGTACACGAGCTTGATCTTCTAATGCTTTTGTGGTGTCTCGTATAGCCTCTGTTCTTCTGTTTTGTGCTTCAGCTAACTTCTCTGTGACTGATTGTTGAAATGCCAGACCTTTGTTGTAAGCATCGAAAGCTGATGAAGCTAGACTAATAGCTGCAAGCCCTAATGTCAACGGGTTAAGAAACTGTGACAATAAATCCGCACCAAATCGAACAGTAGCTCCTGTGAGTTTCCACAAACCATTAAAAGCACCTATAGTCAAACTTGGTAACGTAGAAAATAACTTACCAAATGCAGCACCCGCGTTATTTATGTTTTGAGAACTTAGCACTGCCCTTTGTGCAGCATCTATACCTTGTAGCTCTGCACGTGTACGTCCCAACCGTCCTGTTAAAAAATCATACGCTTTTGCCACTGTAAGCGCGGCTGTACGCCCGATTGTCTCTTGTCGCCTATAAGTGTCCGTCAACCGCCCATTCTTGTCTAGAACGCCTAAAACACCGCTATCTAGTTGTTTTATAGAAGCTGCTAGGTTAGCTACACGTGTTGCATCTGCGGCTGTACCTTTTGCTTTTTCTTTTTCAAGCTCTTGTTGTATATCTTTAAGTGTTGTGGTTTGGGTAGCTGTATCAAATGCCGCTATACCTTGACCTTTAGAACCCAAAGATGCCAACAAATCAGAACCTTCTCTTCTACGGGCTTCAGCTTCTGCTGCTGTTATAGTTTGAGCTTTCTGTTGATTGTTGATCTCTTGCTCTAGCTTCAGTCTTTCTTCACCAGCGCGACCGATAGCATCAGCTTGTTTGTTGAGTAGATCTGCACGTTTGGGATCATTTGCTGCTAATCCTTCTAACTCTTGGTCAAGGGCTTGTACTTCAGCAATAGCTTCTTTTACACCTTGTAAGGCTAACTCTGTGGGTTTATTAGCTTGTTGTTGGAGTTCAACAATCTTATTTTTTAGTGTTTCAACTCTGTCATCAACTTCTTGTATTTGTGCAGCATCTTGATCTGCTAACGGCAGTAATCGAAGAGCCTTACCTTTTATTTCAAGATCCTCTATTTGTGTTTGTAGGTTTGTAATAACAGATTTAGTTGTATCTATACCCACCAGTTGTTGTACAGCTAAACCAAAATTACGAACACCAAATATAGATTCTTTCAACAACGAACCTTGTTGTGCAATACCAGCTAAACCTTTGCCAAACAATGTATTGGTGAGGTTCAAAGATATCAGAGTGCCTAATACAGATAAACCAGCACCACCTAATGCACCAAAAACCCCAGTAAGTTTACTTATAATGTCAGAAACAAAAAGAAAACCTTCACCTAACTTTTGAATCACAGGGTTATTAGCTATACTCTCTGTAACAGATACAAAGTTAGCTAAAGATCCTAATGCAGAGTTTGTGAGATTATCAAAAGAACCTGATAAAGATGATACCAGTTCTTCTGCTCTTGTTGCAATAGCTTTTAGTTTAATCGATGGATCTTCTTGTACCTCTCCAAAAATGTTGCTTAGTTTTTCTGGTGACGATTGAGATATTTCATTAAGAGATTTAGCAAACAAAGAACCACCTTGTGCTGCTAGTGCCAATGCAGCTTGTAAAGCACGAGACTCTGGTATGATTTCCCGCAGAATTTCTACATTACCGTTAGCAGCTTTAAAGACATCAGTTAAAGCTCCACCCAAACCTTTAGCTTGCACAGTGGCAATATCAAATTTTACGCGCTGACCATTTAAAGTAAGTTTAGCTAAAGCTTCTGTTGCTTGAGGTGACTGGTTTGCCAAAGTTCTCAATAAAGCTTCGATACCTGTCAAAGCTTCAGGTGTAGAAGAACCTTGTGTGGTAATAGTCGCAATAGCAGCACCAAGTTGATCTAAACTAATACCAAATGCATTAGCCACAACAGCAGTTTCACCAAATCCAGCAGCAAGTTCAGGTATAGTAGTAATACCAACTTCAACAACAGCATTAAGTTTAGCAGCTACTTCACCAGCTTTGCTTGCTTCTAAACCATAAGCTCTTAGTGACTTCGTGACAAGATCAGCCGTAGAAAAGAAATCATTGAAGCCAACTGTTGACAAAACACCAGCAGCTTTAGCGATTGCATTAGAATCAATAGCTTTTGTAAAACCAGCAGAAGCAATCTGATATTGACCAGCTAAAATGTCAACAGATGATACCGCACCGTTAAGTTCTTTTGAGAGTTTACGCGCCTCTTGCCCAACATCTCGTAACTCTTCTTTTGATGCCTTAAGAATAGTGTTCAACTTTGTTAAGTTGAGGGTGAATGTAACACCAGCAGTCTGAGAGACTGTGCGAAATTGTTGTAAAGCTTCGGTGTTACCAAAAATACCAGCACGAAACAACTCTAACTTTTGGATACCTGATGTGTCAATACCAATAGCTTGGGCGATTTCCACACCTTTTGCTTTATCAGATATTGCACCTAGAGCATCGACCACACCTTTTAAGGGTGCTGTTACCAAACCTACTCTTTGTTGAAGGTCAAAGAAAGAGCCTGATAGTGTAGTTAAAGCTGTACCAACTTGTATGAGTTCTTTAGCCGTACCTTTAACAGTAACACCCAACAAGTTAAAAGAACGGTCAACCTCTTTTACAGATTTAGTTGTTGCAGCAGTTGATTTTCCTACAGTGCCAAAAGCCTTTGTTAACCCACCTAAACTTTTTATATAGTCAACCGTTATTTTACTGGCATCAGCAAACTGTTTCTGGATCTTACTGAAATCCAAGTTTGGTACAACAGATTGTGGGGTAGGTATACGGTTAGCTATAAGACTAGGTTGTAGTGGTGTTACTGCCATTTGTTAGTATCTCTATCTCTTCTGGTGTTAATTCTTGCCCAGTTAAAATTTTAGCTTGAATCTCTGCTGGTATTATTTTTTGTATAGGTTTGTATTCTACACATTTCTCTACCAGATCTTCATATTTTGTGAATACACCACCAAAATCAAGTTGTAGATCGTTGGAGACAACTTCAGACAGAAGTTTTTTATATTCTATGTTGTTGTTCTCTTGTTCACGATCTTCTGGTGGTGTACGCATTTGTACTTGTGTTGATACAACATTCTCTAAAAACACGTGGTCATATGTGCTATACAAATCTATACCAGTTTTAGGATTTAGTTCCAAAAGTTGAGCAAAGAAGTCAGCTTCAGGATCACCAGAACTTACTCGGAGTCCTCTAGTTCTGCAAGCCTCTTCTTTGTACTCTCTTCCACCAACTCCCCCATTGTACCAGCATAGTTAAAGTGGTGCAAAGAAGATAAAATAGATGGTTCGAGTTTATCATAAGTGCCATCATCACGAACACTGCGAGAACAGAAGAAGCGCACTAATTGTTCATAGTCATCTTCGAGTTTGCTAAAGTCAACAGGCTGACCAGATACAGTAGGCAACATAGAAAAGATAGTTTCCATGATAGTGTAAGCATTATCATCGAGAACCAAAGCTGCAAAAGATGCTTGGTTATCAACAAAAATACGCAAAAGTTCATCTTGTAGCTCTTGTAGTTCAGCTAACTGTGCGCGAGGTACACGTTTTACAAATACTGTAGTACCATCATTGTATGTTAGCTTTTCTGTTCTTGTTGTGATTTTGTTAGACATAGTGGTTCAGAAATATATAGTTTGTATAGGTCGTCGTTTACGCCTTTGTCTTTATTATAACCTACAATCCAACTTAAAACATAACCAGACCCATATTCTTTGTGGTCAGGATCTGGTGTTATGTAGTTATGCATATGCAATAGACACACACGTTGGTCATAAGTTTGTAAAGATATTACCATCTTGCATGACAAAAGATCAAAAGTATCGTTGTAATTTGTATAACGCATTACCATATGATACACTTTATCTTTTTCTTCTATGGTAAAATCTATAGGTGATTTTACATAAAACGGTGCTTCATCAGAAGCAGGGATTAGTAAAATATTACCTATAGATTTATATTTTGTGTCTAAAACACGGATCATGCTATGAAGGGTTTACACGAGGTTTACGGGCATTAGTCAAGAAGGTATCAGTATTGATGAAGAAATTACCAACTGGTTGCTGTCCAACGCTTGCTAAAGTAGTGTCATCAGTACCAGTACCGTCAGCATCAAATGCCAAAGTACCTGTTTGTGAGTAAGTACGTACAGCAATGTTTAAACGGTCAACAGTGGTAGCTGTATGTACACATTCAAGGTAATATAAAACAGCATCAAATGGGGATGGTGTAAAAGTTAAAGAACCCGCAACATCAGTACCAGTACCAGCAAAGTTAGCGTTGAGCGTAACCAAACGTGTGGTGGTATTCAAAGCAGTGATTCGTACAGCAGGAGTAACTGTAATCGTCACAGGTGAAGCAACAACAGAAGATTCTGTATTAACAACAGTAAGATAAACAGTACGACTTGCAGTGTCAACACGTTTTACAATAGCACCAGAACCGATCCCAGTACCACTAATAGCATCACCATCTTTAGGTAGGGCAGATGTGCCTGTAAGAACAATAAAGTCCAAACCCTCATACACTTTAGCTGTGCGAGTAAAAGTAGCAGGTGAGGGGATAGTAACAGTACCAGCAGAAACAGCCGATACAATATCACCTACACGGAGATTAGCAAAATCGATAGCAGAAGGTGTGAAGGTGGCTGCACCAGATACAACAGTTTGACCTGTCAAAACAAAAGATGTAGGCGTGAAATCACGATAAACAACAGGTAGATATAAAGAATCAGTAGTATCATTACCAACAGCAGGTAATACACCGATGTTAATAGTTAAAGGCACAGATAGCGTTGCCGATGTACGAGTACCAGTGGTAGAAATAGAAACAGTCATTTTAACCTCATGAGTGATATATAGTAATTATAGCGCACTAGTGTAGATATTACACGTTGCGGTTACGAATTGCATAACAGGTTCATAGTTAGCATTGAGTTGGGTGTCATACTGGATCTGCAAAGGTACAGAGAGATCCACTTGCACTTTTGTTTTTTCCAATAAATCTGGCATCAACAGACACTGGGCTATTGCATTACCAACCTGAACGCCGTATTTTGCAAGATCGGCATTAATAGGATATGACATGCAGTGTTGTATAGCAATAGTCGAAGAAGCCCAGAGTGTGTTTGGTGCATATTGGTCACTTTGTCTATAAGCTTTGAGTAGAGGGTAGTTGTTCAGAGATTCTTGGTAACTATTGTAAGCCTTGTAGCTACGGACAATGACTATCGGATCAAAAGCGTACACCAACTGCTCATAAATATATTTAACCAATGGTTCCAGATAAGGGTCGTCAATTATAGGTGGCAAAGGTACTTGCCCTGTTACTGATCTGTTTGTTTGTACTTGTATTGCTACGGACATCTGTAAGACCCTGCTTGGTTGGTATATCTATCTTCATAGAAGTCAATCTTAACTCTAGAACGGTCATAAGACTGCACGTTAGGATCAGTTTTGTTTTGCTCACCAATATAGTAAGATTGGGGGGTTTCAGTCGTGGTGAACAATTGGAGATCTTGACCTTCAATACCGATAGATGTTTTGAGGATCTCACCAGCTAAAGGTATGAAACGTGCTTGTAGTTGTTGTTGTCCTGCTTGGTTTTGTGGTGTTGCTGTAGCACCAGCTATGACAATACCAGTACCCATAAACAAAGACTGAAATAAATCCAAAGCAGCTAACCTAGAACTAGCCATTACGTTAGAGTCACCTGACAACTGTACTTGCCCTTCAAAATAGTAGAACATTAGGTCAGATATCACAAGTTTCTTAGCTATATTTTTGAGTATATAGTGTTCTTGCAACAAAGGCATTTCGTATATCAATCTTAGGTGAGAGTCCATCCACTCCTCAACTTCCAACCCTATTCTTTCTACGGTTCGATATGTGACGGTTTGCTGACCACCAATAGTAGGCACAACCACACCACTGTTATCATCAATAGCAAGACGAGGTGCAAGAACTTCCTTGATATCTGTTATGTCAGTGTATTTGAGCATTAGAGGTCACATAGAAGAGAAATAGGTGCGGAGTAAGCAGCAGATACAAGCTTACCAGTACGAGGATCTTTGGTGTAGCGCAAACGTAAAGATTGTTGGTTGCGAAGACCATCTGTTCTAGAACCACTACCAGCATTAGCAAGAACACCTTTTGCTTCAGCATTTTTAGCGTATTGGTAGTTATTGTTACGGGTATTAGCACTAAGAGCTTGACTTGCTTGTGTAGTATTTCTTGCTTGTTGTTCTACACGTTGTTTAGCGTTAGCACCAAGATTAGATTTCATGGTTTGACCACGATCTAATGCTCCCTGATTAACTGTAGGTACTGCTGGTTGTCCATACTTACGTCTTGCAATTTCTTCAGCTTTAAGATTAGGTGATACATAGGGTTGTGGCTTGAGTCGGTTTTTAGCTTGTGTTGCTGAACCTACTTGTTGCTTAGTTTGTTTAGCCTTTTGTAGCCAATTTTTAGCTTTGTCAACGGTTGAACCTAATTGACCTGTAATACGGCTGAGAACACCAGTTTTAATGCCTCCACCTAACGCACCTGCCATAGCGAAATTTGCTGTTGTTGTATATTTCATTTTATTTGAACCATCCGAATATTTTGTGACCTGTATTTATCCAACCTTTTGCTTCACGTGATACGTTGACAGCAGCAGATACGTTCTTGCGTACATCTTCTACTGGACGACGTTTATCTTCACGTTGCAGTCTTTCTTCACGTGCCTTAGCTTGATCTAGTCTTCGCTGTTTGTATTGCAACTCTTCTTTTGCTCTCTGATTCTTTTCATAGTGCATTTCTTCTGGTGTCAGATATCGCTTCTTGCCATCACTATCTACTGTATAACCACGTACCTGACGACCTTCTCGTGTGTAAGGTTTGACTATCTTCTTTTTCTTTTTGGTTTCACCGCTACTACTAAACGAAGCTAAGACTGTAGAAGAAGAATTATTGCTTTTCAGTGCTTTCTTTTGTTGTCTTGCTGATTGATAAGCGCCCAAAGTTCCAAGTCCCACAGTACCTGCAATAGCACCACCAACACCATACTTAGTTTTAGCAGCTTTATTCTTATTACGAGCTAAATATTCACCAATTAGAAAACCTGATCCCAAGCCACCACCAATACCTGTTGTAGCACCTGTTAGAGCAGCATCTTTAACATCTATCTTTTGTTTTTTTTCTATGGTCGCTGATTTATTGAAGTCAGCTATATCTTCTAATAAAAGCATATAACGTGATTGATTTGTTTTATATATCTTTCTATATCTTACACCTTTTTTTGCTACAGCGTATTTACGTGTTGCACCAGAACCTATCGCTGTTTTAAGATCAGGTTTGGCAACAATTTTCCCGTTGATCGTTTTTATTTTTAACTGCCCATTTTTAATCAACATAGTATTCTGAAGGTAGGTATGCTATCAGTAAATTAAAGAGATATATCAAGAGCGATCATGCACCTTGAGCAACAGTGCATGATCGCATCAGGTGAAGCTCTCTGCTAAATCAATAATCGCGTCAATATCCAGATTTAAGGCAGCGACAAACTGCACCACCAAAGGATGATCAGATTTAACTTCCGTGGCAAATTCCCATTCAATTTGTGCTGATCTTGGTTGTGCGGCGACCACTGCATCAATATCATCAAGCAAATTCATCTGTAGCAGCGCCAATCGTAATCGCCGCATATCAATTGAACGCACAACAGGAGTTGGAGGCAATGGATTGGGGATTACCTCTAATTCTTGCCCACTTGCCACAAAAGTTTCCCATGATGTAATTGCGACTTCCTTTGTAGGGGATTGATATGCGGATTGGATATTAGCAATCACATTCTCAATGCCAGCCCAAGGCACAGGTAGGATAGTGCCATTTAAGAGCAATAGGAACAAAGTAGTAGAATCTCTTTTCATGACAGCACATATGCGTAAATGTAAGTGAGGGCGCAGCTTATTGTTGGTGCGGCTCCAAATCTGGTAAATGCGGCGCCTTGCAGTCTGTGGTTAGCGCTAGCAGCAATCACAGTGTTAATAGTGAAATTTTGCGTAATGGTATTAGATGCAGTCAAAAAATTCTGAGCGCTTCCTAGTAAGGTAGCCCCGCCAGTAAGCTGAGTAAAGTACCCCATCTGAGCGCTCCAATAGTCTGTAGCATTAGGAACTGATGCCACCGCTATAGATATTTGCCCACTGATAATCTTTATCGAGTCTGGCGGCAGTGTAGGAGCGCTTACCTGTGCGCCACTGGCTATAGCCGTAGTCGCCGATATAGTAAATCGCCCAGATGTTACGGTAATTGGCGCTGACAACCATATAGCGCCATCGTAAAAGCCTTCTCTTAACAGACTTGGCTTGTACCACCTATCACCTATCTGCAAAGGGTCACCCCCAGAAGGAAGCCCAGTGCTAGGATTTACGCGAGTAGTTGGGACTATTTCGCTTGTGATTTGTGATGGGTCAGTAGCATTGCTAGGTAAAATAATAGAAGTCATTAGCGCACCTCAGCAATTAAAAAGGTCGTACCTGTTGCATTGTAGGCAATTGCTGCTAATGTGTCTGAACCTTGAGCTGTAAAGTTTACTGTCATACCCGCATCAACAGATGTACCTAGAATAGTACCTGCCGCAGAACCAACATTAGCAATAGAAACAGACCTTGCACCAAAAACAATTGTACCTGCATTAGTTACAGAAGTTAATGATGGGGTTCTCTCTGTACTGGATATAGTCAGGTCTGGAGCCGTACCTATATTCACTGTTGGATCAGCACTAAACGCAGGTAATGCGTCTAAAGTTACAGGAATAGCTTTACCGCCTGTAACACCTTGAACAGTAACAGCCTTACTAGCATCACTACCAGCATTAGCCTGTACTGCTGTTTGATTAGCTGCTGAAGCATCCCCACCATTAATAGTAACGGAACCTCCAACACCAGCAAGTTCTCCTAATAAAGAACGTACTAGAAACAAACGATCTAATAGATGATCGCGCAGATTTTGATCGCTATACTCAGCTTCTAGTAAGGTTGTTAGCCTTGCTTTCTCTTCTGTTAAATTATCTGCTAATGCCATTGTTATATACCTTTATTATTTCATGATAACATAAAATCTTCTTTTGTTTTTATTTGCACAGACAAACCCAAACTGTCTATCACAGCCATACATGTACCTAAATAACAGTGGTCAATACGATCCTTATTGTTTTCTTTAGCAAAAACGACTATTACTAGCTGAGGACGTGGGTAATAGTGACCATAGAAAAGAATTTGTCCAAGTGCATGTTTGATTCCCGACCAGTGTTTAGCTTCGTACAGTATGTCATCTGTAAGCACATCAATATAACCCACTGGCGTGGACACTTCACGCTGGTACTGAACCCCTTTCTCTTCTAAGGTCTTGCATACAGAGTCCACAAACAAACGCTCATGTGGTTTCTTCGGTTTTTGTAGATTAGGGCGGGGTGGTTTGGATAGCTGTAACATATTAATCTGATATATACCTACCTTGTAGAATAGCTTTTTTATATTCTAAATCTCTTTCTGGCGCTTTTAATCCTTTTATTTTTCTAACACCTCTATCTTTATTTGTATATCTTGATCTATTATCTTTAAATGCTTTTATTAAAAGACTTACATCATCTTCAGTTGCAGGTGTTGATTTATTTTTAACTGCCACTATCTCTGGAACTTGTTGCCAAGATGTTGCCAATTTTTCAACATCATTCAAATCTCTTTTTCGGATAGAGTTGCCTAATATAACTAAAGAATTTCCACTCTTCCTACCTTTACCTTCAATACCAACAGCTATTGATTCTATTGCATTATTGAATTTCTTATTATTTTTGTCAGTGTAATCTGGATTCAAATGTAAAAAATCTCTCGGAGTATTTTTGTAATTGACTTGTGGGAGATATTTCATTAAAGAAGGTTTTACTTTAGTATGTGTAAGTCCATCATGGAGACTCATCATTTCATCAGTAAACATAGGATGTTTACTAGGAACTTTAGATCTACTTATAAAAACTTTTTTAGAATTTTCAACATCTAACTTTTGTAGTTTTTGCAAATTCTTTAAGTTGATTTTACCAAAATCAGCCAGTATATACATAGTCATCACCAATTATAACGGGTCGCGTAAAAAGCTGGTGACATAGGATCATTCTTAGCTAAAGAGCCATCTTTTTTCTTTATCCCACCAAATCGTTTCTGAAAATTATCACGGCGTTTCTTATCTTTGTGTATAAGATAATCTTCTCGGCTAGAGTCACCCCAAGCTACAGTTTTCTTTTTGCCATCACTTCTTTCTACAGTCACTTGGTATTTCTTACCTTTTCTTGCAGAACGAGACGGTTCACTGATTTTGTACTTGGAGCCATTGTACTTAACAGTTTTGGCACGTGTTGTATTTAACTTATCTACACTGGCTATTTCGGCAAACAAAGCCAAGTCACACAGAAGAGAAATCATTTTTTGTTAACCTTTTGTTGTTGAAACCAATTAGCGTTGCTTAGCGCACCACGTTCTTTTGTTTTATATTTACCACCACTAGCTTTGTACTTACGCACAGCTATCGATGCTTTTACAGCTGACCATTTACCAGCAGGTGTACCACCGACATCTTGTGCTTTTACAGAGGCAACAGTTGCCGCCCATTTTTTAGGGTTTTTCTTTTTGGCTTCGCCAGCAAAATCTACATAGTGACGTGCTTGGTCATAAATGCCCTCTAGATCACCCTTACCTTTTCTTTCTATGGTACGGATTTGGCGGCGTAGTTTACTTGGTATGACAACCCATTTTTCTTTGGGAATACTAATGTGTTGCGGATGACCAGCATCAAAGGTTGCTTGTGCAATGAAGTCACATAGAAGAAAAGGGTTATAAGAGAAGCCAATACCTAGAGTTTCATACACAGGTTTACGTCCTTTTGCTGTTTTAATATATCCTGCTGGTTCTTGGGAGTCAGGGTCAATGTTAGTTTTCTTTTTACCTTTTAATGTAGCTATAACTTGTCGAGGCTCATCGGGTGACTGCGGTAGATACAAACCACCTTTTTTAGAGTCAGCACTGTACTTAACATTTTTTGCGTAAATATGCTCACCTTTACTGTTTTTAACACTTACAATAGCTGGTGATCTTCCTAACTTTTTCAATCTATCTTCATACTCTTCTTTGCTTATTTTACCTTTAGTAAAAGCATCAATAACCTTCTTACGATCAGCGCTTACAGAAATAGAGGCTAGACCAGATACATCTAGAGGTTTATCTGAGTCAAGGTCAGGTTTCCAACGACCTATGCTACGAAATAAATTGGATTTAGTTGTTGCTGGCTCGACTTTACTGTTGTAAGGTCTTATAGATTTGCCGTAGTCATCAACTTTCATTGTTGGGTTCTTACCAACAACAGATGTAAATGCTTCACCATAGATGTCAACTATAGATGATTTAGCATTCTTATTTGTGTTTAGTGGTAAGCGAAATGACTTACCATCAGAACCCATCCAATCTCTGACTAATCTTTTGCCGTCACGACTTAATTGTGCTGGTCTAGGCACTAGGTTTTTCATATCCGCTTGTCTCCTAATTTTCTGTTGTACAAACGGTCAACCACTGGTGTTATACTGTCGATTTCCACTGCTCTGCCACCAGCTTTCTCGCGTACTGACGATAACGCACCTTTAAACCTCTTATCTTTCGCGCTAAAAGGATTACCAGCTATATAATCAACACGTAAACGGTCTGGTTTTTGTTTACCAACCATTATTCCTGTAGCTACACGTCTTGTTTTGTTACCATCCTTGTATGTCTTGGTGAGCAACTCTGTGTTAGGTCTATTACGCATAGATTGCAAGAGCATCTGGCGATGATAAGCTGTTGTGCTGTTCATAGGTTCAGTTGCTTTGCTTATACGCAACCACTTGTCTAATATTTTGTTGTAGTCAGGTGGTTTATAGCCGAAGCTACAAAGGTCATGCAGCAAATACATCTTCAGTTTTCCTGTTCATATGGTTTTTAATCTTCAGCCAACGTTCAGTAGAGTACTCCTCATGGTCAAAATACCATTGTCTTACACCACTATGTCCCTTAGATAGATTACAGGAACGGCAAGCTGGTATTAAATTCGAGTAAGAATCGTCACCACCCTTCTTGATCGGGATAATATGATCTAGCGTGAGTTCTTTGTGACGTTCTTTGATTCCACAATAAGCACACTCATAATTCCATTCTTCTTTTAACATCTTCTTTGCATATGCTTTATGTTGACGAGGCACATATAGCTCAAGACCGTGCTGTGACATATAACCACCATAGAAGAGAAAGTGAGCATCAAATTGTAACTACTTTTTAGCTTTTTTACCTACACCATAACGCTTATCAAGTGCAAGGACACCATCATTTTCGCTACGTGTAAGTGGAGCAAGATCACGTAAGCCACCAGCAGCATATTTCTTTTTAGCTGCCTGACGCATTTTGTCAACTTGGAGATCCAATGCTCTGTTCTTCATAAGTTCTTTTTCTATGTTAGCATCGTTAGCTTTACGGAGACTTTGTTTGACACGGTTACGAGCTTCAGCGTAACCTCTACCTAAATCTTCAGTCCACATTTTGTTTTTGCGGGGATCAGTATAAGCTTTTTTAGTTGCAATGTCTTTAACAACACCACCAATAGTTTTAGCACCCTCTTTAGCTTCGATAGCCCAACGTTGCCATAATGGAACTCCAAAGTCAGACATAAAGAACATAGAAGAGGACATGTTAGCCATATTCTTTTTCTTTTTCGGTGCTAGACTGTATTTACGATACTGACCATTGTTGTCCATATATACTTTTGGTTTTGCCATATCTTTTGCCTCTGCTAAAAATGATTGTAAACTAGCCATCTGTTTGTGGTAATAAAAGACCTGTTGACTCGAAACTCTTACCGAAACCTAATTTCTGCCAGCGATCTAGTTCTTCATAAGAAGCAAAAGTCTGACCGTCAGCCAAAGCTTGCACTAAACGCTCAGCCACCTTCTTACTGATATAAGGCAACGCAGCAATTTCTTCAACAGTTGCTTGTCCTAATACAACAGGTTTTGGTTCAGCTACCACATGATCAGGTGAGTTCAAATGCTTGAGGTCAATTTCAGCAATAGGTTCTTGTGGGATTTCCGCTTGGTGGTACTTAGGCTCAAAATGTGATGCCACAACGTTAGGGTCGGAGACAGGGTTGTACACAGACTCCACCACATTTTTTTCTATGGTCTTGGTCTCTGCTGTTACTGTTGTTCCAGCATCCACAAGGGTAGCAAATGCGCTCTGTAAGGCAAGAGCAGGTAATTCCGACTCATAATATGGTTTGGTACGTTGAGGGTACACAGAGCCGTCTTGAGATACAAATGTGCGGTGTAAAATATATTGTTTCATAGTGGTTTCTTGTTTAGAATACGATCAACTTCTTCGGAATCACGTCTGTTTTTGTTACGACCTATAACTTGTGACATGATATAGGTTTTGAGACTTTGTTTAGCTAATTCTCTCTGATCTTCTGTCAAACCAAATTGCCAAAGCGCCAAAGTAACTTTGGGTATGTCTCTGATGCTCTGGATTTGTGCTTTCAACGCAGCAACTATTTGCTTTGTACCAGTTTCCATTCTGTCCCTTCGTATCTGTACAGAGCTGTTGGTTGTTGTTTGTCTTGCAGACTAGTAATTTTTTGTGGTAAAGGTAATCTCTGTAATGAACCTTGTTTGTGTAACATAATCTTTTGTATATACTACCTTTATTGTACCTTATTTGTATTCCTTGTACCAGCACCAGTACCACCAGATTTGGGCATACCTAAACCGTACTCCTCTGTTTCAGGGGGTTCTGGTTGTGATATACCTTTTCTGTTTGTAAGTTGATTGACACCTATATAAGTGCCAATAATAGCTAATGTAGCTAAAATAAATCCCCAAATTCTCTTCATAGCTCTTTTATTTTCAGTATAACATAGAAAAGAAGGTAGGGGATGTTAATCGAGCCTAACCTAACTCCCGTAACTGGTTATCTGTATCAAACCAAAGTCGGTAACAGAGTTTCAGATTATTATGTACTAAAATATCACCACTTGTATCTTTGTGAAATGCTTGGTAGCGATTGTGGAAAGCATGGTTAACCATTTTCTGTGTACCGTAGTCAGTCAACCACTCTACAAGTTTAATTGGATCTTCTTCTAGTAAAGTTAAGCAAAAGTATTTGTCAGGCATAATTGTGTGTTGTTATTTGTTTTATTATACCACAGATTGTTGTTGGTCAGTGATCTCACGCACTGTATAACCTTTATGTGGTTGACCAGTTTTTAAAGACTTATAAAAACCTGATCCATGTGATCCTACAGATTTAGCAAACTGTACAAGTTGTTTGGTTATGATTTCTTCACCTTCTGGTGTTGTCACTACAAAAGTACGTTTACAATGCCCAAGAGACAGATTTTGTAATTGCTCAGCATTAGGTCGCTTACCTTTCCTAGAAGCACTTCTTTTTGCTAGAGCTTCAGGTGTGCGAGAGAGATCAATCATACGTTGCCTATCTTCAGGTGATTGGGGTTTACCATCGGGGTACTGAGCTTGGTAGGCAAAGTTAGCTTGTACTTCCGCTTGTTGTTCGGGAGTTAGTTTGGCTAAAGTCTCTGGTGTATAACGACAAAGCCAACCTTTGTATTGGCGTAAACGTCCCTTCGCTGCATTACGCATAGCTTCTTTGCAAATACCATGCTCACGAGCAAATTCTGGCATATTTGTCGTCGTGTATTCTGTACCATCAGGTGCTGTGCAAACAAAGTGATGTGTATTTGTTGGATCAATAGTTGGTTTTTTGCGCTTTGGCAATGGTTGTAGTTCTGTACCCTCTTCACGCACCCTATACTGTTTATAATGTGCAAGTTTTCCTAAAACAACTTTACGCATTGATGAACCATCTAATCCATTTTGTCTTGCGAACTCATACAGATTAGTTGTTGTCTCTTCAGTGCCATCTGGTTTTGTTACAATATAAGTTGTAACACCTTTAATATGAAAAGTTGTTGGATCTTGTATCTTATCTTCACTGAAATCTTCAACACGGAAACATTGCCATCCTTTGTGGTGTTTATATTCACCTCTCGCACAAGATGCTAGTGCTGATTCATCAAGTTCATATTGTTGGGCAAACAAAAACAACCCACTAATTTCATGATGCTCACCAGTAGGGCTGATAACAATATAATCTTTACTGTGGACTTCACGAATCTGTTGCTTATGCTCCTCTGTCAATTTTTTGCCTAACATAGCAAGCCCACATTTCTTTCTATGTTCCTCAGATAGTGTACGACCTGTCAAAGCTTGTGAAATCTTCTTTCGATGTTCTACTCTATCCTCTTCAGGTCTAGCAAAATAATTAGCACGACCACGATTCAGAGCATCTAGTATTTTAGCTTTAGTTTCTTTTGGTAGGACACGATTACGCATCATATCACTGTGTTTTTGACGCATTTCATCTGTCCATTCAACTAGAGGTGGACGACCTGCTTGTTTAGCAATATTATAATGAGGTTGTAAAGTATCAATATAATGTTGTTCACGATTAATAAGCTCATCTTTATCTTCAACAATCTCTAATAAGTTGAAAGTAAAACTATTCTCACCATTTTTATTAAATGATGCTTGTAGGTGTTTATTAATATGATTGTTAGCACGAAGTCTTGAGAAATGAATCCAGAATCGATTTTGCAAATTTACAGCAGAACCAACATAGATTTTATTATTGGTTGTATTACGAATTACATAAATACCAGATAGTTTTGCTTGCTCTTGAGGAATATTAAAAATTGAAGACATAAAAATAAGATAGAGGAGGATTTGTTTACTCTTCTATCTTACCTTTACTTAGTCTAGTCTGTCAATAGTTTCACTAATTATTTTTAATTAATATAGTGAAAATGGCTGAAACCTTTACAGGACGCGGCGGCTGAGTCCCCATTTTGAACACTCGACCGAAACTGGTAGCAGTCTGGCAATCACTTCACTCACATCCTTTGTCTGTACAAGAGGATCTTGATAAGTACGTTGGTAAATTCCACTACGACCTTGCTGCTCAATTACTCCACCCATAGCCTTGATAATCTTACCCTTCTTAATAAAGCAGTATCTATCTGCATTCAAGAAGCGAATATTACCACCACTAGTGCCTGGAGTTACATCCATTTCAGTACGTTCATCGAAAGTGTGTACTTTGGGGATACCACGTGTTTCCAAAACAGCTTGTAAACGTTCAGGAGCAACAACACCTTGCAAAGCAGTACCACCATCTAGAAATAAGCTAGAAGCCGCTTCCTTAGTAGACTTTTGTTGCAAAAGCTCTTGCCATAGCTTACGAGACATAACGATAGCGTCGGGAGCCATACCGTTGGTGTCGTAATACAAGTTGATGTCATTGTACAAATCCTGAATACCGTTAGCGGTTGCACGGTTAGCGGCAGTCCAAGGGATATCAACAGTTGCGGAAGGGAAATGATCGCCAGCAGTTACCAACGAAGGATCTTTCCAATCGAGATCAACAGTCATACCAGTACGAGGGTCAGTATAATTCACCGCACCAAACTGAATAACTTGCCAAGTCATGTACTCCAAGAGTTCACCGACAGAACGTACAAGACCGCTTAAGTTACCGAACAACAAAGCAGCTAAGCTATTGTTGCTACCTTCAATAACCTTACCGTCAGCACCCATCATATTTTGAACAGTAATACCACGAGCTTCTGCAAGAGCAATAGCATCACGTAGTTCCCATTGATCTTCTTCATCATAATCGTGACGAAGACCAACTTTGAAGGATTCGGCGGTGATCTTACGGAATTGACCCTTACGAGTAGAAGGAATAGCACCGTTAGGAGCTACGACAGATGCCATCGTATTGATCTGCTTGGTGATATAAGCCAAGAAGTTACGATTGTCATACATCTTTGTTTCTACGAACTGATCCAACCATTTGGATCGTTGTTGCAACTCCCACAAAGTTTCGTCAACAACCATGTCAGCTTGACGACTTTGTAATTCTTCATTTAACCAAGTGGCAATATAAGCCATTTTTCATTCTCCTTTCAAATTAATAAAATACAAAGCGGTTGAGACGACGCTTGATGTCTTCATCAACATAAGGTAGGTTCACAGTATAGATACCAGTGTCACAACCAAATACAGGGGCGATATCCTTAGAAGGCAAGGTATTGAAGTCAATACTATGTTCAAAGACACCGAGAAGTTCACCAAAACGAACACCTACACGAGCGCCAACAGGAGCAGCTACAGCAGAGTTAGCACCGAGAGTAATAACACCAGCAGTTGATACGCTACTAATAGTACCTAAAGGAGTGTTGCTGTAGACCAAAGCAGAATCAGAAGCAGTAGAAGTACCACTTGCAGATGCACCGCTATCCGCTGCGTTACGAGCAGCAGTGGTTAGAGAATGAGCAGTAACACCGTCCTTACCATAGATGTAGATAACAGCACCACTAGCAATAGCCTTAACCAAAACAGATTGATTAGGGTCAGCATTAATAGCAGCTGCAACCGTAGAAGCGATAGTGGCGTTAACAGTGGAACCAGTAACAGGAGTAACAGCATAACCACCGATTGTGACTTTGACACGTTCAGTTGCTAGGTATGTACCACCAATTGTAACAGTTGCAAATGGCTCAACTAAGTACAAAGCATCACCAGCTTTGAACGTATTAAAAGGAGCAGCGACAGTACCAGTTGCTGCACCAGTTGTGAAAGCAACCGTAACAGTGGAACGTGCTAGAAATCGAGCTACAGAACCAGTCTTGGTGACAAAAGAACCAGCAGGGATGATTTTATTGCCGTTAGCATCAGCAGCAACATCAGCACCCGAAACAACAACAGAGCGAGGATATTGCGCCCCATCTTTGTTAAATAAAATAGGAAGATCCTGTACAATAGGATTTTCACGTTTGATATAAGACATTTCTACCTCTTACTTATTAAATAAACCAATGGCTTGCAAAGAACGCTTAGCGGCTGCATCAATAGCAGAGAAACGAGCTTCTTCTTCAGGATCAATATCTTCGTTGACGTATTGGTTGAAATCCACGAGATTACCACAACGCTTGAATAGTTCCAATGCAAATTCCATAGCGTGTAGTTGAGTATCGAGGTCAACACCATTTTTGTCAGCTAACATAGAAAAAGAAGCAACCATATCTTCTTCACGGTTGAAATTAGCAACAAGAGCTTGTTTAGCTACAGGAGGCAACCAACCTTCTTGAACACCAAACTCAGCCTTAGCATTGATGTTCGCCAACCGATCTTTAACAACGCTGAAAGTTTCAACAGTTGCAAGACGAGCTTCGAGTTCTGCTACACGGGGATCTGGAGCAGAGAAAGATGCGGTACGACCACGAGATGCAGAATAAGCACCTACAGGAGCATTTTCTTCTACAGTCTCATATTCTTCTTGAATGTCATTATCCTCATCGCTGAGTTCTGCATCAAGGTCTAACAAACCACTAGCGTCCATAGCAGTAGCTAACAAACCATTGTAAACATCTTCATCTTGTGTTTGGTCAAAAACAGATGAGATAAGATCAAAAGTTTCTTGCTCTAGATCTTCAATAGAACCGTCTTCAATGATAGCTACGATATCTTCGTCAGTAACCTCATAACCTTCTTCTTGCAGAACAGATGCGATAGTAAACAAACCATCATCAACTGTTTCATATTCATCTTGGATCAACGCTAATAACGCTTCTCCGTATTTGTTGCCTGGTTCAATATTATACATTTTTACCTCTTATTGATTTTCTTGACGGTTGCGCTTCATAGCACCACCAATTGCTGACAAGCCAATACCAGCAGCACCTAAGCGTACAGCCTTACCTGTTAAAGTACGACCTGCAATCGCGTTACCTACTTTGCGTAAACCTGTTGCACCAGCTTTATAGCCAGCACCACCGATGTTTTCAGCACCTTTAGCAATATTCTGAACAAATTCATTCTTGCTACGTTTACCTTGAGCAATCAAAGCACGTTCAGGACTACCAGCAGCTGCTAAAGTACGATTGATGTATTCACCACCTTTAGCATTTTTGTAAACATCCCCACGATCAGCAGCAGATTCAAAACCTTGTTGTTTTTTCAAATTACCAAGTTCTTTTCTACGTGCTTTGCGGGTTTCGTCACGTACTTTTTTAATAACCGCATCAGCATCAGCATTACCTGTTTGTGTCATAGCTTTTACTGCATCTTTTTTATCTTTTGATACAAAGTTAGCAAAAGCTGTATTTGCAGACATATCAGCACGTTTCTTAGAGTCACGGTTGTTATATGCAATAGCACCTAAAGTACCTAGTCCAGCTAGACCCAAACCAGAACCGATCATGATGTTACGGTTTTTAATACCACGCAACTTCTCTAATCGAGAACCTTTCATACGTTGCTTTGACTTCATGGGAAGATTAGCACCTTGAGGGTACTGAACCATAGATGTTGGCTTTGCTGCTGGAGTTGCAGCTTTTGGTGCTGGTTTCATTTCAATCATTCCCGAAGGTGGAGTTGAAGTATCGACAGTATATGTAGTTGCTTTTTTCTTACCTCTGGCAAAATTAGCTTCACTACTAAATTTAGCGAATGTACCTAAAGTACTCATTTATTTCTTACCTCTCACAGAGTATTTTGTTTTTACAGCACGACCAGTTGGTTTTACTATAAGCTTTTTATTCAACATATTCGCAAATGCAAAGTTAGCTGCTCTGTACTTACTAGCTTTATATGTTGGCATTCCAACGCCTTGTGCTTGTGCTTGTTGTGCAACAACATCAGAATCAGCACCTAAACCATCAAGGTCTAGCAATTTTTTCACACGTTCAACAAAACCATATAAAGTAACGTCTACTAATTGTGATGGATCTTTACCTTTCAGTTCAGCTTCATCAGCAGTATAGATGTTGCGAAGATAACCCCAGAGTTGTTCAGTAAGCTTTTCGTATTCTTCTTCTTTTTCTTCTAAGGTATCCTCTTGTTCACCATCTTCATCCCATGTCAACGCAGAGAATTTAGCATCTTTCTGCGTATGTTTAGCATATAGAGTGGCGTGTTCCCAAGCAGGGATACCTACTAAAGAGATTTCCTTAAGAGAATCAGTTAAAAGATCCAAACCCATAGAAACAGAACTAGCTGTACCTTCCAGTACTTTAGAAACAACTTCAGGTGTTTGAATAACTAGATTACGTACAAATAGTGCTGCCTTGCCTAGTAATTTAGTTGCTTTTGGATTAATCTTTGCAATATCTTCTTCTGTTACTGTTTTTACATATAGTTCTGCATTGTTAGCATTACCTACAGTTGCCAAAGCTGTTTTTTCATGTTCTAAAAGAACAGGAAGTTTAACACCTTCTTGCAATGCTGCATTTGTATTGTCAGCAATTTGTGCTAATCTATCTGCTGTAAAAGTATGTACCACACCTTTAGAATCTGGTAATGTACCTTCTAGCATAAGGATAGCATCTTTAGTAATACAACCACTAGAATCTTGTGTAAAGGTAGACAGCAATGAGGCTGACTTACCTGCAAAATATGTAGTGGTAGATTTTTGTTTATTCATATCACAGTAATGTTTTTTATTACTATTTTTAAGATATACTAGATCATATAGAGATGCAAACAAAAACGATAAAAAATCGAACATGGTGTCCCCCAAATACTCTGTTAACGCTAAAGTAGCACAAAAACTACGAGAAACAAGAGAAGATTTAGATCTTAAACAAAAAGATGTAGCTGCTGCATTACATAGAGCTACTGACTTTGTTTCTATGTCAGAGCTTGATAAACGACAAATATCTGTTGAAGATGTTGTCAGCTTTGCACAAGTGTATAAGAAACCAGTAATTTATTTTTTTAGTGATCTATGATATATCTATTAGTTGACTTCCAAAAAAATGAAAAAGTAAAATCTTATACAAGGTTATCTAAAGGTCGTTTGATCACTGTCAAACAACATGCAAGAGATGGTGGTAGAAAAGAACAATTAAATGAACAGCAAGATAAAGACCTTAGAAATAAAGTTAATACAGGTGCAATAGTAGGTGGTACTTTAGCTCTAGCTGGTTTATCATTGGTTGGTATATCTGCTGCTACAAAACAAGTAATACAAACTAAATATGCACAGAATATAAACAAAGCAGCTGCACGTATAGAAAAAGCTTCGCCAATAACAGATTTTAAAAAGTACTCTAAATATAACCCATCAACTATTACTGATTTTAATAAGTACGATAATATAGTAATCACTACTGGTGGTTTTACAGGTGCTTTAGGGCATAGTGCAAATGATCTCCGAGCTAATCTTGCACGTAAATATCGTAAATCATTAGTATTATCTGTAGAGAATAAAGAATTTGATACGGCTAGTACAGACTTTTTGCAAAGAGCTAAAGCTACACCAGATCTATTATTTAAGTCAGCTATAAATGGGAATAAGACAGCAGAAGATCTTGCTGAAGTAGCTTATAATATACGTAAACAAACAGATAAACCTATAACATTTATAGCAACAAGTGGTGGTGGGATGGCTATTAAAAATGCACAAGAGATAACGGATAAGCTAAATGTAAAAAATATATCTGGTATAGGTCTTGGTAGTCCTACTTTTGCATTAGCACAACCTAAGTCACCTTATATATCTGTAATGTCAGGTAATGATTTATTTCAACTAACCCCTGCTGTCAACAAAAAAGATATTGTACGTGTTCGTGGTACATTTGATACTAGTAGGGTATATGGTTTATCAATTACAGAAAGATTAAAAATAAAAGCTATGGAACATAATCATAGATCTTACCTCAGAAATCCAGAAGTAATTAAAATATTAGATAAGGTAATTAACAGATGATATTTGCAAATGAACTTGCTAGTTTTACTGAAAAAGAAGAGGTAAAAACTTACCAAAGATTACAAAAAGGTAAGTTAGTAACTGTTAGACAACATAGAAGAGAAGGTGAGCAAAGTAAAAACCCTGCTGTAGATAATGCGTTAGTCAATAGTATTAAAACTGGTGCTAACGTACCTTTCAATGTTGCAGTTGCTGGTTTAGGGTTGGTTGGTTTAGCTGCTGGTACTCGTGCTTTTGTAATTAATCGACACCAAACACAGGTACGTAACGCAGCAACACGGATACTGACACAACCAGATATTCCCGATCTTCGTTTTTTATCTAAAGCTAATCCTCAAAAATTACCTGATGATTTCAGTCAATATGAGGGTGTAATTATAGCTACAGGTGGGTTTGCTGGTGTAAAAGGGCAACATACTTTAGGTATACATGAATATCTTAAAAAAGATTATCCTAACCATCTTGTATTATCTGTTGAAAATTTGTACAACGATCTTGGATGGGAATCTGATCTAGTAAAACGATATGCAAGAGTTCCACCTTTGTTGTGGCGTAATGCAACTCAAGGTAATAAAACTGCTGAAGAATTAGCTGGACTTGCGGCTAGTGTAAGAAAAAGAACAGATAAACCTATTACTTTTGTAACAGCATCAGGTGGTGGTATGGCTGTAAAAGAAGCACAAGAAATAGGAGATACTTTGGGATTAAAAGATATACAAGGTTTTGGTTTAGGGTCGCCAACATGGGATTTAGCTGCACCTAGATCTAAATACGTATCTATCATGGATAAGTCTGACGCTGGGACAGCTTGGATACCTTTAAGGTCAAAAAAAGATGCTATAGTTATTGATCGTGGTAAGCAAAAAGTTAAGTGGGTAAAAGACCCCTACCAAGGTGAAACTGAATGGGCTAAACAACATGAATACGGTATGTATTTATCACATCCTGAAACAAGATCTAAAGTTGACCAGATCATATATAGAAACAGACAAGACAAAACACCATTCCAACCACAAAATTACCAAGTTGATTATCAACAGAATATAGCTCGTAACCCATATATACGTCAACAAAAGAGACAAGCACAGTATAGTCGGTTAGAGCAACAAGCTTGGGCTAACTACCACAGACTTTTTCCTTCTATGGCAGAGTTCGCAGCACCTGAGCAAGAGGTGAAAGTAAAGTCCTATATTCGTAATGGTAAACTTGTACGTGCATATACAGCTAAACGTGATAAAGCTTTGGAAAACCAAAATCTAGTACAAAAATTACGCACAGACATCGCTGGTAACATAGAAGAAAAAGGCGTTGGTTCTGATACCGCACAGAAATTAGCAACTGGGGCGTTAGTTGTTGGTGGTGTCACAGTCACAGCTATAGGTGGTAAGTTCTTGGTGCAAGGTATTGACTCTGGTTTGACGACTTTAGCACGCTCAAATTGGGACGCGAATCTCCCCAAACGCGCACGTATGATTGAAGAGATGGCTGATGATCTTGTCACAGGACGTAAGTTATTTCGAGGGCAGACACTACGTACAGCTATAGGTGATGCTGACACTGTGATAACCGTCAAAGGTGGTATCAACATGAATGGCAAGGGTGGTACATTGATTAAAAATGATTACTTGTCAAAAATGCAACAACGTGATGACAAATGGGCTATTTTAGACCTCGATAACTTAGAGCTTGACTCAACAGGGTTAACAAGTAAAAATCCTTTAAAACAGACACTAAAAGACTGGTGGGAGAAATTCGCTATTAATCCTTTCACAAAAGGTTACAACAAAGATTCTATCGAAATTGCAGCTTACCAACGTGCTATAGAAAAAATACGACCTAACGCTAATAAAGTTATGGTTGGGTACTCCGCAGGTGGTGTAGCTACAGTAGCAGCAGCTTCTGACTTATCGAAATTACGCAATGTCAGTAAAGCTCGTGCTGTGAGTTTTGGTGTACCTTATACAGGTATCACAAAGATAGAAGACACTCGTGTGGTTGATACAGTTACGTTTATCAATAGAGATGATATGTTAGCTAACTCTGTATTGTCACGTGGTAATAAAGAAAATATTAACACTATAATCACAGAAAGACCTAATAAAAAAACAGCTACAGATATATTAGCTGGTCATGGGTTTGAAGGGTATTTTGCTCGTGAAAACTGGGATAGAATTAGACGTGTTATTAATGGTGGTTCACAAGAAGCTTTTCGTTGATGTATACTTTGGATTCATAGAAGAAAAAGCAACCAATCCACCTGTATATCGTTTGTACTGTGTGGGTTCTATTTTGTCACGCAAACGACGTACAACCGCAGCATAACGGTTAGCTTCTTCTGGTGGTAGACTAACAAGAAATTCCAATAACGAATTATACAACCGTGAAGCCTCTTGTGTATCCCTGTCCAACGCAGCTTCAACACGAGCTATACGATCAGATACCAGCGCACGTAATTGTGTTTTGTTGAGGGGTTTTAATCCCGCTAACTGTTGTTGGATGCTTTTCACTCTTTGCTGCTGTTCTAGCAAATTTTGTCGGTAAACTTGTAACTTATTGATGTTTTCCGATAGTTCATTACGATACTCTATATCGTTAGGTTTTGTTTTTCCTAGTGTTTTTTTGTATGATTGTAACAACAAATCCTCTACTTTTTGTATAGATGCAAGTTGATTTTGTATGTATTTGCGATCAGTTTCACGCAGGACGTTGCGGATAGATGTGATAGTGACTTTATCAGGATTATCAGGGATAATAGACAACAACCTTTGTTCTTGTTTGTCAATATTGTTTAGCAAAAGTTTGCTTTTTATTGCAAAAGTATTATCTATTTTGGCAACCTGATCTTGTAAAAATTGCCGTTGTACACCTTTTACTAGTGGTATTTGTTGTGCTATCGTATCAACTATATCTCCAATTTTTTCTTCTATGTTTAAACCTTTTGCAGCAGCTTCTGTATACAGAGCAGCTATTTTCTCTTGTTGAGACATAGAAGAAGAGGTTATGATGTCAGCAAAATCTTGTTGTTGTTCAGATGATAAGTTTTTTATATATTGCCGTAGTACAGGTAGACTTACTAAATCAGATTGTGGAATAGCACGTACAGGTATAGATTGAGGTTGTATATCACTGACTACCTGTGGTATAGCTTTTGGTACACGAACAGGTAAAGCTGATGGCACGGTACGTGGTACAGATATTTTACGTCCTGTTGTCAAAGCAAAAGCAAGAAAAGCTAAAGACACACCTAACCCCGCACCAAGAATGAACTTCCAACTATTAGGGTCGGCATAAACACCTGCTGACTCCTGTTTGTCTTCTGGATCTTGTTTAGGATGTGGTTTGTAAAAACAATAACAATGAGGGTGATTAGGTAAATATCGTAAATCTGATATTATAGGTTTTATATCTTTGTTGAAACCTTTATTTTTGTAAGCATTTTTTAATAAAGATGATATTTTAATAGGCTCACCTTCTGTCTGTTTTGCTGTTGTTTCACAATAGTCGCAAACTTCAGGGCTATAATTAGATGTTGATATAGTTACATATTGTATGCCAGCTTTGAGGTATGCTTTGAGCCTACCTATGTTGTAAGCAATAGCAAGTTCTGTAGCTACAACACGTTGCACTCTTTTGATAGGTCGTCCTTTAGCTATCACTTTATCTTCTATGTTTAGCATTTTACGGACAATCTTATCTGTTGCTGTACCTTTAGCTGCTTGTGTTGTTGTTCCTTTGTTGATTTCTTCCGTATATTTTGTTACAATCTCTTTAGCTTCATTATTCTTGTCCACCAAACCCTGCTGATATCTGTTAGCAATAGGTACTAATCTCTTGTCAGCATACCACCTAAAGAAATCCTTGTCCTCGTCTAATACTACAGGGGGTGTTGATGCCAGAGAATCACGTCTGTTCTCCAAGTACTGTAACTTCTCTTCTATGGCTCTTTTGACTAAGTAATCTTGTGTGTTTGGTGATCCTTGGGCAGCTATCTGTTGCTTTACTGTAGCTTGTGCTTGTGATTGTTGAGATTGCCCTTTTTGTATTTGTTGATTGACTAGTTTACCTACAGAACGTAATGTGTTATTAGTTTTGATTGCATCAAGCTGTTCTGATAGCTGGTTTAATGTTTGTGCAGCTTGCGTGTTGTTTAGGGCTTGAGCTTGTTGTTGTAAGCTTTGTAGTGTATTTGTGTATTGGTTGAGTGTCTTGGCTTGTCTTACGATTTGCTGTGAGGCTTGGATATCACGTTGCAGCTTTGCGATGTCACGTTGTAATTTATCATCAGGTGATACAGCAAAATCCGCATCAGTTTGCAAAGCAAAGAACTGGACATCCTCCAAATCTTGCAAAGCATCAGCAATACCTAATGCATAGGAGTCTTGCACCAAACCCAACAAATCCCTACGCATATACAAACGAGGATCAGGTAATCGTGGTTGACCACCAGAGACTAGAGAATCGGCGTACTTGGTTATTAGTTGTGTTTCATTGGCTGATACACGGTTAGTATAATATGAAGCGAGTGTGTCCAACCGTTGTCTTTGTGGGGACACAACAGCTTTTTCTTCATCTGACGATAGTACGGTCTTGGCTTGCTTTGCAAAGTCAGCAAACGACTGGTCAAGAATATTTGTTATCATTCTTATATTATAGTTGTTTTCGGGTTATAATAAAAATAAAAGGTCTATGTATATACTTGCAGATTTTTCCAATGCAGCCAGACGTATGTTAACACGTACAAAACAAGCAGAATTATTAGGTGGTTTAGGTAAGAAAATAACTGATGTTAAATTACCACCTAAATTGGACGAAAAAAGAAAACTATTTGAGTCTCGTATCAGAGATCAGGAACGTGCTTTAAACCCTAGCGGTTTTTGGCGTAAAGAACTTGATCCTAGTACAACTAAAATGGTTCGTGAGAGGATTGATTCTTATAAACAGGATATTAAGGATTTATATCCTAACAGAGAGTATATTGATGCTATTCAGATTGCAAGACGTGGTGAAACAACTCCAGGATCAGGAAGAAAGTATTTAACGACTGACAAGACTAGGCTAGGTTCTGTAAAACCTCCACTACGCAATAAGAAAGGTACTAATGATGTTGAACCAAACATTAAGAAGCCTAGAACTAAGAGAAAACTAGATCTGACTGGTTTAGATGTAAGTTCAGCTTATTCTTACAATTCTTCATCAGATTTTGGCTACAAACCTCTCAAACTAGTAGCTGGCACTAAACGCTACAACAAAACAATAAAAGCTCTTGGTGATGCTCAAGATAAGTTTACTGAGAAAGCTAAAAAAATTGCTATTAATAGACAGGGTAATGCTATAGAAATCCAAGGTATCAGAACTGGAATAGCACCTCTTGAAAAAGCAAGAGATATACAAGATCTCAAAAAGAAAGGTTTTCGTAATTATGAAGCCTTGAACACAACTCGTTTTGATAATACTAAACCATCAGATCTCGATACAACTAAATCAAGACGTTTTCTACCGTTCAATCCTAAACCAGATTCTTCTTTAAATGAAAAGTCACCTATCGCCAGAATAACAGATTTAAGTGCTGAGTCTTTCAAAAAGCTGACAGATCAACAGAAAGCAAACATCAAAGCTGGTAAAGCTAATATAGCAAGACGTAATCTAGCTATGGACGGTTTATCACAACAACTTATGAATCCTAAAGCAACAGCTAAAGATCGTAATAAAGCTTACCGTACTTATGATAGGGTTTCCAGCAAAAAGTTTAAACCAGTTGAGGATTAGTAAAACTTATATCAAATCCACTTATCTATAAGTTATCTGCATAGTCTCTGACAACCATAGAAGAGAAAAGGTATGCTATAGTAGATATATCGTAAAGAAAGAAACAAAAAACTATGTCTACTAAGAAACAGATTATCCGTACCACACAAGCAGCACTTGAAGCTGATTTCGGAATTGCTATGTCATTGGATAAAATCAATGCTGTTGTACGTTCTTATTCCAACGTTATGGCTAATGAGCTTAGCAATGGTGATGAGGTTCGTATCGACGGTGTTGGATTACTCACACCTCGGCTTTTCAAGGCAACTACTGCTCGTAATCTCAAGACTGGGGATGCTATTGCTGTACCTGCTACTCACCGTGTGCGCTTTCGCGCCGTGCCTTCTTTAAAGAAAGCTGTAAAGCAATTACCTGTTGTTGAAGCTGCATAGTTCCTGATTATCTCCTATTTGTTTGTTGTGCCATCCGAAAGGGTGGTTTTTTATTGGTTATGTTTCGATATTCTATGTTATAATATAAATATTGTTAAACAAAAACAACCAACATGAACAACGATTACTTTTTTGCATTACGTATACCGACAGCTTTGCTCGAAGCTTTGCAACAAGATGGCGTCCCTAGTAAAGTCGCACGTGATATACTCAAGGCTCACTACAACTTGCAAAAAGGAGGTAAGAAGTAATGACTATAGGTTTGTACAAGATTACCAACACTGTCAACGGTAAGTACTATATTGGTTCTAGTAGGAATATAGTAAAGAGATGGAACAGTCACAAAAATAAGCTAAGGAGGAATGAACACAAGAATTTATATCTTCAAGCATCTTATAATAAATATGGCTTTAATGTGTTTACTTTTGAGATTCTAGAAGAGTTCACTGCTGAAGTGACTAGGGAGTTTTTAATAAGTAAAGAACAGGAATTGTTTGATGCTATCAGTGATGAAGAATGGAGAGAAAATGTATATAACATGAAAAAAGTTGCCAATAACACTGAAACAACAGACGAGATTAGGTTGAGAATATCTCAAGGTGTTAGAGCAAAATGGCTTAATCCTCAGTTCAGAGAACACATGAAACAATTCTCAAGGAAGGGGCAAAAGATGTCTGAGGAGAGTAAAAAGAAAATGTCCGAAAGCCGTAAAGGTGTAAAGAAGAGTCCAGAATCTATTGAAAAAAGGAGTGCTACTCGTAGAGGTAAGAAAGCCTCAGAAGAGATGGTGAAAAACTTTACAAATAGTATGCACATCAAAATGTCTGGCAAAGGTGTTCATACAAGACGATCAGGAAAGTTCTATGCTGAAATTTATAATAATAAAGAGCGGATTTACCTTGGTCAGTATGAAACCTATGAGGAGGCATTGGAGGCTAGACTTGCTGCTGAACAGAAGTATTGGTGGTCAATAGAAGATGGATCGGATATTACTGTTGCTAGTGGAACCTAATACATCAACACGCTCTTTTTGATAATCATAAGCTAGGGTAGATAATGCTCTGGCTTTTTCTTCAGCATTTAAAGGTGTGTCTACCATCTTGTGCAACCCTGTGTATGTCACACCTATATCTTGTGTTACTAAACAATGATTAATAGCATAAGCAATACAGTCCACAATGTCATCATTAGTTGCTAAAGGAAAGCCTACAAGTTCCTTGACAACATCCACACTATAGGTGGTGTCACGTGGTATCCACAATCGACCTTCCATGATAGCTGGTACACAAGCCTGTAAACGCATAGACTTGGAATGACCGTATGTACGTGGGAGAATAGGTGTTAAACCGTTGATTTCACGTTGTAGGGTATTTATCAACGCTGTACCGTTAGCAAGGTTCTCTACTAGGTGCAAGCATACTTGAGGGTGTTTGTTTACCAGTTCACGCATCATTTGCAATTGTCTAGTGAATGTTGCTTTTTCTCGCCAGAGGTCATACACTACAAATTTGCCGTCAGTTGTATATGCTAACACCAAACCTACAGTGTAATCATTATCAGTACCACCATCGAATGATAAGTCCCAGACTGAAAGCCATTGAGATACCGTAGAAGAGAAAGTGGAATCGAAGTCGTGTCTATTGTAATATTGTAACCAATCAAGTTGTATTAAGTTGCCACCTTCAGGTACTGGATCTTGTTGGTACTGAGTTTGAAAATAACTGAAATTCTTCTTTTCTGTATCAATAAACTCTGGTGGGAAACGCAATGGGTCTAATGACTCACCGTCTTTTCTTCTATGGTCATTGAAACCAATAGGTGACACAAATGTTCTACGAGAGTCATACAGCATCGGGATATTAAGGTGGAAATAATCTTCACGCTCATGCTCTAGTATCCAACCTGATAGATCGTTCTGAGCTAGTCTTTGTTGCACAACCATGATTTTACCAGTCTTTTTGTTGTTAAGACGAGTTTTCAATGTTTGTGAGTAAAAACGATTAGCACGTTCGAGGACAATAGGTTGATGTGCAGACGAACCATCTGTAGGGTCATCAATAGAGAGTAAATCACCACCAGCACCGTATACGTTACTAGAACCTGGAGATGTACCGTAAAATTCACCACCTTGTTCAAGTTGTAACCAAGTTTTTGTGTTTTGTGATTGTGACAGTGAGAATCTGTAGTGGTTTGTTAATGCAGGATTGCACCATCTATCTTTGTACCAAGGGGATGACAATAACTGGCGTATAGAGGCTATGTTCCTTACGTAGAGCCGTTCTGTGTGTGTTGTGTGTATAATACGATAGTTAGGATCTTGTATCCACTGCCATGCTGTACCCATCACAGTAGTGTTCATGGTTTTGCCAGATCTAGGGCATATGTTGATTAACATCCGATTGCCTAATGCACAGTCTTTCTTTTTAAAAAACTCCTGCATATGTTCGGCTAAACAAGCAACGTGCCAGTTATCAATAAGTTCTTCACCATTAATGTACTGCCAAGCAGCCTTGATAAAAACATATAGGGACTTCTCCGCAGCTTCATAGATACGTTCTTGCATCAAAGCTTCGTAATCTTGTAAAGCTCTTGCTGAGATATTATTGTTTGCCATAGTTGTACATGAAGACCATAGAAAGAAAGTGGCTATTAACGACCAAAGCGCATGAACTCTTTGCATCGAGCTATAAACTGGAATCTTGGTGTATTAGTACGTTTAGCAAATAGGTTGTACAGTATGTCCAGTTTTGTTTCTAAGGTGTCATAAGTATATTGTGACCATCCTGTGCCGTCATGGATTTCACATTGTTCTCGTGTTGTGTATTGGATTAATACTGCTCCATAGGGTTTGTTGGTTTCTTCATCGACCAATACACGTACATAATGACCGAACACACCTGTGTCCAACATGAAGTTCTTGTGCTTGCGTGACAGCAAAGGGTTTTCAAGATGCAAATGTACAAACTGCTTATGGCACTGTAAGTCTTTGTATAGTTGGTAGTCTTTCTCTGTGAGGATCGATGGTACAAGAACGTCACGCATATCCCGTAGTATAGGTTTTACACCGATTCTAACAGACTCTGACATGGCTGACAGTCTTTTCCAATGATACACAGGATTAGCTATACCATTGTGTAACAGAAAGAATACAACACGGTCAGCATTGGTTATTTCACGGATTTCCACAGCAAGGTCGTCCATAGCATCGATAATCGTTATGTCGAGACGGTCAAGTGCTGTCAGTGCGAGTTGCAAACCTTTAGTACCAGATTCTAGTATCTCTTTGATTTTCACCGCACATAGAAGAAAAAGTAGGACTGTGTTGAGTGATGATGTGGGTATATTAAACTGTACGCCGAAGACTTCAAAACTAGGTAATGAGTCTCGTGGTTGTACTTCAATTATTTTCCCATTGCTTGGCGCTTTGTCAGTCATTTCTATGTATTTAATGTGGTTGTGCTGGTGCGAGTATGTTTTGTAAGTGTGCGAGTTTGTCTGTGATTTGTTTGGTATCCAAAGCTTTCTTCTGTGGCAAAGCACGGTTCTTATACTGTTGTAGGTCTTTGACCATATCGCGCTCCACCAAGGCTGTACGTGATTTAACAACTTGTTGTGATAGAGTGTGTAAGTCTTTGCCGATGGCAAGGAGGTCTTTGAGTTCGCGTATGTCGATTTTCTCATCATCATCTAAAGCTCTGTCCGAGTCATAAGCTTCGATGACAGAATCATACTTGGTCAAAGCCATCTTGTATATCTTGTTGAGTTTGTTGGTGGCTATCATAGCTTGGGTGTCCGCGATAGCACCTTCATGCAGATATATGTTGAGGGCTGTGTTTTCAGCGTTTTCTTGTAACCGTGCTTTGTAGGCGGCTCGTTGGAGTGACCATTTTTCCTTACCACTACGGAGTTGCAAAGATGGTAGATACACGTTGTACAACCCTGCAAGTTCCGCCAGTGTGTAGTCGGTTATGCGTACTGTACCGTCTTCTTGTAGGTCACGTTTGCCTATGATATAACGCGCACGAATCTGTTCATAAGGTATCTGGCGGCGTTGTTTGCGCGGCACGGGTAATGTTGTGTCGCTGAGGTCAACTATAAGATCATTGTCTTCAGCTTCTTGCTGTATAGCAGATAGTTCTTCGTTTAATGGGTCTGGTGTCATCGTTTGTCTTTGGCTAAAAAAGATCTAAAGTACTCTGTGTAAGATAACCCTTCGGAGGCACAGATACGGTCTAGTTTGGTAAGTTGAGCAGTGTTTAAGTTTATTCTTATAACATTGGTATGTTTCTGTGAAGGTAGCTTTTTTTGTCTACCTGTATCTGACATAGTTATATTGTTTGTGGGTATATCTTTATAGTATCACATAGAAAACACAGATGTTGGCTTTTTTATAAAAGATAAGGTGCGAGGCTGTAGTTATTGGTGGTTGGTTATATGTTACAGTCCACGATAGGGCATAGCCTCACATGAAATTTATACGAAACTCACTTAGACTCACCTATCCTCACAAGAGATCCGTCTGTGTATTTTATGGCATAAATCCGAGTTAACTTTTGTGTATTTATAATAAGTAATGTTAAGCGATGGTTTAAGGTAGTCATAGTTTGCTATTCTATAGGTGGCAAAGCTATAGGCTAAGCCAAAAACGAAATTTACCTAAAGGACAAAATCAATGAACTCTATTAATCTTTCTGATGTATCTGCTGCTATTGACTCTATGATCGCGCTTCCTGTATATGGTTTGCTTGCAGATATGCCTGCCGATCTAAATTTGAAGCAGTTTATTGTTGCGAAGGATAATCAGTGTAAACTTGCAGGCACACAAGATCTATTTCGTAAATGTGATTTTGTTGCGAGTTTTGATCTTCCTGCTCCCATTAATGCTCCTGATGTAGACGCTTATCCCGATACTGCGGCAGGTATGAAACAATTTAAGGAAGCAATGAATGAGTACAAGCAGTCAGGTAAAATTCACAATGATGAGATCAAGGCAGTTGCAGCTAAACTTTCGCATAATGATATTTTGCGGAAGTATCAGAATTTGCAGCGCTGTATCAGTTTTGTGAAGTCTTTTGATCCTGCAATGTTTGAAACTAACGAAGAGTTAGATCTTCATGAGTTACCCGAAAATGTCAGGATCAAGATTTTGTCAGTATATCGCGCAGCATTTACAGCTAGTCCTAAACTGTTATTGCAGGGTAGCGCTGTTGACTTGGTGTCTAAAAATCCTATCTGCTCTCTTGACACTGCGGCAGGTATTGATGCAATTATCGCTGTCAAGAATGAATATCCAACTGCTGCGTATGGTTTTGTAAACCGTGAGTTATTGGGTATGGTTATTCATTCTGTTAAGACTGACTGCAATGGTCTTACATTGCTTCGTATTGCATCTAGACTTGATACTCATCTGGGCGGCAGCAAAAATGCAACGACTATACTGGCTAACTTGCGTATGCTTATAACTGGTATAGCACCTAGCAAGGGTAAGAAAGCACAATAACAGCAACTAACCAACATAGAAAGAATGATCCCTAGGTTGTTTCTTTCTATGTTTTTCCTTCAGTAAATCTATCCTAACTATTAACCTATGCCATTATTAACACTATTCACACTTACACAATTTGAGATAGATTGTATTAAAATGCTCATGTTTTGGGCGCAACAATTCAACTGGTTTAGCTATTCTGAAATTATCAATATGAATAGCATGATATGGGAATATGATAAATCAGAATTAAGGTATGATCGTATTCTCCCAATAGATGATTAACAATCATCGCACAATTCACCTATAAGCGCTTAGAACTTAATCTAAGCGCTTTTTTTATTGCCTATCTATACAAACATACCTAAAAACATATATCTCCCGCTATAACGCAAAATATAGCCTAGTCACAAGCTAGGATCTTTTTTTGGTGAAGTAAAAACACCTCACCAAATAGCTGTAAACCTTGCTAACTAGCTGTATGTGGTTTACACATACATACAAAAACAACAGCATACAGACGTTAAAAAATAGCGCTGTAAGCTTAGTTAGTTGTGTTTATAGGGAAACATACATACAAAGATAGATAACAGCTAGAGACGCTAAAAACAGCTATAGAGATCACGGTATATAAAACCGCCGAACATAGAAAAAGGTAGGTTGCATGGTATAACACTACCCTTTCTTTCTATGGTCTGTTGTATTTTTTATGGCAGGATTTTTTTTATTTTTTATTTTTTAGGGGAATTTTTTTTATTTTTTTTTTTACGGTAGGATTTTTTATATGGTCTTTGGTGTATATACCTATTACATCAGAATTTTTATAAACTACTTAAATTTTTACTAGGTAGTTTTTTATTTTTATGTAGGGGAATTTTTTTAAC